TCAATAATCAAAAAGTATGGAACTATGAGTTCATAGGTGATGGTAACTGGACAGCTTGTAGTGTATCGTGTGGCGGAGGCATTCAGTACCAAGGAGCTATCTGCAGACGCAGTGACGGAGTTACCAAAACCAATGCTTTTTGTAACGCTGATGGCATAGCAACACCAACCTTATCAAGACCTTGTAATACACAGACGTGTTATGAAGTAGTTAATCAGTTTGATGATTGTAAAACACCTTATTGCCACAACGACTGCGGTGAATGGAAAGATCGAACATGTGGCAATTATGCTATTTCTATTGATAATCCAGGTGCTGGTACAACTTGTTATTTGTCTTTTCATGTAGCTTATAAATCCAGAAGTGACGATGGAAATGGAAACATTGTTTTTATAAATCTTAATGATAATACAAAAAACGAAGTAACTACTGAAATGGTAAAGACTGAAGTCAATTTTTATTCTAATATGGACTATCCTGAAAATTGGTATCTTTCAAAATCGTGCGGTGGATACCGGGACGATAGGTATCCTTTTGATTGTTATTCTGGTAAAGGTTCTTGGCGTGGTGGTGTAACAGTACCTCGTTTTCCAGTGGGTACTGTTCCACTTGAACAAAAAACATTTAATTTCACACTTCGTCAAATTCGTAGAGGACACGATCATGGTCTTTGTATAAGTCAGGTTCGTGCTTTTGTTGAATGATTATTTTATCCATCCATACCAAATATTTTTTGTTGTGTACGTCATGTGAATGGATTCTCCAAATTTTTGAAAGTTAAATTCAGGTACATCATAAACCTGCCCTTTATAAATTATTTGAAATGTTGGCGTATTTGCTATTTTAATATCGTCCATTCTTTGTGATTTGATAACGATGTTTGCTGCGGTATTGTTTATTCTAGAAAAATGAATAAGCTCAAGAGTTTCTCCTGGTTCAAACGTATTGCAGATGATGAGTTTTTGTACTTTAAGAATGAGATATCTTCCAGATTGTGTAATGTGATATACATTATCTGTGTTGATGGTGTTTATTCGGTATTTCTTTATTTCAGTGATAAATTGTGATCGTTTGTTTTCGATATCTTCTTTATCAGAACAAATACGTTTCTCCAAATCAAGTAATGCCGTATGGAGATCTTTTGCTTCGGTGATAAGATCTTTGTTGATGAGACCTATTGGTGATTTAACGCAATATTTGTATCCATCTGGAGCATCAAGTTTTGGTAGTATAATCTTTTTGTTGTTGCATTCTACAGTAACATCCGTATCAAGTACAATGTAGTCTCTTGAATGTTTTAACAGATATTCTATCGGTATAAGAACAGGTGAAATACGTCGTAGATCTATATTCATAACAAAAGAACTCCTTCGAACTTTCTATAGCATGCAATTGTATTTAGAGAAGTAACCTAGGGATATCCCTAGGTTACTTCTTATTTATGATACTTTATTTTTGAGTTTCGTAGCATTGTTGCTGAGATTTGTAAGCATATTGTCAAGTTCATCCCAAACGAAAATCAAAGACTTATCAGACAAATCTTTAACAAATACGGATGTAGTTTGTGTGTATGCAGGATGTGTTTTTACAACTTGATAAGCAAATGTGATTTTGATTTCTTTACTTCCTTTAGGAATGGAAATGGAATAATCTTTTGGAGAAGTTACATCTTCAACGATAAGTTGTGTGATGTATTCACTGCATTTTTTGTAAGTATTGGATTCTAAGATATATCGTGGAATTTCTATAATTTTCACGCACGATCCTCATTTTTTAATTTCATTATTCCTTTGCTTGCCCAGATAACAGCAAATTTGATATGTTTGTAAAAATCAATAAGAGCTTTATAAATGAGTATATTTTTAGGATTTGCTGTATCGGCAGTTAGAAGAGTGTGATATTCGTGGTTTTCTTTAAAAATATCGGTGATAACGACACGTCCAGAATAGATATCGTTGTAGCCATTTTCATAGATGTCGAATTTTGTATGTTCCGTATATATTTCATCGATAAAAGGATCACAAAATTGATAAAGTTCTGTATCAGTGATATTTTCAATATCTGTGTAGTTATTTGATTCTTTAATAGACAACTCTTCTTCAACAGGTTCGATATCTGAAATACAAATAGCTTGCTGGTTGATTTCTTCTATGGTGCAGATAAAATGGCTATTAGTACCTTGAGTAACAGTGTCGTATAAAGGTCTTCCATTTATCTCATTAGGTATAACTCTAATATAGTCGACATAAAGACGTTGTTCTTCCATAGTTCATTCTCCTTATTTGATAAATTCATATTGTAGATTTACTATGTAGAAAACAACAACAGTTTGTGAAGTGACTGGATATCCAGTCACTTCTTTTCAGTCATCAAAATGAAATTTAACTGACATTGATAACTTCAAAAATAAGATCGTGTTCGATTGGAATGTCGTCAAGGAATTGAATAGTAGTTGATGTAGCTCCAGAAGATCCAACTTCTTTGTATAAATGTTTGTTGACATCAGTACCAACTAAACCTTTAAGACCACCAATATATACGGAAAGATTGTTTTTCCCTACAATGTATGATGGAACCGTATAATTTTTATTTTTGGATATGACAGCAGTTCTTTCATTAGCTGCAGACTGTGTTCTTGTTATGGATAAAGAACCACCGATTTTTTTCCAGTAAGCTGTATTACCGGCAGTGACTGGATTCTTTGCACCATTTGTAGTACCTGGACCATTTGCTTTAATCCATAAATAAGCATTACTATCGGAACCAATAACAATAGTAGGTTTTTCATAATCTCTTGTTGCACTGTATAAAAGATTGAGATAACCTTGTAATGTGATATCGGTACTACCATTAAATTCAATAGCGTCTGCATTGACTTCACCAGCAATACTTATATCTCTTGGCGTACGCAAGAGTTCAGCCATATTTGCTACGCCAACACCTGGTTGCAATGTAATTTCTTTAGATGTATATCCAGATGGAACAGCATCGTTGACTTTGGTAGCTTCAGTTAGAAGTTTCCAGTTATAATCAAGTGCACCAAATTGAGCAATGCTTAAAGTACCGTTTGCAGCTGTTACCGTATGATAAATTTCAAGATATGACGGATTATCATAAGAAGAATCGTTATAAACAATACGTATTTTGGTACAAGAAGGACTTTTCCATAAAGAACACGATAATTGCGATAATGAAGGATATGTCGTATACGTTAGACTTGTTGAAATGTTGACGGCTGTGTGATAACCTCCAACAAGAACAGTATCAACGATGGAAAAAATACTGTTTAAAACTTTTGTATTGCTGCCAATAGATGTAGCTATTCTGTACCAGCCAACTACATTTGGTATTGTATATTGTACTTGATACCCAGGAGCACCTCCAAGATCACCAAGCTTAATCGGGTCACGACCACCAAGCATGTGAGATGCAGCATGTGGTGCTGTGGTGACGTTTGGATCATAATCTTGAAGTTGGCTCCATTTTGTTTTACCATCTCCTTTACGAAGAAGATGTGAATTGACATCAGATGCTCTTGCAGCTTCACCAATTGGGATAATCGGATCACTAGCAGCCCATTCTGCGTGTGTTTTTGTATGAACTATAAGTTGCGTGATAATTTTAGTGGTACTCATGAGTAATCCTCATAGGTTGTGTATCTGATGATGCTATAGCATAACATAAATTTTTTGCAGATATGGACGTGTATACGTCCATATCTTATTTATACAACTTATATTGTCTGTTCTTTATACGTCATCCAAAGACGTGCAGAATCGAGAAGTTGAGGAGTGAGATGACAATAAGCTGCAGCGCAATAAAAGAGATGATCGATAGGTGTGATTACTTTACCTAATTGACTAACATGTGGCGAACATCCATTGACGACGGATGGATCGTCTGAAGCAAGGGAATCGCAAATTTCGAGCATAGTTGTCAATAAAACTTCACGTTTATCATCATCTTCAATATCTTTTTGTTCTATGAAACGGAAAAGTTCCATCGGTGCTTTTAAAATAGACATACGGATTTCTGGAGAAAGTTGATCGCTACTACCGCAAAACAACGTAGAGTAATTGTTGTCCAAGAGAGAACGAAAAGTGTTGAGTGTCGGACGAATGTCTCTATACGTTGGATGTTGATTGTCTTCTTTATCAAACAACATTTCACGATAAAAATTGGTAACAAGCATATGGCATCTTCCAGCAACGTGAGCCATATGACTCATACCAGATTCATCAAGACTTGTGTAAGGTGATTTTGTTTTGTAAAGAATGAGATGTCTGATAAGAGCATTGAGATTAACGCTTGTTGTTGCGTAGCTTTCTTCAGGATTGTTTTGCCATGAATATTTTTCGTATTTGGCATTTCCAAATTCGTGTGTTGCTATTGCGCAATAGCAAACATTTGTAAAATAGCGAAATTTATCGAGATAATTACAATTTTTTTCAAAATGTATTTGTTGGTCATTGAGTGTTTCTGGTACAACTTGATATTCTTCTTTTACAATTGCGGATTCCTCTAGTGTAGTGATTTCTTCAGATGCTGGTTGTGGTTTGTCTAACTGTTCAAGTTCAATATCAGCAGCGGTTTTTTGCGATTCGTTTGCTGCTTTAAATGTATCGTTGTTTGATAAAGACATTGGTTCAATTGTTTTATCCCACATATCAAAATCTCCTAATAAGTAACGTTTAAGAAATTTTATGACGCACGATATAGAATAAACATTTATCAAAGTAATTTTTAACAAAAGGAGTTTTCATGCCAGTTTGGTATTCTCCTATAGATGAAACAGATATACATGTTGTTTATCCTGTAACAAAACAATTTATACATAAACTGTTGACTGATCTGAATCTTCGAGAAGTAGTTCAAGATAGAATTTATATTTCTACAGGTTGGTCAGGTAACAAAACATCGAGGTATAATCATTCCGCAGCATTGTGGAAAGACAATGTTAAAGTGGAAGTAAGTATCTCTTATCCGGGTTCTCCTAAATGGGATGCTAATACCGTTGCTCAGTTTTCAGGACATGGTATTTATCAATCGCATTTGGGTATAATGTATCCGACGGTATTTTGTGATGACACGGCAGATATTTCTTTACGGGAAATGATTTTGCCTATGACTTTAAATTTCCAAATACAACTGCAAATAAAAGATCGTAATCGTGCTTACAGAATTCCTGGTCAAATCATCAGAAGATATACTCCGGGAGTTGTATTTGGACAAACAGTAACGTATGATTATCCTTTACCAAATGATTTACTCTCACTTTTATTCTCGCTTTATAAATTACGGAAATTTGATGGTGAAAGACCTTCATTTAGTGAATATTTACGAAAGAATAGTAGAAATGCTACGCAATTTTCCGCACACAGAACCATGCGTGCGGATGAACTTGAACTTGTCATTAAAAAATATATTCTGAATGCTTTGGTGACGTATGAATATAGTGAAGACAAACCTCAAGAAATCAAATCGAATGAATTGAGTTATGGTTATTCTGTTAGTCTTAATGCAACGATACAATTTCAGTATACTGACAACATGCTTTTAGAGTATCCTTGTGTTGTGGATAATACACTTCTCCCACCAAAGATGATTACGACAACAAGAAACGATGCTGATGCCATTCAAGGTTCTGATGGTGACTATCCTCTTAAAGTATTTGACGGATGGATTAAAGCGCAAAATACGCAATACTTTTTTGATCATCCGGTTGTAGCACCGTTTTATGATGATTTTCGATTGCCTAGAAATTTGTTTGCGAACAGATCGTACGTTCCTGTTTATCAAGCTATGTTTTTAATTGATGAAGAAAATGAATATACGGAAATTCCATTAGGTGGTGATTTAGGGGATGGTTATGTATTACATCCTATTCTTGTTAAAATGCTTAAAAAAGAAAAGAACGAAGCATTTCGTGCAGATGTTCCTTTCAATATTGCCGTATATTCCGGTTTTCATTTTTATACAGAAGAAAGTTTAAGTATTGATGAGAATCTTGTTTTACGTGTAAAAACATCCAATATTCACAAACCAAAACGTGTTGTTATTTCTGAAATTACAGATATCAGAAATGTTAATTCAAAATGGTGGCCAGATATTTTGGAAGATTGGCCTTTTTATAAAATTACAGATCAGATTAAGGATGCTATTGATAAAGGTATTCTTAATGAACCTATAACAAAAAACGACATCGCCGATCATTTTGGCGCGGAGGCTGAATATGACGCTTATTGGACGCTCCGGATCATTCACAACACAATCGTTGCAAGACGATCAGCTGACAAAGCTTGAACACAATACAGGTATTGTTGAAACGGATAGAATTCTTCCTGAAAATCATCTTGCTGGTAACGACAATAACGTTGATAAACTTCTACACATCAAAGATACGTTTACAACGTTAAGTTCAGTCAATCCTGATAGATACAATAGAGTATACAAGATGCTTCTTGCGTATCCAGAAGGATCTCCACTTATTGTTACCTATTTTCATAGAAATGAACCAGACATCGATATCAGATCTATTCCGGCAGATATTTCGGATACGATGCATACGGTGCATAAAGATTTTACTGAGATTCGTGGACTTGAAATGCGTCTTCTTGGATCTATTAATCATACACGATCTGATGAAGACAATACGTACAATCTTGATGGTGAAGCTTTGATGTATCCTGGCCTTGAGCCAAGATACTCTGATATGTTTTTCTTAGATATTGGCGATGGGAATATTGGTATCTTTACAATCAATCATATCGAACCTACGACATATAGACAAGGATCGTTTTTTAAAGTTAATTTTAATTTGAATTGTTTTGCTGATAGAAATTCGTATAACGCTATCAAAGATGCCGTCAGAGACGTTGTTTATTTTGACAAACGAAAATATTTTGGTGAGAGTGAATTAACATTTCTTGAAACAGATTCGTACAAACTTCTTCAATCGTTACGAAAACTGCGTAAACGTCTTACGCAGTTTTATGTGAATACGTATTATTCGAAAGAATATGAATCGTTTATGCGTCCTGATAATATCTATGATCCGTATGTAGCTGAATTCATGAGAAAAAAAATTTCATTATTAGAACACAGAATTCGTCCGCTACAGCTTTATACAAGATTAAGAGATTACCACAAAAGTATTTGGTATAAGTTTATTGATTCTGAAGCAAGTGATGATTTTAGTGATGTCGTGGGAATGTATCATGTTCGAGTAAACAGAATCGGTGCTTATGATACGGATATTAATGGTCTTGCGAATGGTCTTTATGTGAAACTTGGTACTGACGGACGAGTTAAAGAACCTGCTACTACGCATCCTTATATATTCACTGAAGCTTTTTATCAAGACAATAAAGATTTGATGCCTGATTTTGATAGGTTTGTGTATGACTATTTACATGAAAAACAAATTTCTGTTCATAAAGTTTTGGAATATGCAAACAAATATAGAACAGTTGGTCTTGATAATGGATTTTATTTTATTCCTTTGTATATCGAACTTGTTGATATTGCCATACAAAGTATTCGTTAAGGAGTTTAAACTATGAAAATTTATGTAAATATAGTTGATCAAATCAATAAAGCAAAATATCTTTTAGCTGGTATTCCTGAAACGTATGGTCCTGAAAGTAACTATTTTAGAGATGCTGAAACATGTGGTCCTATTTTTGTAGGACTTCCGGGAGAAACTGGAAGAGGCATGTACAGTATCGCCGATATGATTTCCATGTATTCGTATGGTGTACCATTTGAAATCGTGCACGATAACGATGTACTTTGTATTGCTGTGTTCACAATGCAATATGTTCGTTATATGGAAGAATTCATTAATCCGGATCAGGATTATGCAAACGACGATGCGTCGAAATACAGAAAAAAGCTTTTAAATTTTCAACAAGTTATTCTTCGAGCCGCTGAAAAAGTTCGTCGTAAAATGATGGCTGCTGACAAGATTTCACCTGAGATATCAAAATTTGCAAATCAAGTTGCCTATTCGTGGGAAAATCGTACTGTAAATGCTAATACATAAAAACACTACGAGTGAGGTTAATTGATGGCATCTCTTTTTCGTATTAATGAACAATTGGAAAACGAAGCTATCAAATGTTTTCAGTACGGTGTAGATAGCTATTTGTTTTGCGATTGCGTTATTTTTTCTGAAGATAAAGAGGAAGTTAAAGTAACACCTTATCGTATTGAAAATTTTGCTATATTGCAAGATTTCGAGGGAAGTATTACGGATGATATCAAACTTTCTGTAGAATTGTTTGTTGAAGAAGCATTGCTTATTCTTACGAATTACGAAAATCTTAATGTCAGTCTTACGTTTACTCAAGTTGATAAAAATCATTCTGATATCATCGATGATGTCGATCCCATGCATTTTGAATTCAAGGTTATTATTGAAGGTGTTCAGGATTTGTTAAAGAAATACAATCGAAATGAACTTATTCGAGATACTGAAGAAGATGCTAACGATAGTGCTTTAAATGCTCATGTCGATAGACGTATTTCTCTTATGCTGCAACTTTTTCCAAAAGAAATATTGGAGCTTAAGAAGAAGAAAATCAGTGGTATGTTGAAATCGTGTTCCGTTAAAGATGCTATTTACTATGTTGCCAATGTTCTAGGCATTAAAAATGTATATATGAAAGATTGCGATAATGCTAGAATATACAAAAATATCAATCTTCCGCCAAATGCATCCATTGATAATGTTTTTGATTATTTGCAAGAAGTGCTAGGTGTTTATGGTAAAGGTATGGGTTTTTATGTGATGTATGTTACCGAATCTACCTTATACGTTTATCCGAAATATGAAACAAATCCTGAGATAACGGAACTTGATAGGGTATTGCATCTTTACAATTTACCTGAAGACACGTATCTTGGAGCGCACACATATCACTACATTGATGAAGACAATCAATTACATGTCATTTGCAATAAATCGACATATACAGAAAATATGAGTGAAACCGATGTTGAAAATACCGGCACATCTATAGTTGCTTTAAGAACGGATACGCTTGTTGATTTTAGTAGAGACACTTCCGGTTCTTCTGGTAATTTCAATAACAATAGACTTATCAATATTGGAATTGAAAAATACAAATCTGCTTCTACGGAAAACAACAACAATATGAAATATGTTGGGGTATCAAACAACGCTCTTAAATTCACATCGGATTTGTGTGCAAACAAATATGTAAAATTATCAACATATTGGTCTTTAGCATTACCTTATCATGTATATGCCGGTATGCCCGTGGTATTTCATTATGAAGATACCAATGGATATAAAACAGTTCCAGGTGTCTTAAATGCTGCGCAACTTAATATTGCTCGTGTTGGAATGAAATATGGCAATACATATGCTGGTGTTATGAGACTTAATGTAAGACTTATGGCTGAAGAAGAAAAAGAAGGTATGACAACTTCTGATCTTTATCAACTTAATTATGATAAAAAAGTAACGGCTAAACAAACAGAAAATCAAGATTTGACGTATGGAACGACGTATAAAGAATTTTCATGATGTGTGTTGTAAAAAATAACTTACTATATATCTTATACAGAGATGACGTACATCAAGTACGTCATCGTTGACAGGGTTATATTCTTTTTTCGATATTTGTAAAAATGTTCTTGACTTTGTATGTTGTATTGCTGTCAACAAAAGTATTCCAAAATTGACTTGATTTTGCTCTATTGATAAGAACACGAACATCTCGGCAATACGATTTGTAATATTCGTTTGGACACAATGCGTATAAGTTGGTGATAAGTTGAAGCATAGGCAAATCTCTAAATATTTCCATAAATCTAAGTTGAGAAACATGTTCTATATCAAGATATTTAAAACTGTCATTTATTCTGGTAACAATGGATTTACTATTCGGATAGACATCTGAAGATAAGAAACTGGAAACACGAACATTTCCTTCTTTGACAAGATGAAGTACATTGACAAGTTCTTCAATGGCTTCTTTATATTTTTGAGTTCTATAACCATATTGGACATCGGTTAAAGTCGATGTGAGTTCATCTATAGTTAGATTGTCAGATTGAAGCATTTGTTCTGAACAGTTAATGATTTCGTTAGTCAACCAAATTTCTTGCAAATCCGTATAGAGAAGATTCATGACATGACGATGTACAAAATTATGCAAGGTTTTTTCCGGTTCTTCAGGTAAATCAGAAATCATGTATTTGAAATATTTGAATCCAAGTGTTACAGCATCTATAAAAACAATAGCGTATGTAGGTTGCACATAAGCAAATTCGATTTGGTCTTTTAAAAGATTGAGCGTGTATTCTTTTGAATCGTGATACCAAAGAGTGACTGGTTTGATTTGTTTCCAATATTCCCAAGGTTTATCCAAAGGAAGAAATGAAAGATGATCTACATCATCAACTGGACACAAATACTCACTGGTCGAATATATTTTTTTGGTGTAGAATGCTTTTCTATAAGCACGTCCTGTTTTTGCAGGATTATAAACACCATCCATAACTTTTCGTATAAAACGCATGTAGTTAAGATATCTATCAAAATCGTTTTGTAACGATGTGAGATATTCCATATCGATAAGACCGCACATGTGTTTTAAGATACCAACACAACGAGAGTCGGCACCATAATTAAGCATGTGTCTTCGTTGCAATTCATTTCGCTGATAGTTTAAACTATTAAGGAACATATTCCAATCGGGAAGAATCCTTTTCGAATTATTCGAATAAAAATGTCTACGTAAATCGTAAAGCATAAAGTTCTCTTTTCGGTTTAATATGTTTTTTCTAACGTAAGACTCATGTGATATGAACGAGAAGTAAAATATCTGCGGTTCTTATGTTTATTCCATTAAAAGAATAAACATATATTACCATTACGAAAGGTCGGTCATTGACTTTTTATGATCGATATTTCAAAAGACAGGTAGCTACCCATTAACCTTCTAAAACCTCCTGGAGGAAACCTTTATGAGTACTGTTAACGGCGAAGAACTCATTGTCGTGGGAGAAACCACATCAGCTACTGGCACTGCTCAGCAAGCTGCTGCTTGGTCTTCTTCTCAGCAGAATAATGCAAATCAGCGACCGAATCAGGATCGTGTTGATATGGGTACCACTTCTCCTACTATCGATGCGGTTGATTTCAAAACGCTTGCCATGCGCAGCGCTCCTCAGCGCAGCTTGCCTGCTGATGGCGAAAAGTATCTTCGTATGGTTCAGGAACGTCTGGAAAAGTGCAACATCAAGTGCACGCGTTTAAATACCGTCAACGGTGTGATTTTCCACAGTGGTGATGCCGGGATTGCGTGCCTGTTCGTTGATCAGTTCGACATCTCCTCTGAATTTATTCCGATTACTCGGTTCAACAAAAAGGTAACGGATGATGCATCGAGCATTCTTCCGGGGGTTACCATTATTGAATACTTCTATGTAACCTCTCATGAATATCCGTATCCTGAAAAGTTGTTTGATGCAATCAACTCCATTGTGTCTACCGTACGTACTCCCATCACTTTGAAGAGCATGGGCGAAAACGAATTTCGGTACAACAACAACTTTACACGAGTCAAGGATTCTCTTGACGTTCTGTCCCCGTCTGGTATTCCCGAACATATTCAGTTTGGGACTTGCCTTGAAATGTGCACAACCCAACTTATGAATAAGTCTGGGTTCACGTCGTGGAACAATCGTAAACAGGAAGATGAACAATCCTGGATTCCGATTATCTCGGTTGGTGGTTATACTGACTTTGTTGAAAATTTAAGTTATACTGATTTGGGACGTAACTTTACTCCCATCGTTCACGTGTCGGCTAACAACATCACTATCAAAAACCCCGTGTTGATTCTGGTCATGCTTTGCGTGGCATATCAGAATTTTATTGCCAATGGAATGTGGAGCAGTCACTTTAAGGTTGCTCTTAACCAACATCCGAATATCGGTTCTTTGGTTATCGATCCTGAAACCAAGAATCCTGTTCCGATTACGGATTATACTGAACAGCGCAAGTTCATCGATCGTGCTTGCGGCAAGCCTGTTCTGGTTGTGGATACTATCGAAGGTCGTTTGGATTCGACCGGCATCAACATGCTTTCGGATAAGGTCGGCAATGCTCGACTTATCGAACTGTTTGCCAATTTCGTCAATTCCTCTCGTCCGATAAGCGATATCAAGACTATCACACGTAACGTGATGGAACAATATATCGGTTATGTTTACACCGGCGGCAATTATTACGATAGCCGCAGCATCGACTACTTCAAGTTGGTGGAAACCAAACTCATGGATAGAGACATTCGGGATACGTTCCTGCAGTACAGTGTGCGTCCCGAAGCTCGTCTTGCAACTCTTGCAAGAATTGGTTATGGCGATGTTCGTTCTCTTTATACGAACAGAATCTGCATCCTTGAACCGAGCACGCTGAAGTATATCACTGATTATATCGCAGTTGCGTTTAAGCCTCTGTCTGATGCGGCTAAGGATAGCAATTGGGATGTTTCGAACTTCGCAGCTCTTGGTGATGAATTCGCCAATCTGTATGATGGACATCGTGATGTCTTCCAGGCTGCTGGTGGGTACACCAGAGATATCTTTGATCGTAAGGATTCTTTTGGTGATTTCTATCGTAACATTTATCGTGGCAATAACTGGTAAATAATATTCATGAGGGTGGGAACTCCTTAAAGGAGTTCTTGCCCTCATATATTTTGAAATTGTTCTTTTCATTTTTGCTGCGAGGTGATGTGACACCATGTCCAAGGTAATCATAACCAGGTTAGCTGATTACGATAGAATTTTTCAAAATACACTTGGAGCAAGAATTATCAACGATTCGAGACTTACATCGAATCAAGTTATTGGAGACTACATAACAAATCTGTTTTATAAAACAGATACCGATATTGGATTTGTTGCTTCTTGTTCATGTGGTCACTTTAGTGGAAGGTATTTTGCTGGTCACGTATGTCCTTATTGTGGATCGATAGTATCAACACAATTTGCTACAAGTCTTAACAATGTCAATTGGATTGGCATTCCTTCTTGCATGGGTAAAGTCATTCATCCGGTATTTTACGCCGTCATGAAAGAATGGCTAGGTAAAGCAAAATATAAAAAACAAGACAAAGAAGCCAAACTTAAAGGAAAAAAGATATCGCTCATTGAAGCGATTCTTAATCCAGCAGAACAATTGCCGTATGATGTTCGAAGCGGTATCAAAGGACAAGGATTTTCATATTTCGTAGCACATGCTGATGAAATCATGGATTTCTTGTTAAACAAATATAAAGCAACAAAAATCAATAAATCGACACCTTTCGTAAGAAAGATGTATGAAAAATATAAAGATATTTTTCTTGTAGACAAATTACCTATTCTTCATCCGTCGATGCATCCTTTGGCTAAAGAAGGTAAAATGAAAGCCGTTGATGTGTCGGCGCAACTCATTCTTCCAGCTATCGTAGATTTACACACGTCATCATTTTCCGTTGAACGGTGTGTTACTTCTCCGAAATATGCAGATAGAGCACTATGGAAAGTTTATAACAAATATATTCAATATCAAGAGATTATTATCACCAAAAAATTAGGGGATAAATACGCTCATATCAGACGACATGTTATCGGAGCTAGAGTACATTTCTCGGCACGAAGTGTTATTGTTCCGATAACAACAAGACATATGGCTGATGAAGTTCATCTTCCGTGGAAGATGGCTGTCAATGGATTGCGTCATGAAATTTTGAATGTGCTCATGAATCGTAGAGGTTACGATTACAATAGAGCATTATCCAAATTTATGAAATCACTTGTCGTGTATGATCAAGATATATACGACATTATGATGACACTCATGAAAGAGTGTAGTGCTGTCTCACCAACAGGCAGACACGGATTCCCTATACTGCTTGGAAGAAATCCTGCTAAGTGCTTGAAATTGTTGTATTTTTCTTGTCACCAAGAAATAAATATTTCAATACGCACGATACCTGCGGGCGCACAGGTGGTGACATCTGTGATGCGTACATCATTGAATTGCTGGAAAATCCTAAAGCTTGCTTACCACAACGTAACGATGAAATATACGTAAACGTGATGGTTTGAAAAGTAGCAAGATGTTACAATGGGAAATCAGCAGCCAAGTCCTAAAAGTGTGAAGGACTCATGTGTCTCACACGAGGGAAAGGTTCAACGACTATCGCTGAAATGCGAGTAGCTGGTAAGCTTATGACCAGCGAAGTGGTGATGGACTTCGTTAGCTCATTTGCAATGAAGTTTGAGATATAGTCTAGACCCTATCGAAAAGGTAGGTTGCACGTAATGGTGCGGATGAACAGTTGCGTGTTCATCGGTAGTATCGACTCTTAAGCATGGTGCTATTCAACTTTTCTTTGTAACAAAAATTAAAACAAACGTAGATGATCAAACAATCGCATTAAGTCCCATTGTTTGTAAAGCCCCTAATGCTTATATAGAGATTTTCATTACAACACTAAAGGTTGTGTTGTATGTTTTTCAAAAGATGCCCGTATCCTTACGATCGTTATGCTATCAATGTGTACGATATAGCTATCGATCTTGTCACTGGTGAAATCATAGTACCAACTTTGGGTGATAATACGGATTATCCTGGTTGGTCGATGATACGATCTGGTGATACGAGAACAAGAACTGTTCATGTGCACAGATTAAAAGCGCTTACATTTCTAGAGAACAAGACAGGATTACCATTTGAACAATGTCAGGTTGATCACATCAATGGTGATAAACTTGATACGTATTTAGGTAATCTTGAAATTGTGACACCACAAGAAAATAAAGCTAGAGCATATCGAACAGGTCTGAGAAACGATAACAAGCGTATTAGATTAGTAAACACAAAAACAGATGAAGAGATTATCTGCTATAGTCAAGCTGAAGCAGCTAGAATTATTGGAGTACATCCTTCAAGTTTTTGTGAATATCTTTCTAAATATGGCGACAAAATAGTTTATCGTGATTTTTACATTGAACGGGTGTTGTGATGAAAATTTCTTAGGCCGTCCAGGTGGTGACATCTGTGATGCGTACATCATTGAATTGCTGGAAAATCCTTAGAGCCATGACAGCTACAACATAGTGATGAAATAGGCACAAATGTGATACGCTTGAAAATGTCATGGATTGGATAACCAATAGAGGATACTCATGTGTATCTTCGGCAGCCAAGATCCGAACAGGATAAGGTTCAACGACTATCGCTGAAATGCGAGTAGCTGGTAAGCTTATGACCAGCGAAGTGGTGATGGACTTCGTTAGCTCATTTGCAATGAAGTTTGAGATATAGTCTGTGCGTCTAGTGAGAGCTAGAGCTGCGTGTAATGACGCGGGGATTGTCTTGCGAACAATCTCGAACATATCAGGATTTTGACGGTTCAAAGAATTCCCAAACCTGGCACGTAATTTTTGTGTCACTCGTTGCCGTCGTTAAATTGAGGAAAAAATCTGGAAAGGTAGGTATACCTAATCAGAGCTGAAGGCTAGTAGTAACGTACTAGTCAGGCGCAGAGCATAGTAGCTGAACCTTACATTAATGTAAGAATATAATGCTACCACGAGTCCTCAACGTCGTTTGTACCACGATAGCAAGTGGGAGATGAAAAGATATGCCGATCTGCATGTATAATACAAAATGCGCAAGATGCAGAACTGTCAGATAAAAAACTGACAGGATAACACCACATGGACGAGATGTGGCTCATCTTTATTAAGGAAATGAGTATGGTTCCGTACCTTATGAATTTCCATCCGATGGAAACTATTCTTTCCGAAAATGATTTGAGTGTTTCCACTACGATGTCTCCAACTATCCAGAGCATCATTCATCTTACAAGTTTTCTTGCAACTGGTGATGATGTTCCTAAATCTGAACGTTTTGAATTGTAATAATTAAACCAAAGAGTAGAACCAAGGACATCCTTGGTTCTACTACTTATAAAACGTGAAAACAATACATTATTTTTAACCTACTCGTTATACTTTATATATGAGGTTTTTTATGGGAAATATTTATACAGGCTATTTTGCAAAAATTGGACAGTATTATAAACAAGATCCTGATGCGTTGTTTGTTTCTATAGCAAGATTGACTCCAGGATGGGTTATAAACAAAGTACCACATTTTGAAAAAGAAGAGCATTTTGCTCCAAGTTTATCATTACTTAATCTGTATAGAGAAAAGAAAATAACTAATCAGCAATATACCCAATTGTATTTGCAAGAACTTGGAGATATTTCATATGTAAAATCGAAAATTTTGTATTGGAAGATGCAACCTTACAATGTGTATTTGTTATGCTACGAACGTTTGAGTATGTTTTGTCATCGACACATATTGGCTGCATACATTAATGATTTGCTTGCATTTAAAGGAGATGACGAAATTATTGAATTTTGTCAGAAGGACGATATATGAGAATTACGGTAACGGAACTTGATGGTCCCCCAAGTATGTTTGCACTATCAGGTGCTTGTCAAAATCGTGATGTTGAAGCTGAAATAGCTTCGAATTTACAATCATCGTATTTTGCAACATCAGATAGATATCGTGACAGGTATCGTTCATTCATGTCTACATTTGTAGAACCGATTAAACGTGCGAATAGAATTGTAGATTATGTGAGTAAACGAACGGAATGTATAGATGTCATAAGACCTATTATTTGTGAAGAGGATTTGAGAAACATTCCACCGAAAATGATGCTTCCTTTATTAACGCATAAACCAATGTGGAATCTTTTAAGAGAAGAGAAGATTCAAGGTTGGGGATTTACAGCGGAAGAATTGGAACATCAACGAGAAATATATCATCTTCTACTTGATGTGGATGGTATATGCGAACTTACTCCTGAGAAAACGGATAGAAATGGAGAGGCGTATTGTTTCGAGGTTCAGATTCTTGAACCTGGAATGCCTGATTTCACTTTACAAAATCGTTTGGATATTGATGAGTCTCGTGATTATGTCGATGAAATCTTAAGAAATACTGATCTTGATCCGACTGATCTTGATTCTTTGATTGGGTAAATTAATGTAGAGTGTGGTAGGATATCCTACCACACTCTATGAGTATATTGTGTTCCATTTTTTTTTTAAGGAAGGTTTATTATGGCTGTACCAGCAACACTGACGTTTCATCCGAATTTTGGTGTTCTTACATCTGAAAGCGATATAGCCGCATACAAATTACGGCATGCTTTTGTCAATCCAGGGTATGCTTCCACACTTTTTGAAAAAATGAAAGTTTCTTTTCGATCGTTAGAACAAAAACATGGTACCAATCCGGAAATGCTTGCAAATGTTTTTGCTGAGGAACTTAATAAAGTATATGGAAGATATTTTTCCAATGTCATTGCACAGGTTAATGCTGTTGTAGCTGACGAAAGTAGAGGGTTGTATAACCTTGAATGTAGAGTTGTTAAAGTTGTTGATGGTGTTGAAGTTAATCTTATAACTTCAGCTACAGTAGAATATGACAAAAATAATCACACACTTAACATCAAATTTCGAGGGGTAAAGAAATGAATGATTCTGATTTCACAAACGATATGACCCAAGTAAAGCTTGTCAGTCACCCTACACACGCTATTGTGAATAGCGAACTTGACAAATCGGCCTTTCAAGATGCTTCAATAACTGAAACTGAAAAAATGTTTGCAGAAGGTTATCAATTTCTTTTGCAAATGAGTGATGAACGAAATACCGTGTCTTTAGAAGAATTTAAGAAATTTCTTCCTTTATATAGACGCAGTGAACTTGGTTCTGTAAACAGATTTTCCAAAGAGCTTAAAGCATACAACGCTTTAAGTGATGAGTTTGAATTTAGATTTGATTTAACAAAACCCATCAAAATTGTTGATACGTATGATCGGAACAAAGTTATTTGCGTGTTTCCTCCTGTTCGTCGTGAATTTGATATGATTGGTAAAGATGTTATTGAAATATTTGATAGATTTAAAAGCAGATCGGATAGCGACAGACCCGATTATTCCGGGCCTGCTACTGTTGAAATGGTCAATGCGCTTGTCAAATCGCAGAATTTGAATATCGATACTGTCAGCAAAGCTAAAGCTGTGTCTATGAAAATGGAAGTGGAAGCGCTTCGTCGTGTGAATCCTGATAACCCTGTTCTGAAACTTTTTGAAACGCCTGAACAAGAACAAACAAGTACTTCTGAAAGTAAACCGGATGATACTGTAGAAGAAAAGGATGTTGTTTTTGATTTGTGATTTGTTAAGGAGTGTTTATGAAAATTGTTCACCTTGCTGATTTGCACGTGAATCATCCGAAAATTAATCCACTGAACATTTCCTGTGCTTTTATGCGTCATGTACTGCCTGAACTTTTAGATGCTGATTTTTTAGTCATAGCTGGTGATTATTTTGACAGTATGTTACATTTTAACAACAGTCAAAGTGCTGAACTTGCCTATCGTATTTTTAACAGTCTTGTGGATATGCATGAGAAGAATCCCAAACTTAAAGTTCGTCTTCTTAGAGGAACATTCACACATGACAGAAATCAGTGTGAGCTTTTAAGAGCTGTGTGGTATAGAAAAACAGTAACGAATACCTCGTACGATGAATTGCTTAGTGCAGATGAATCCATGCGTTATATCGATCAAATATCAATTATTCCTGAGACTATAGACGATCGAACGTTTTATATTTTATATCTTCCTGATAGTCTTTCGCAATATAAAGATTCGTATGAAGTGATGGATGCTGTACAAGAACATCTGCAACATCTTAAGATCGATCAGGTTGATTTCGTTGTAGGTCATGGTTATTTCGATCATAGACTTCCGAAAGGAGCCTTGCATCAACCAAAGATCGTATATACGTATGATCAGTTTAGACGTATCGTCAAACATAAAGTCCTTATGGGACATATTCATGTACATTCAGGATTTGAAAATTTCATTTATTATAGTGGAAGTTTTGAACGATTAAATCACGGTGAAGAAGAAGATAAAGGTTTTTATGTTCATGAAGGATCACTTGACACTGGTTTTACATCTCGATTTGTAGTTAACAATTTTTCAACATTGTTTTTAACAGTAACGATACCAGATGAAATAACGGATATATCGAACGCTGTTCTTTTTGTTAAAGAATTTATTAAGAAACATTTTTACAAAGATGAACTGCATGGATATTTGCGCATTAAAAGTAACGATACACGATTCACAGAGTTGATTGCTGAAGGTATTAAGCAGGAAGTACCTCAAGATATAATTGTTGTTTCTGTTTATAGAAACAAAATAAAGAATGAAATCATAACGGATCTGAGTACTGTAAAATTTACTGGTATTGTTGAAGTAAGTGTTAATTGTGAAAACTTGGCATCTTTGATTACGAATTATCTAAAAGAAGCAAACCGTTTGGATACATTGAAATATGAAGATATTGATAGTGTAGTGAAATCCGTATTTCCTGAAGAGTAAAACGATGTCGGGTGATCTTTTTATAGCTTTTATAATTGGTATATTGTTGGCTTATTTGGGATTTTGGATTTTAAAGCCAACAATGACATTTTTTATGGAAACATTGTTTTATAAGAAAATTGAATTAGCTGGTTCTAAGGAATGGTTTAAACAAATTCCTGAAGAAGATCTTTATTTTTGGATGTTGCATGATCGCTATATCGAAACAGATTACAATGATGTGAAATTTTGGGAACAACGAAACATGAAAGAGAAAACTTGGAAACATCCAGATCAGCATTTTTTGGATGTGATTTGTCCAAGAGGACTTGATCAAATGAGTTTGTCTTGTGATTGTCATTTTCGAGGATATCCGATTGCATTCAAAAATTATGTTACACAAATCAATGATTTTCTTACAAAATGTAACAGAGTCAAACAAGAACGTTTACGTTGTTTGTGCTTGAATTTAAAAAACGATATTAAAGTACGAAATCAGAACGAGTTTATTTATTGGACACTTGTTATAAGTTTTATTATTCGACCTTATCCGGTTGTTATAAAAAGATACAGTTCGTTGTATAAATCATTTGTACACAACCATCCAGAACTATCTCAATATTTTCCATTAACTTTAAAACTATAGGTGTTTTATCTATGTCCATGTTTATAACTTTAGGCATTCTTGTTTTGTATTGTGTTTTTGGCTACTACATATCAGAATATTTTGATAAAAGGAAGAAGTGAAATGTTTGGTTACAGGTCGCAATATCGTTCGATATTTTAGAATACCTAGGTAGTTAAATATGGACAATCAAGAACATCAGAATTCTCTTGGCATGAGCAGTATCATTCAAACGTTTCGCAGTTTTACTGAATATCCGAATGCTCCGTTGTTTGATACTGTTATTGTTAATGTAGAAACGCTTGTGCGAAACAATATTTCTGCACAAAAAAGTATTTCTACAATTATGAAAGATACTTTTACTGATTTGAGAAGTATTGTTGAAATAGTTATTCTTTATTTTTCACAGAATAAAAATCGATTGGACAATCCGTATTTTCTTGCCTATGTGCCAAGTTATGAAGCGCTACCTGATATTTTTAAACGTCCGTTAAATGCGACGACAACACAAATTACAGCTGTCGTACAAGCCATCCGAAAGAATAACTTTAAAGATAATAATCTTGAAGAAACCAAGATGCAGGATTTTACGTGTTATTCTTTAAAGGCTGGAGATGTAAAAAAATATCCGTACATGGATATCGTAAGTACATTAAACACAATCAACAAAAACGATATGTTTACACGTTCTTCAACAAGAAGATATCTTACGATTACACACAACCCTATTGATTTTCATTTGTTTTCATTTGTTCGAAACATCAGACTGCTTGAAAGTTATACCGGAAAAATAAAATCGTATGATCAACTTGGAATGAAAGTATTTAAATCTCCGGGAGTTCCTTTTAACAAATACACACACGCTCTTTTTGGTGATAATGTGTATGTGCAAGGATTGGCAAGTAAAGGCAAAATGAAAAAGACATTTGTCAATATGTCTGTTCAAAAGACATGGACTGCAAAAAGCACTTTGAATATTTTAAAAGATATACTTTCCTCTAATCTAATAGAGGGAACAAAAATCACACGTATTAATTTTTAACAAAAAAAAAGGAAGAATGACATGGCTGCGTACAGCAACGAGACGGATCACACCATTTTTAATATGTCCGGACTTATTTCCTTCAAATCTGAAGATAAGGCATCTACTATTTCTTTTGGTTGTTACAATGGTCGTCCTCAGATTACGATTTTTCGTGGACAAGGAAATAAGGTACTAAAACGTTCCATTACTCCGAAAATGTTCTTGCTTATCAAAAGAATCTGCACGAATCTTTTGAAGAATTCCGCACCGGGGAGTATGTATTCTCTTAGAAACAACAATTTTATTCGTGATAGTCGGAAATGGGATGCCGCTACTATTTTTACCATCGGAATTGATGAAAATGGTATTTTCTATTTTGAATATAAAGATGTAAGCGAAGGCCCAAGTTGCAGATTCCCGATTAAGGGTTCGCAAGCTGTTGAAATGGGTACTGAAGTGGAAACAGCTGCTTCGAGAAGTAAAGTTGAATTTGAATCCTTTTTTGATGTCTTTAAGGATCTTCAGGTTGCAGCATTCTTTACTCGAAATAATCTCTACAACCCGTATTCCAGCACTGGTCGTGACAATACGGCATATTCTCCTGCAAAACCTGAACCTGCTCCGAAACCTTCCGAAGCTCCGGCTGCTGACGATAGTGATTTGTATTTCTAAATAAGGTATTGTTTATCTTCAGATACAGAGGGATTTATCCCTCTGTATCTGGTCATTTCAAGATTAAACATATATTACTACAATGAGGAAAAGTTCTTGTAACTTTTAACGGTGGCAAACTATATAATAAAAATGTAAACCAACGGAGGGTTACATGCTCTACATTCAAGCAGTGCAGGATTTTTCAACAACGAATGCACTTGTTGAACTTGTATATAGTGGATTTGATATTCCGGAAATTGATGAATGGCCGGAACTCAATCTGTTCGATGTTCGTACGTTTACGGTTTTTACCAAATATCCGGATGGTCCATCAAGAGCGTATAATCCGGTTAATGAATTTTTTACAACACTTACCATTGAGGAACAAAAAGAGATAGCAACATCGTTTGCTATCATGCACTGCGATATCATGCTTGGAAAGGATGATGCGTCCGATGTTACAACAGTTGTTGATAACATTGGAGAAGTTATTGATCAATTGGATATACGTCTAAATCTTTGTGACAGACTTGTTGATTTTGTGGAACACAGTTCTATTCCGATTTCTGATATGGAAGATGCCGGAAAGCGTGCGCAAGATACAAAACCAATGACGTTTGTTCGTGAAGAAGGTGTTATCGTAACAAGTATTTGTGTACTTATGAAAATGCTTTCTCCCATCACGGGAGCATTTATCGCCAAGTATACGCATGTTATCGATAATAAGTACAAAGAGATTCACACGCAGACCATAATGACTAAACTTTTTACAAGAAAGTATTATGATCTTATTGTTAAGTTTAATCGTTATGTGACGCGACTTGTTGAAACGAAAATATCGTTAACTCCAACAGCTATATTTGGCGGATGCACCTTAGATTCCGTAGCAAGACTCACTATCGATATGATTCTTGTTAAGAAGTTCGCCGGTGTTAATCTTTATGAAGCTGATGGAAATATCATTAAGTATGTCGCTTCTTGTTGCGGAAGCAATGTAGAATCGTCATCCAAAAATGCTTCCGCTACAAATGCGGTTAAAATTATCTCCGATCCAACAGATATGGATCAGGATGAAGGAAACCAATCAAGACTTGAATCGGAATCAAGACAATCTGCCAAGACAGCAGATTTTCCCATTTTGATTTCGATTGCTGCAAAGCATCAATGCAAGAAAGTCGTTGAAATGGAAGAAATTGATACAGAGCTTGTTGAAAGGACGTTTGCGTATTATCGTGCAAACACGGTATTTGTGAATCCTATTACCGAATGTGCGGTAGCTACGTATTACGGTGCTGATCTTGGTGGTGGAGCTGGTATTTTCCTGCTTCAAGCTCCGGTTATGTCTCAACTTGCAGCTGTACTTCAAATCCTTTGTGTGCAACGTGATGCGCCCATGCTTGGACATGTATTGACGGCCAATTGTCCGGCAACAGACAAGATTCCCGATTCAGCTGACTATGTATTTATGAATCAGTGGAAGTCCACCCTTGAATATCAAGAATGCAAACGTATTCTGCCAGCAGGTTTTGGAGAAAAAGAGTGGGATACCAAATTAAAAGATATCGCACTTTTCTTGACAACGAAAACATTGACGTACAATACGGCACCTGCTGTTTGGGAATTGTGTGATGTTCAAGTACGCAATGGAAAAACCATTACGGATCAATTGGAAATCATGGTGGAACTGATGCGATTTATCAAAATGATTTATAAGAAACGGAGCCTTTCTTTATGATGATCATTAAGAAAGTTCCAGATGTAACACCATCTGGTGCTGTGCTTGACAGCGCAGAAGCATATCAGATTCAACGAGATGACGGTTATATCGTTATCGGATCTGAATTAGTGCATAGTGGAAAAGACAAACGATTCATTATTTCAGATATAACAAAAAATGTAACACGAGAGCATACATTTATTTATATTGGAAACAATTTTTATCCTATTTCAATCAAACCATTCTACACATACGAACCACTTCAAAAACAAGGTACATCACTGCTTTGTATAGAAGGTATTCGAAAATATCACGAAATGGTCTTTTCCAAAAGACCTAAGATTGAATTTTTGACTGATGAATATTTTCGTACAATCGGTAATGTGTTAAGATACAAAGACCGTAAAGTGTGTGAAGCGTTTAAACAAGTCTTATGTACGGAACCAAGACTTTTCAAATTAACCAATGGGAACAATTTACCAAGAATTGTTCGATACGATATTGAGGATTTCGCCGATGAATTGACAGATATATATTACAACTCTGGGACATCTGATGAACTTGACAATTCTTTTGACAAATATGTCAAATTAAAAGACACACCAAGAGCTGCCATTAAACGAGCATTACGTTCCTTTGAACCGCAAATCTATTTTGATCTTCGTGGCGATTTGTTTACAAGACCTTCACTTGTAACTGGTGTTATAAGCCAACAACAAATAAACAAGATGTTTCATTTGGGTATTCTTGAAAAAGAATCTGAAAATCTTGTTGATCGCCACATGGAACACGTATGCGCTTTATGCGATGTGTATGATTGTAACGATTATTACACATCAAGCAGTATCGTGGAATTCTTGCAAAGTTGTCCGTATACGGATATATGGTTAACTTTTGTAGACCATGATTTTTCCAAGGACAATGCTGACAGTTCTTTTGGGTGGATACTGGAGGATGAAAGTTATGTAGAAAATCGATATTTGGATATCATTTATGAAGGATCTGATATTTTGAAAGCTAATGATGGTCATTGGTGTAAATCATTATTTAAACATATTGATGCTTTGTTGGATTTGGTGTATGAAGATCGTCACGAAGAAGAGGCACCTATAAAGATTGAATTTTTGTTTCACAATCAAGTAGCGATGTTTGTTTGTTACACTAAGAATTTATCTATGGTGTATTGTTACGATTTGATTTTGTATAACGCGATTTCAACATCTTTGGTATTTGGAGAGGAAGATAACTATGTTCGATCGTAGAAATGAATTTGACCGGATTGTTGATGGCGATCGTCAGATTAAACTTAAAAGTGTTCCTTGGAGATATGACGAAAGAAAATGCGTCATCAATTTCTTTGCTCCAAGATCAATTCCGGATCAAACTGTTCGTCCTTTCGTTTGTGATTTCAGCATTCCGTTTGTTTCCGATTTGTCAGAAACCATTAAGGAAGCCATTCAATCGCATACGGCTTCTTATGGAGGCAACGGATTTCTTGATTCGTATATGACGAATAAACCTTCGTCCAATAGTTTCTTAAAACCTGATGCCTATGGTGTTCTTTTCAAATCCGGATTTTTATCTGAATGCTGGACATGGATTTGTTTTATTGATAACGATGTTTATCGTGGACATAGTGGCAACAACTATAGATTGACGAACAGATTGATTTATACTGGTTTTGTAGCTGACAGAGAAGAACCTGTTACCAGTAGTTTCGGAAGACAAATCATCAATGAAAGAGCAATCTTAGTTCCGACACATTTTACGCAACTCAATGTTCAAGCTGAACGTGGTGTTACCGGAGATGGTGTACTTACTGTTCCTACTGTAGATTTGGATGTTGTCAATCCGATGGCAACAATTGTCAATAGTGATAGGGAGTATTTGCTTCGTCCTGAAGATTTGTCTCAATCTATGGGAGCGTATGAAAGCAACCGCGAAGATGAATGGTTTAATCGTGATACTTCTTTGGAATTTCAGGATGAACCTGGTAATGCGTGGTGCTCTCCAGAGATGTGCTCGCTTGCAAACAAACAGCACAACATTCTGGTCAACAGTTTAGACAAATCACCGAAACATCAAATCTCCAAAATTGTACGTGGTCTTAGTCAGACTATTCTTGGAACTGAAGCTGACAGATTCACTTCATTTGAAGCGAGAATGGGTAGAAACGTATCGTTTACGGATGCGCGTTCTAATCTGGAACTCTTCAAGAATAGTGTTGCAGATAAATATCCGAAAAACCAAATCGGACTTAACATTAATGAACCTATTGACTTTGGTGTATTGTTAAGACGATATCCTTCACTGCAAGATCACATCAATGTGTATTTGTTTAAATGTGATCCAATGCAATATTGTCCTGACGATACAGCTATAACACCTATCAATCTGTATACGGCAGTTCTTAGATCTGCCATACCTCCGGTAATGAGTAATTGCGGTATTTCTGATTGCTCGTTCTTCTATGCTACTCGTGAGCCTAGGAAAGGAACAGCGATTTTTCTTGGTAACAATGAACCGTATTATGAAAGACTTATTGGGCCATATCCGTTCATTGAAGAAGATCAATCTTCAACCAATTATCGTTGGTTCCAATTGAAACGATTCTTGAGTGAAACGGTATTTCCTATGGTTGAAGATGGATTGAGTGCGGATATCGAGTGTGTTGTCCATTATCACTCTTCTTCTGATTGTGGTATCAATCTATCCATTGTGGGAGAAAATGTCAACAATGATTTTCTTGTAAACAATGATATTCTTGGTGGTTTGACAACTCCGCTTGTTGGTACTGAAGACAATTATTACACGAATTCACAAGCACTTCGTGATGTTGTTAATGCGACAACCGAATCCAAAGGATTTTAACAACATGTCTTTTGCTTCATCTCAAACTGTTTCTGAATTGAGTTTTGAAGAACTTGTTTCTGAACTTAATGCACTTATTGATATGGATTCTGTAGACGATTATATTCTAAAGTTGAGCAAAGGGAATGAAGAGGATGATATTTTAAAGGCTCTTGAGTCGCAATTGTTTAACCATGAGGTCACCGATGTCTAAGACAGCTGATAAGTTCACGTTCAAGCACGAACAAATTACGGAATTTTTGACGAAGATTTTGGAACTTGGTCAATATTTGCATGTGCATGACGATGGACTGATTACTCCAGTTACAAATCCTGATGAACCGTATTACATGACGGATAAAACGAATGATACCGTACAAAGAAAACTTTACGTGTATCGAACGGATATCAAAGATCCTGATGCTTTGATAATGAATCCAATCAACGAATTGGTATCCGTCAGCAAAGAAAAGTTGTGGTTCTATCAGTCCATTTCGACGATTTTGTCAATTACGTACAATAAGGTGATGCAGGTTCTTATTCAGGTTGGTGTGAAAATCAAAACCGGTGAAGAAACTGGCGATCCTGTTCTTTTGTCAATTCTGTCATCGAACATTGATGATCTGGATGATAAAACGTTTAACGAGTATAAGAAAGTATTCGATGGAGCTTCCGCTAGGGAATTCATGAATATCTATTACGACAAGGCACATAAGACCAGTAAACTTCGGGTATGTTTCCAGAACAAAACGGATGACTTTAAAAACGCTTTTGGTTCTAAAGTCAGAAAAAAGTCTTGGGCGTTGTTTAGCCGTTTGACAAATGCTATTTTCCATGTGGATGAAGACAAAACGCTTGATGATGTTTATGTAAAAACTACGGAACGTCTTGATTATCCTCAGTTTGAAACGTATATGACGGTTTGGCTTAGAGCATGGAAAGCTCTTGCTCCGTTCTTCCCGTATATCTTTGATGCTGAAGTAGCCAATGCAACAGTTAACGATTTGAATATCATTGAAAAACATATGGATCATATTGATGTGTATCGTCAGAAAAGTGGTTGGTATGGACAAAGTGCTTCTAAGGATAGTGAAATCGTGAATGCAAAATCTTTGGATGTTCCTCGTTCTCGTCGTCAGACTGAAGACAACAATAATAATGTTCGTGTATATGAAGGAGATTTCGTCAGACGAAATGACGATACTTCTCGTCCGGCTTTCCGTGAACCTGAACCTGTTCCTAGTGGAAGAAACCGTTTTGAACAACCTAACGAACCTCCAAAACGTAAAAGTCCTTTAGAAGTTCTTGGACTTGATGACGATAGAAGATATAGAGATGATTTTTATAACAGTCGTTCCAGATCTCGTGACTATTATAGAGATCCAAGAGACTTCAGACCGAGAGAACCTGCAAGAGATTTTCATAGAGATGAACCGAAAGCTGATTGGGAACGTTCTCTTGAAGCGTATCAGAAAGAACGTTCGTACAATTCATCGGTTCCTCCGTGGAGTGACGATAGGCGTTATCGCTGGTAAATAACAATCGTTCATTGTGGAGGGTAGGTTCAAACCTACCCTCCATCTTGTTATTACATGTCATAATTTTTTTTTGGAGAAGTTTATGCAATCAGAAAATAGAAATCGTGAAGGCAGTACTATTTCCGAATTTACAGGATTGGTACTTGAAGATAAACAACCAAATAGTCGTATCATAAAAGTTCATTTGCTTGAACTGCAACCATACCTCGAAGGAGAGATAGGACCTGCTGTTCAAGATAAACAAGTATCGAGTGGTGAGAATGGCGATGGTTATGTCGGTAAAGTAACGACAACCAACGTTATTGAAGCTGTATATGGAGGTCATCATACAAATCGTATTTATCCTCCAGATGTAAAGAAGAAAGAACAAGTCCGAGTGTATAGTTTTGGTGATTCGGATACGTATTATTGGGATTCTTTTGGACGTGACGATAGACTAAGAAGAACAGAACGTTACACGATTGCTATTGCTGATACTTCAGATGCTGTCGATACGTTGACGACAGACAATACGTATCAGTTTGAAATGGATACGCTTCACAACAGACATATTCTTTTTCGAACAGCTAAATCGAATGGTGAATCTTATCAGTACCTTATAAAACTTGATGCTGTAGAAAACACTGTCACGGTATGTGATGATGTAGGTAATGAATTTCGTATTGAATCGGAAACATCGCGAATCCTTATGCGTAACAAGGATGGGTGTTTTTTGGATTTGGTGCAGAAAAAAGGTGTGCTTTGTGTCCCTGAAGATTTGCTTATTAAAGCTGGTGATCAAATTGTTTGGGATACTCCAGCATTTACCTTTAAAAACAATTCAAAACAAGGCGCTACTGTTTTAAATACCAACAATATGGTTGTCAATGCTAACAAATCTTTTGTGGTTGATTCTCCTATGTTCAACCACAAAGGAGGTTTAACCAAATTAGAGCAAGTAACGTCACAATCGATTAAAGCTGAAGCTCTTGGTATGGGGAGTTATGGAAGTAATATGACATCGACAACTATTGATGTCAACAAAGGGTATAACCAAAATGCCAATCCTCCTCTTCCTCAAGAAGATTCCAGTCATAGACGATCTGGTGACGACACTATGATTGACTATTTGATTCGTGCCGTTGAAGCTCTTTGTGATGTTGTTGATACGTGTGATTGTGGTCTTAGTACAACAGAACCTAGAAGATTGTGTGAATTAGCAAGAAACAACAATAGATTAAGTTAAAGGATGGTTTTATGTTCTTTTTTAAAAAGAAAGAAAAATCCGTATACGAATATCCTGTTACCGTAGAAATCAATCCGGATACGAAATTCTTTTCCATGTATCGTATTGTCGATAAAAGAAAGATTGGTGTTGCTTATGATACGAGTTGTGACTTTTCCACGTACATTGAAGGTATAGCTCAGATTAAAACTATCTTGGAAAATTGGGAAGTGAGCGTCAGCAGAACAAGAGATATCCTTGGACTTGCTGGACCAGATCCTATTTCTCAATATTTTAAAATGGTCAATATTTCAAATATCCATTTACGTCTGGATTCTATTCAAACAAGATGCATGATGGAAACAGAAAGTTGGATTTTATTCAAACGTTATGTTTTGTTTCCTATTGCCATGCTTATTAATCCAAAAGCTGTTCAGTTAGGTAAATACAACTTTATCAATAGTTTACTAAACACATGTCAGTCACATATTTTAACAACAGTTATCCCACAGATCGATCCAAAAAATATAGAATCTGAGGATTCGAATACTGTTTTTGATCCTCATGATCTTGTCATTGGTCAAGTTGTTGATGAACGTAATCTTAATGGTATTCTTGATTTGATGTTGCTTTATGACTGGGTATGGTTGATACCTCTTCAGAAGTATTATGATCCGAATCCTCCTATGAATGTTCTTAATCTCGCATAACTCTCTATCTGGAAGGGATGTCCCTTCCAGATAGAGTACAATTGTGTTAATCTTTTATAATTTCACTTGAGCGTAATTCTTTTCTGACGCTGCGGTAAGATTGTCGTAAACTGGTCAAATATTTTTCATCTGGAATGTAGAGTTGTTCGATATCGACAAAATATTCGTTATTGGGAATTTGATTTATCCAAAGTACAATCCAGGCTATTCCGGGATCGATATTAATGTGTTCAAGATATTCTTCAGGACGATATTTGTATTTGTCGGTTTCATAAACAGTTAATGTTCGAATGGTACTTTTACTTAAAATGATTCTTCTGTGATCTTGAATAAATTTTCTCCATTCAAAATCAAGATCCGCATAATCAGAAGCTTTGGTTTGTAAATATTCGATAAGAGACATAGTAATTTCTCCATTTATGGTAAAAATATATATTACTAGATTGGAGGTGATGTTTTATTGTACTTAATGTATCAATAGTATTAAGTCATAAGGAAACTTTGTTCGTTGCACCGGAGGAATGCGATGTTCGTAAGACCGACTATTGTAAGTAAACGTCATGATTCGGATAAATATCCGATGATGCGAAATTTGAACGCAGATTTGCGTTTACTTGGATCAGAAGCACAACTTGTACCATTTTGTCAGTTTATTTCGTCACAACGATTGAGCATGTTCTCAAGCAATTCTAACCAATGTATGATTACGGATGGTTGTGAGATGCCACTTGTTGCCAGTGGTGCGGAACGAGAATTTCAAAATTATACATTTAATCATGGCGTATTTGAAATGGATGGCCAAATCATTGATGCCATTCCTAAATACCGGACAGGTATCGGTTCTCAACCTATTAAAGCTTCACCAGTATTTACAGTAGTTTATCTTGGTGAAGACAATCTTATTCATTGCATGGAAGTTCCCACCTATGTTAGAGGAACAGATGGTTTTGGGTATGACATGCATATCGACTATCGGTATTTGAATGCAGGTATGATTGTTCCAAAAGGAACACGGCTTTGTCATTCAAATGCTATTCAAGGCAGTAAGTATTGTCTTGGACTTAATGCCAACATTTGTTTCATGACTGACAGTAGAACTGTCGAAGATGCTTTTTATATTTCAAAGTCGCTTGCCAAACGTTTGGAAAGTACGGCTATTCGAACATTAGCACTTCAAATCGATAAAAACATGATTCCACTTAACCTGTATGGTTCAGTGGACGAATATAAGTTTATGCCGGATATTCACGAAAATGTTCGTGAAGACGGTATTGTGTGTGCATTCAGACGTGTTAACGATGTCACTATCATGACTGATATGACAGATGAAGCTTTAATGGAGCCGCAATATGGTCACGATGATGTTTACTTTGCTGATTCTCCTGACAGTACCGTCATTGATATCGATGTGTTTCGCAACAATTCAAACAAAATCAAAACTCCGGCGCACATATTTGAACAAATAAACAAATACGAACAATCAACGATCAATTTTCACACACGCATTATTGACGTGTACAATAAAAAATGTATTCAGGAGCATTATGATCTTGCTCCTGAATTTAATACTTTAGTCACAAGAGCTGCCAGTATTCTTGATGCTTATCGAAAACGAGTGTTTAATTTAACGAGAAAGACGCCTCCTAAATTTGCACGAAAAGGAGACATCATTGAATTTATTGATCTTGTTATCACATATCGTTATAAAAATAAGGTAACTGAAGGAAATAAACTTACCGGACGTGAAGGTGGTAAAGGTGTTATTTCGTGTGTTGTAGATGATTTGGATATGCCTGTTAACGATTTCGGTGTTCGTGCTGACTTGGTGCAAGCACCAGAATCTGTTTTTAACAGAATGAATATGTCTCAGATGTACGAACAATATTTGAATTGTTTGTCCTATACGGTTATTCAGAACATGAAGAAAATGTCGATTCTTGATGCTTATGAATATCACATCGAATTTCTTTATGATGTCAATCCGTGTTATGGTGAACAAGTCGATAAGTACGTTTGCACATCTACGATAAAGAAAGAAGCTCTTGTTAAAAGAATTCTTTCAACGGAAACCATTATTCTTGTATGCCCTAGTTATCTCGATACACTCAATGTTGAATGGGCTATCAAAATGGAGAAGAAATATGGAATCAAGGCAACTCCTGTTGAATACAACATGCGTGATTCCGATGGAAAATTCATTCGTCGTGTTCGTACTTTGAGAAATATTTGGATTGGAAAGAAATATATTTATATTCTTTGCAAGGTTCCTCATGCAAGATCTTGCAGTCAAACCTATGTAAACCAGTGGGAAACGCCACTTCGTATCAAATCTGCAAAATTCAAATCGCAATATCCGATTGGTCTTACGCCTATTCGCGTAGGTGAGGATGAAAACAGAAACATGGTTATGATGATTGGTGCTCGTATGGCGTTTCGTATTTTAAGTTTGTATGCCAATGCTCCTGAAGCTACAAACAAACTTACTGAAACGTTGTTGACTGAAGAGTATCCGACCAGACTGAGTTGGGTTGATGTTACTGATGAACAATTAAGAAAATCCAATCAAATGATTAAAGTATATAAGCATATTGCTACAACCATAGGAGTAGATGTCGAAAATCCAATTGCGACTGATGAAGAAATCGCTGATTTTACCAGATTTAAGGAATCTTTGGTGTAAAAGGATTGGAATTGAGATATGCTTATAACAAAGGAAATGATGACGAAAAAATGGGCACGAGAGTGCATTACAAAACATCGTCATCCAAGAGGTTGGGTTGATGTAGAGTTTGATGACGGTATTGAAGAAATGCCAATTCAAGCGTTGCTTGTTCATATACCGTGTTTTGAACTATGCAATACGCTTAAAATGCCGTTGTTGAAAAAATATATTTTCACAATGACAGGACCGTATAACGCTAAGGTTTTTTCAAATTCTTTTACAAGAATCTATGCAGATTTTATTTTACGAGAAAATCTGACCAAAAAAGATATTCAACAATTCAAACAAGCGATTTATGAAGAAATCGTTTTCTTGAATGATTTCGGAAATTTTGAATTGGCTGAACATCATTGCGGCATGAGTCTTGTCGAACTTGCTCACATTGTAACAGACGAACGAGTTTCTAAAATCATCAATGTTGATTTGGAAAGTGCTGCATCTTCAGCACAAGTAGAAAAGATTTTAAACAATGCCAACGCAGAACTTACAAAGCTTATCAGTACTCGTGGAGCGTTAAAAGATAATATTTTACAAGTGTATCAGGAAGCTGAAGCGCTTAACTATGCGCAAATATCGCAAGTGCTTATTGCTTTTGGTCCAAGAAGTGAAATAAATGACAAGGTATATGGTCGTCCAGTATATGGGTCATCCTTGTCTGGTATGCGCGATATTATCGATGCCGTTATTGAGCACAATGCTGCAAGAAAAGCCGTTTATTATAACCACGAAGCCATTAGAAAATCCCAGTATTTTGGTCGCAAACAACATTTGCTTGCATGCTCTATTGCAAACCTTTATTCTGGTGATTGCGGTTCTCAGGTATTCTTGCCGTTCACACTTAAATCATTCATGATCAAAAACTGCATGGGCAAGTTTATTTATGATAATGGTAAACTTGTTCTGTTAACGGCAAACAATTTTGAACAATATATTGATAAAACGGTACTTATGCGTAGTCCTATCACGTGTCGTCATACGGATGGTGTGTGTGAAACGTGTATGGGTGTCTTATCTCGTAACCTTACACCTGGGATGAATATCGGTATCAATTCTGCTACCAATGTGGTTGAACGTATTTCCCAGATGATCCTTAAAACAAAACATATCGGTCAAACTAAGTCCAAGTTGTATCTGATTCCAAAAATAGCAGATGAATTTTTCGAAAGAGGTTCTTCTGGTATTTATCTTAAGAAACCGTATCGAGATGCAAAGAATCAGTGGTACATCGGTATCTGGTATGAGCATTTAAGAGGCAGCGTATCCGACCTGCACTCTTTAAATAGAGATGATGGTTTAACAATTCCTGAAGAAAGACTTTCTGATATTGGTGCTATTTATGTCAGAGACAGTAATGGAAATAACGAGCTTGTCAGCTTGGATGTCGATGGACAGACACCATTCCTTACTGCTGAATTTATGTATTACATGAAAGATCATTATAGTGAACTTATTCAAGACGAACATGTTGTATGGGTTCCTATGCTTGATTGCAAGAATACACCAATATTTAGAACAACCATTAATACAGATTCAATGATGGGTTTTGTGAATACTGTTGTTAAAGTTCTTGAATCAGGTAAGCTTGCTCGGTACAAAGATGCGAGTGCTGCCTTACAAGATTTTGCGGAACTTTGTTATGACAAAGTATCAACACATCTATCCCATCTTGAAGTTATCCTTAAAGCTCATCTTGTTACAGATAAATACGATTTGAGTATTCCTGTTGTAACGGATGTTAAAAACGTTAGATTCTCAAAGACTGTGCGTATTATTCAAGGCAGAACCATGTCTATGGAGATGGCGTTGCAAGGGCATAGAAAATATTTCTCAAATGCCAGAACGTATACGACACTTCATGAACAAGGCCCATTTGATGTCTATTTCGACATCTCTTAATGTATTGTAAGAATGGGAGGGTACCAACGTACCCTCCTCATTTTTTTTTTACGTTAATATTTTACTGTATGTCATTTTAAGGAGGATTGTAATGATTGTGTTTTGGATTGTTGTTGGTATTGTTTCAGTGTATTTGTTTTTAAACTGGAGACGAAAATATCGTTTGACAAAAAATGCAGAAGAATTTGATTATGAACCTTTTCAGTTTGTTAAACAAGCAGGACAAACGATTCGACATGTTTCGACATATGAAGGAGCAGCTATTGTTTTTCAAGTTGCAAACTTTGTGTTTCGTGGTGGTCCCATTGCTTGGGTGATTGGATTTTTGTATCTGCTTAAAGGTCTTAGCTTCATCATAGTTGCTTGGATCATTTCCAAGTATAATCGTGTAGCATCAAGTCTTATCAAAAAATAAGGAGAAATATTGTGGAAAATTTGCTCGATAAAAAGCTCGATGAAAGACTTGAAAGTAATTTGTGCAACAATACATTTTCTAATGAAAAAGACAATGGAAACAAACTGGTTCTTTATTTGAACTTGGCGCAGCTTGATATTTGTAAGATGATGAAAAAGCTTTTATTGTGTTGTCCTTATCTGCTTACTAGTGACATGTTGCAATACATTAAAAATCGGTTATTTGTACAAATTGATGGGAAATTGTATTTTGAAGATCTTAGAGCTTTTTATTATGCGCCAGTAATGGTTTGCATTTTTACAGATCCTTGCAATGCAAAGAATTATTTTAAAACCGATTTGCCTGTATGGAAATATCTTAATGCTATTTCTGAGAATGGTGATTTTGTAAATATGTGTCTTGAAAACGATGAGCAAAGTTTTCGTTTAGAAGTAAATCGTAAACGAGATAAATATATTTGTCAGTATAAAAATCTTGTCCGATTCTTGGAGGATTAAAAGATGATTCCGGCTAATGCTAGTTTGATTCAGCAAGAGTTTGATGCTTTCAATGTGAAACATTTATCAGATGATCAGCTAAGACTTCATGCTTTGGTTTCACAAAGCAATTCGTATACGAAACTTATTTATGTGAAACCTTATATTTTGCAATTTGAAAAGGACATCATTAATCTTACGTTTGAACGAGTTCCGTACAGTAAGGAAGAATTGTATAGTTTGTTCAAACATTGTTACGATGATGGATTTTTAACCAAAGTAAAATACGCTCCTCCACAAACGTCTTTTGTTAAATGTAGATTGTGTGATACTGTGCTGTTTGACAATTACGAAGATAAAAAGAAACATCTTTTCGGGTGGTGCGAACCATCCATTAATTTGTTGTTGTCATCTTACGATTGTTATACGTATGAGAAAAATATCAGAGATTATCAAAACATAAAGAAAATGTCTGACGAAGTTCAAGTACAAATGACTAAAACAACATTTTAAAAAATCATAACTGCAGTAGGATTAACCTACTGCAGTTGAATGAAATGTTATTCATACAAGTATAAATATACATTACAATAGTGAAATAAAAATAACCATTAACAAATAAGGAGTTTTGTTATGCGCAACTACATTGAAAACATCATTTCCGCTGTTCTGGCTATGGTTATCCTGTTCACCATTATCATCACCATCTGGGTATTTGCTCCGATGACGGCACATGCTCATATGACTCAAGAAGCATATGCTTACGCTGAAGAAGTTAACAATAATGAAGCTCCTGAAGAGTTCTTTCATATTGTAGATTTCGATAACGGTACAAGAGATTATGCTATTCATACAGATTACGATGCCAAGGAAGATGTATGGCAATTCACGTTGTATTATGGTGGACTGTATGTGACTTCGGTCATTCCATCCAATCGAGTTACGGTTATTGGTGCGTGTGGTGTTGTCACGCCTCAGGATTGGTTGAATGGTGATTATGACGGACATGATTGCCCGCAATAAGTTATATTGATATGGGAAGGAGGATAAAACCTCCTTCCCTTGTCGATTAATTTACGTGTTATTTTTTTTTGTTTATCGTGTATTTATGTATATATTACATTTATGATGTGCTTTAAAGCCTTATGCCGCATTTACTAAGGAGAACGTATGCTTTTTAATAATCAAGTTCTTATTGATATTTACGCTACGTATTTTACAATTACTGCAGATAGAAATGGATATATAACGAGTGATGTCAATATTCGGTTGTTTCTTGAATCGTTAAGAGAAACAGAATATATCAAATATTTACGAAAGACAATCGTTAAAGATCGGTATTATGCCTACGATATGGATACAGGAAGATATCATATTCCACTCCATGCTTATAAAAATTTGGATACTTATCTTAAGGAATACGATGTCGAATATACAGTTACAGAACACAAACCACGCGTACCGAAAAATCATACTTCCATTGTTATGAATCCTGTATGGAAGGATAGACCGGAACATGAAGCAGCTTTAGCATTTTTAACAGATACTTCAAGAACCATGCGTATCAACAATATGCAATGGGGCAAAGGCAAAACGTATTGTGGTATTAAGGTTTGTTCCATTTTTAATTATTGCGCATTAGTTGTCTGTGATGGTGTACAAAATCAATGGAAAATGAATGTACTCGAAAAAACATTGTGTCAGGATGATGAGGTATACATTGTACAAGGTGTTCAATCACTTGTTAAATTATTCAATAAAAACAAAAAGTCAGGATACAAACCAAAGTTTATCATCTTCTCTATTGGTACATTAAGAAATTATATTCTTAAGACAACAAGTCCTTACACGGAACTTCCAGGATATCAAGAATTTCTTGAAATTTTTGATATTGGTACGAAAATAGTTGACGAAGTTCATTTGAATTTTCATGCGGTGGTTATGATGGATTTGTGGTCAAATCTACCGCACAATCTTTATTTGTCAGCAACACCTAAGAGAAGTTCCGGTAAAAACAGAACCATCTTTAACACCATTTTTCCTGAAAGCATCATAGGTGGACGTAACGAATTTGATAAGTATATTTACGGTAGAATGTATAAGTACTATATACCAATCAACAAACAAGACAGATTTAATTCTGATAAAGGATACAATCATACAAAATACGAACAATTTATTTTGGGTAATGGTCATCTCAAACAAGATTATGTCAAAATCATCATGTCTCTTATAAGAAGTGAATATTACGAAAAAAGACATGAAAACGGTAAACTGCTTATTTTTGTATCGACAATTGTTATGGCAACGACATTAAGAGATTACATAAGTTATAATTTTAAAGACCTTGATGTTCGAACATATACAAGTGATGATCCTATTTCAAACCTTTATGAAGCTGATGTTATTATAGGAACACCAAAATCTTGTGGAACAGCAAAAGATATCCGTAATCTTCAAACAGCTATTAATACGGTATCTTTAGGATCAGAACCACAGGTTGAACAAATGCTTGGACGGTTAAGAAAACTCGATGGGTTTGTTGTTCGATTTATTGACATATACAACAACAACATGTACAAGCACAAGTATCATGCTAAAATACGAAGAACCATTTATAAAGCGTATTGTATCGAATTCTTTGAAACGAATTTATAACTTATAATGGATTACATGATAAGGAGGTGTTTGTATGTATAAATTCTCGAATATACTTAAATGTGATTTACTTGCTTTATATCTTTTCTTTGTAGGCTTTCTTAGCCTATACATTTTGTTAAAAATCATGCCATTGACTTTATGGCTTATTCTTATTTGTATTAATTCTGCTTGGGCTATTTATTGGGGTGACTATTATTCAGCTATAAAAGAGACAAAACAAGGCGACAGTAAAATCATCTTTTTTAATAAATGTTTGCTTGTAAGTTTTATTTGTGGTTGGGTTTTATATGGATATTACCATGCAGGTCTTGTTTATTGGGAATGCATCAACAAATGGGTGAATAAAGAATGAAAGAATTTCTTATATTTATGAATATCGTGCTCATTGTGTGGTGTCTTTGGTGGACAGTAAAAAGTATCAAACGATACGCTGATGCTTGTCACGAATATCAGATAAAAAGAACTGTTGCAAGAAAACGAGCTATGCTTGCTGTAATACGTGATGGTGGCCCTCTCGTATGGCTTTTGGTACTTGGATTGCATGCATTTGTATTCGTGTGCAATACAGTGCGATCATTTAAGGAAAAGAAAGTATGACAAAAAATCTAGTTTGTGCTATTACAGGACATCGTGTTCAAGCGTTCTTTGCTTATCAGAATACCATGCCGGATATTATTGAAAAAACAGGAGAACTTATTAAAGAGGTTATAGCAACACTTTATAGCAAAGGTGTAAAAACTTTTTTGACTGGTGGAGCTTGTGGAATTGATTTATGGTTTGCTCATGAGGTAATGATTTTTAGAAAAACGCATCCTGATTGCAGATCCGTCATGTGTATACCTTTTGAATGCCAAGATAGGTTTTGGCCAGAAGAAACCAGAAAAGAATATCGGTATGCCAAGGATCATGCTGATATGGTTATTTATATTGATCATGATCCTCCATCCACATATAAGTTTCATAAAAGAAATCAGTATATGGTTAATCATGCTGATGTCCTTGTTGGATTTAAATTTGAATCTATCTTAACCGGAGGTACACAATCTTGTTTGAATTATGCTGAGAAAAAACATGTTGTGGTTTTGACTGTCGATCCTTCTCAACCTCAGAAAGGATTAGTCTATCTTGAACGAATAAAACTTTTTGAAAATATTAAAAAGATTCCACTTCCTGTTAAAGAAAACTCAGAAATATTATAATTTGTTATTCTTTTTGTAAGGAGTTTTATCGTGAAGAAATGCATGTTGTTCGTTGAAAATATGGTTTTTCTCTTGTTTTTCGTATCGTTTACACTTGTACACAATGTACATGCTGAAGAAATAAAACCTATAATACCAAACGCACCAGTGCAAAAACCTGAAATAAACCACATACCAAGAACAGTAATACTTGAAGCATTGTGTGTTCGTACTGTTTATGAAGATGATAATAGTTATAACGCTGTAGTAGATGGTGTACGTATCAACGATGATACGTGTATGCCTGTTGATGAATTTTTATACAGAATCAATTGCGTACCTCGTGATGTTTCATTCGACCAATATCGGTTTGGTAGTACGCATGCGCGTTTCAGATATCGTTACACAATAACATGTACAAATTAAATGATTTGTAAAAAAGTACATAAAGAATGATTATATGTTGAATTACGGGTCGTTAACTCAGTAGGTAGAGTACGTGCCTTTTAAGCACGGAGTCGCAAGTTCAAATCTTGCACGACCCACCAAAAAGGTTTTTCTTTTCGGCATGGGACTTCAGAAGGTTGGTACGAGGTAGCTTCAAGCTACCTCGTATCGTCTATGATTATTTTTTTTTGTTATTTCGATATACACTATGACGATAACCTTTTAACCGATGAGGTAGTTATGTGGGCACATGTAAAACTGGTTGCATTCATTTTGTTTGATGCTTTGATTTTGCAATGGCTTAAAGTCCTTGTTTCTATTGTGATGCGTTTCTTATGGTTTCCTTCTTATAAGGAAAAAGATATTGAACATGTTGACAGTATTAACAATGTTCTTGAAATGAAAAGCTTGTTATCAGAAGACGATACGTTCAAACAGTTTAAAACCGAGTATCAGAAAGATTTGGATGATTATGATTATACAAAACTTACTGATGATGGTGACGGCTTTAAATTTCTCTGTTTACTGCAAGCTGCCGTTGAGCAAAGTCATTGCAAATGTAAAGATTTAAAACAAGTTATTTTGAGTTATATTGATGAAAATGGTGTTATTGGTAGACACCCTGTGGGCCATGCAGAACGAGAAAAAGCTGTCAATTTCTCTGGAGATATGCTTGCAGGATTTATGTATTATTTAGCCACGATGGTGAAACTTCATGACGATCCGCAGTTTTCTTTAGGATTTACATTCAATAAAAAAGATGCTTTGCAAACATTGTTTGAAATGACTACCTTTAGTGATAAGGATCATAAAGGAAGAAAGAAAGGTCTTTTAACGTTTGCTAGTCCTAGTGAAGAACTTGAAGATAATGATAGAGGATCTATCTATCGTTGGTATGGACTTGGGCCTGATGTTGTACGACTTCTTGCTTGGTTTTATCTTGGATATAAATTTACTGGTAAGACAAAATATAAGGTATATTACTATTTGATTCGTATTCTTAACGTGTTTACTTTGTTGACAAATCCTGGTGATTATGCTATTTTTATGGGAAGAGTGTGTGCCATTATGTGGTTCACAGGACATTCCAATATGTGTCATCACGCAGCTCTTTATATGCTTACAAAAAACAGTGCCGCTAAGATGGGTGCGAATCGTATTGTTAAAATGTTTCCTTCAAATGCTGATATTGTTACACGACATAAATTCCACTTCAAAAATGCAATCACTTTTGAATTTGCGTTAGCCATTAATCAAGTTTGTTATAACGTAGCACGACGTGGAACTGATGAATACACTAAAGCATTGAAGAAATATTTTACACTTCGTTCTTTTGAAACAAAAGAAATGAGTGATGAATGGCTTGATCCTAAATATCTTGGTCACAAGTATCTTTTTGAAAACAATCCGCTTACACCTACAACGGCAAGTGATGAGAGAAGAGCTACGTTCAGAGTAACTGATCTTTGTGTTAAAGGACTTGTTGTTAATAAAATGTAAAAGATATCGATATGTTATAACAATGCAGATGCTACCTATTTTGGTAGCATCTGCATGTATTGGAATCAATATAATATTTGTAAATGAAACTTATTAGGAATTGTTTTTGTTTGTGTATATTAGTAAAATCTGACACAAATTGAAAAGAAAAAACTTCAAATTATTGTATACTCCGAGTCTTATTAAATACAGCTTAGAGAATGTTACATAGAGGAGATACAGTAATGAATAATTGGTCGGTTATCAAGCGAGATGGGAAAACTATCGTTCCTTTTGATCTGAATAAAATCAAAACAGCCATCTCGAAAGCTATGAACGAGCATTCCGACAAATATGGAGTTTTTGTTAATGAGCACTCTCTTGCGATTGCTAAAAATGTCGTTAGAGTACTTGAAGAGAAATATAAGAATCAGGAAGTTCAAATCCATATCGAAGAGATTCAAGATATTGTCGAAACGGCAATCATGAACTATGGATTTTACGAAGTAGCTAAATCGTTTATTTTGTATCGCTTTAAAAGACACGAAGCCAGAGATTTTTCTCTGCAAGAACAATTGAAAATCATTGATGAATATATTGGTGAAGATGCTTGGGAAGTTCGTGAAAACTCCAATATGGATTATTCCCTGCAAGGTCTTAACAACCACATTGCTGCTCGCATTACCAAAAACTATTGGATGAATAAGGTTTATCCTGAATATATTGGTAAAGCAGCTATGGATGGCGATATGCATATTCACGATGCAGGTACGCTTGCTTCGTATTGCTGCGGATGGGATCTTCGTGATCTTTTATTGACTGGTTTTGGTGGAGTAAAAGGAACAAACGTATCAAACCCTGCTAAACATTTTGAAACAGCTCTTGGACAAATCTGGAACTTTTTATACACGCTTCAAGGTGAAAGTGCTGGAGCACAATCATTTTCGAATTTCGATACCTACTTGGCTCCATTTGTGAAACTTGACAATCTCACATACGAACAAGTCGAACAATGCATGCAGCAGTTTATGCACAACATGACTGTGAAGACACGTGTAGGATTTCAGACGCCTTTTTCCAATTTATCTATGGACTTAACTGTTCCTAAATATATGGAAAAAGAAGCATGTATTGTTGGTGGAAAATTGCACCCCACGTTGACATATGGCGATTGCCAGAAAGAAATGGATATGATTAACAAAGCTTTTTGCGAAGTTAATCTTAAAGGTGATGGCGTTGGTCGACCTTTCTCTTTCCCCATTCCTAACTACAATATTACCAAAGATTTCGATTGGGACAATCCTGATTACGAACCCTTGTGGCGTCTTGCTGGTAAGTATGGTAGTCCTTATTTTACTAATCTGGTCAACTCGGATATGAAACCTGAAGATATCCGATCGATGTGCCCGTTCCATCCTGAGGAACATATTCATTTTCGTATGAAAGTGACCAATGAAGATGGTTCTTATACGTATAACGAAATGACTTGGCCTATCAAGAAGTTTTATGATCTGTTTTTAAATAACAAAGCTATCAATTCCGTAACAGTAAAATATCTTGATAAATGGATTCCAGTTAAACGTGTACTCAAATTCAAAGCAACAGGATTCCTTAAGATTAAAACAACACGTTGCCCTGATGGTGTTGTTATGGAATATCACCACCTGCAACCGGTGAAATACGCACAACTTACTGGTTGTGAAACAACATTGACTTCCGTTAATGAAGTTATTGCAACGGCTATTAAACCGAATATCACGTATCTTCCTTATGCTGTTTCAGACAACAACACAGAGTGGTTTAAAGTAACGGAAGTTGTTGATTTAGGTACTGACGATCAAGAATTTGCGTATTGTATCGAGGTGGATAGTGAAGACCATCTTTTCGAACTCTCCGAAAACGGATTCATCACACATAACTGCAGACTTAGACTCGACAACACCGTTCTTAGAAAACGTGGTGGCGGTTTGTTTGGTGCCAATCCTCTTACTGGTTCTATCGGGGTCGTTACTATTAACCTTCCTAGGATTGGATATCTTTGTAAAGGCAATAAAGAAGCTTTTTATGAACGTTTAGACAAGATGATGGATATCGCAAGAGATTCTTTAATCATTAAACGTAAGTTCATTGAGAATCGTTGCGACCAAGGTTTCTATCCGTTCAGCAAATTCTATCTGCGAAATATCAAAGAACGTTTTGGTCAATATTTCTTCAATCATTTCAGTACAATCGGTCTTGTTGGCGGTAACGAATGCTGCTTGAATTTCATGGGAAAAGATATCGTCTCTGAAGAAGGACATGCGTTCATGTGTGAAGTTCTTGATCACATGCGTGAACGTATGACGATATATCAAGATCAGTGTGATGGTATTCCTTTTAATCTTGAATCTTCCCCTGCTGAAGGTGCAAGTTATGCTTTAGCTTTAAAAGATATCAAAAAATATCCTAACATTATTACAGCTACCACATTTGTTGATACTGCTGTTGAACCTTATTATACTAATTCCACACAGCTTCCTGTTGATTATACGGATGACATTTTTGAAACCATACGACTGCAAGAACCTTTGCAAGTGAAATATACAGGTGGTACTGTTGTTCACTTGTATCTTGGTGAAGAGATCACAGATCCGAATGCTGTTAAAGATCTTATCAAAACCATTACGGTCAATTCCGAAATTCCTTATGTAACGTTATCGCCTATTTATTCCATTTGTCAAGATCATGGTTATATCGATGGTAAGGTTATGGAATGCCCGAAATGCGGTAAGGCGACTGAAGTTTATCAACGTGTTGTCGGATTCTATACTCCGCTTTCTCGTTGGCACAAAGGCAAACAAGAAGAATCGAAGATTCGTAAGTCTTTCAATGTTGAAACTGCTGCGAAATTGAAATAAAAAAAAGATAGTAATAAGATAGGGGAATGTTTTCCCCTATCTTTTAATAGAAACATTTTGAGTAAAATGAGAGGATTTGTCATTATGCGTAAAATACCTGATGAATTGTTCATTCGAGAAATCGATACTACAAATGAAAAAGATTACAAACAATATCAAGATTTGTATGTCAATGTACAACTTGTGATGCTTGAGAATGACAAAAAAGTAAACAGTCTTGTATATCACGAAATCAGAAAATATGAAGATTTCACAACAAATGGTTTGAAGTTAGAATATACAACACTTATGCAGCAAGCTGTAAAAGATAACAAAACATACACAGTTCTTATGTATAAGGATATTCCTATCGGTATGTGCATGTTGACGTATAACGTACGCACAGATTGCCAACCTACGTTAAAGATTACAATGATTGTTGTACTTAAGGAATATCAAAATAATGGTTATGGTCGCTGGTTTTTAGAAAATTCCATCAAACTTGCACGAGAAAAACATCCGAACACATCGTTACTTATGCTTAATGTTATTTATGGAAACAAAAGAGCCAAACATCTTTATGAAAGTATGGGATTCAAACCTTTAACAGAAACACTTATAAAACCTTTGTAAATCGTTATGAAACATTATACACATTTTGATTGTTTGTATCATTTGTCAGAAAAGAAATTTGTTGATACTCATCTGGTACCAAGAGAAGTAAGTTCCATCGGTTTGAATGAAGATCCCACCATCAAACGAATATGTTTTGCGCCATCCATACATAAATGTTTGCAAGCTATTCGTGATCGTATTCGAGATGGAACAAAAACATTTTATGTCTATAGACTTTTGTGGAACAACGAATTGGAATATAAAATTCCTACAACTGATGATGTTTTTGATGCTAATGTAACAAATGAAGTGTGGATACTTTCTCCTTGTGATGTTGTTCTTGTGGATAAAGTAACTGTTGTTGATGAGTTAACCGGTATCGAAAAATACATGGCTCCGTTTAAACATGGTAAAAAAGCAGAAGAATGTACTATGCCTATATTTACGTACAAATCTAATCACTGTGATTTAAATTAATGCTATTTGTAAAAAAATACGCGGTATGAGCATTCTGTGTGTGTGAGTTGATTGGTCGTAGACTGGATTTATAAAATCCGTTTTGTCCATCAAAAATGAGGCACTGTAGTTTAGCTGGCAAAACAGTGGATTTGTAATCCACCATCGTCGGATCGTACCCGACCGGTGCCTCCACATTTAATACATACAAATAAGAATTATGCTTGAAAATTACGTAGACACAAATGGTTATGTATTAACGTATGCTCCCAAACATCATAGAGCTATACAATCTGGTTCATTTAAAGGGTACGTATACGAACACATTTTAATTGCAGAAAAAATGTTGGGACGAGAACTTTATCCAGATGAAGTTGTTCATCATTTAGATGGAATAAAAACGAATAACAATCCGTACAATTTGTTGGTGTTGTTGAGATCTCAGCATACCAAACTTCATCATTGGATGAGAAAACATTGGATTATTTCGAAACCATCTATTTTTACAGAAACGAAACGATGTGTTGTTTGCAATGCTGTTTTGTCTGATACAGACAAATACTGTTCTGTGGAATGTTCACGTATTGGACAACGTAAAATTCCGAATCGACCAGATCTTGATCAATTAGGTAAAGATGTTATATCAATGCCAATGACAAAAATTGGTGAAAAGTATGGTGTTAGTGATAACGCTGTACGTAAATGGTGCACTGCGTTAGGTTTACCATTTAAGAAAGCTGAAATAATGTAATATTAAAATATGGCGATGTAGCCAAGTGGTAAGGCAGAGGTCTGCAAAATCTCCATCTCTGGTTCAAATCCAGACATCGCCTCCATTTAACATTCGGAGATGATTATGAAATCTCTTATCAGTTTACTTGTTTTTGTGAGTTTGTTATTTCCTTTAACAGGATGCAGCAAATTCACTGGTGAGGAAGCGCAAGCTACAAAACAACAGATCGTTGACAATGCTTATGCTACTCTTGAAACGGCAGCTATTGTGTACAACACAAGTATGACTGCCGTTTCTCAGGCACAAATGCAAGGTATTATTACTGCAGAGCAGCGTGAGCAAATCAACGATATCGGTACGATTTATTTCAATTCGTATCAGCTTGCCGTTGTTGCTTTGCATACCTTTAAAACAACAGACGATGCTCTTCAATCCAGTCTGGTCGAAGCTATCGATACTGCAACAGCCAATTTGAATGAGTTCTTGAAGCTTGCTGTAGCACTTGGTGTATCCATTAAAGACGTAACTGTTCCGGAAATGGAGGTAAGCCATGAATAAAGAACTTGCTATTCAGTTGCTGTTGCTTGCAGTTCAGTTTGGACCCAAGATGGTTCTTGATATCGTAAATGCTTGGGATAAGGAAAACATCACAGCTGAAGATATCGAGAAACTCAAAACGCTTATTAAGAAACCTGAAGAATACTAAGGTTTCTTTTTAAAGCACCATAGCCAAATAGGTAAGGCATCGGGTTTTGGTCCCGACATGTAGGAGTTCGAGTCTCTTTGGTGCTGCCATTTTTTATAAAGATATAGGACGTGAGGACATCCTCACGTCCTATATTTCAATATGTTTTTAAATATACATTATTTATCTGTTATGACTTATTAACCTTAACTGTAGGGAGTTTTTATGTTTTCAAAATCCATGCTGGTACTTATGTTTTTTGTTGTTGGATTTTTTATTGGAATAATTTGTTTTATAGTAACATCTAGAAATTCAAGAATACCTGATGTTGTCACTATGAGTGAAACGGAAAAGACCAGTGTACTTATCGATTCACTTATAAGTCAAACAAAAGCAAAGAAAATCAAGTGGACAGTTCGTTTTGATTCCGACGAACCAAATTTTTCCACACAATACAAGAACACACGTTTTTCTTTGTATAATTATTCGACAGGTGCGTGTTTGGTTATTTCGTCTATAGGTGCCAAAACCATTGTTGTCAGGGCTTTCGAATACGAAACGTTAAACAGTCTTCTTACGGAAGTTAAGACCGTAACGGATTATGATACGAAAAAACTGCATGCAGATAAAGCTATGCAGCATCAGTTTGATTTGCTTGTTCAGGCACTTGTGAACAAAAAGTAGGTTGAATATGGTCATTCTTGAATATGTTTGTCACTTCGTACTCAATTGTATTTTTGTGGGTGTGTTGTATTGGCTATATGTGAAATATACGAACAAGGTATCTATTCAAACACGGTTTTTATGGAATCTTATCAGACTGACTCGATCAAGATCTATCAAGTGGGAGTATCAATTCACAACACCTTACAACGAATCTTCCTGTTATACAACATACGTGTATCTTCCAAATACGCAAACTGAATCAACGTATATTCGTATATACGAGAATTCGCCCGATTATGTATTGAGTATTCGTTTTTGTACATCACTTACAGATGATAGCAACAATGTGTGCTTTCAGGTGACAAATCATTGGGGACTTATGACTTGGCTTATACGTGAAATAAACAAATCCATTGATGATGTTAAGAAATCATATTCTTCAAAAGAAAGGTCTTTGTTTTGTGATTTTGTGAAAAATATGATGAGGGGATCTAAGCATAAATAAGTTGTAACTGTAGTTAGGAGTTTACTTCATGTATCTTTTTGAAAATTATCATCCTTTTGATTTGTGGCTAGTTGCTATGGGTGCTTTGCTTGTAGGGATTGTTTCTATCGTGCTCTTTTTGAAGAAGAACGATTCTTCTTATTCTGTTAATGGTAAATATGGTGATGGCACTCTGCATTGTCAACACGATCCTATCGTTGGAAGTAAACTTTGTACAATGTTAAGTACATCAACCAAAATGGGTTTTCTTAAATGGAATGTCTTAAAACATACGGATGATGAAGTTGTATTAACAGCGATGGGACTTGGCGCTTCGTGGACATTTGAAGCTTCTAAACATTTAAGCGAAGTATGTCTTCGTAGCGAACATCCGACACAAATGAGACTTCCTATGTATATTAACAGAAACAATCCTGAACTGGCACAACTTATAAGAAGTATGATGATTCAACTATTTGGTAAGGAAGAACAAAATGATTAACAGTTTAACTGATTTTTGACAACATAATCAGAGAGAACTCCAATTGGAGTTCTCTCTGTCTATTTTAAAGCGTATTATTTTTTTATTCAATACACTTTTGTACCTATATTACAACACCGAACACAAGTTCATCAACCTTTTAACAATCGAGGTAATGTATGGCCACGGTGTTTAATTATGATTTGTTTCTGAATAAGGTTCTTAAGGATCATCCTGCAATTGCTGTACTGAATTTTTGCGTGAGCGAAGATGATGATTACGAAATGTACACATTACGTCACCCTGATGAAGAAACAAAAGATATTTTGCAATTTGTATTCGTTGATGACGTGAGGTTTTCTGGACTTAGACATATGTTGGATGTTCTTGAACAAGAATATGGTTATAAACGCTATACAGTAACTCAAGAGTTATACAAACAATACGGACTGATACAGTGGACGATGAATTAACTCATTTTACTATCAATAAGGTAACAACTATGTTCAATGCAGAGAAGTTCATTGATACGTTGAAGTCAAGTGATGTTTATCCTGTTATTCTGGTGTATGATGTTGATGATGCAGGAACGACACATTTGTTTATTCATGAAAAATCAAAAATAAAGCCGTTTGCTCTTTTGTTTGTTCTTGAAGAATGGTTCGACAATCACGAAGAATGTTTATCATTTGTGAAGACGGTTTTAGAACAAGGTTACGTTAACGTGCTTTGCACTCCTGATGTGTGCCAGTTCACTTATTCGGACTATGGCCTGTTTTGTGATTAGCAACAACATGAAGAGGTGTAAGTTTATGAAACTTGTTACTGTTTCTCATCAAGCTAAAATCGCTATTGCTAATGTGTTGTCCACGGCAGCAAAAGAACAACAAATAAGCACTTTTAATATTCAGCAACAATTAGGTGCCTCTGAAAATGGCGAAGCTATTGCTGTTCTTTTTACAAAATGGCAGCACAGAGTGCATGTTGATCTTTTAAGACGTGTTGCTTCCGTACTTAACGTTGGTGCGTTGGTATCAAAGATTCTTCATAATCATGGAATAACGTATCACGATCTTAACGAATGTGAGCTCATGGCTTATAACCATAGTGAGGAACATGTTCAGTTATTGATGAAACTTAGACAACAGCTTACATCACGTCAACAGTTTATAAATCCTCACTATCAGCTTAAACCTAGTGCACCACTTGCGGAACACGATCTTGTTGTTTTTCTAAAATATAAAAACATTGTGATAGGATATGCCAAAATTGAAATATCGTCAGAAATAGATAATGCTGTCAATATACAAGAATTTTGCATTGACAGCAAATACAGACATGTTGGTTATGGTAGTAAATTTATTGATATGCTTTTTGAGTATATCAAAGAACAATATCCGTCAAATATATCGACTGTGTATATGACGGCTATTCGTAACGATGATATTGCAAATGAATTTTGTCAAGTCAACAAATTCAAGGAAGCGTTGGTAACGTATTCGCGAGATATTATTAGGAATGAAAAAGAAGATACGTTTACGTTTTCTGAATGACATCATACGTAAAAAAATACGTGCAACATTATAACATGTTTACATTTGTCCGAGTGATGGAATTGGTAGACATAAGGGACTTTGATAATTTATAAGAGGTGGTAGTACATCCTCGAATTCTGATGGTTCAAGTTTGGGTAGACCATCAGAGCCATATGGATTTGAAATATGGTAAACAAGAGCAGATGCGTAGGAATGCGCATGCTGAATGCGAGTAAACTCGGTGAAATCTTTCCCAATGACAACGCCGAGCCAAGCCTGTTTTATAAATAAACAGGAAGGTGTAGAGACTGTACACTCGCTCTCCAGACCGGAGAAAGACACAGTCCAGACTATCAAACTGTACAATGTGTGCAGGTAGCGAAAGCTATAGTAGTACGAAAATCCCTGGATCGAAAGATTGTGTGGGTTCAAGTCCCACCTCGGACACCAATTTGTAGTTTATCCATAAGAGAGCGTGGAAATTTCCACGCTCTCTTGCGTATTTCTTTTTTTACAAAAGAATCTAACAGTATGTTCTAAATACACATAACTGGTTTTAAGGAGTCTTTTTATGTCGTTGGATACGGAACTTTTTTCTGAGGCTATTGCAGAAAATAACTATCCTATCGTTGTAGTTGTACAAGATGGTTGTGTTTCTGATGTGTACATTCCACCATCTGAATCTACGACAAATATGTCAAATGATGATAATCCGTTGTATATGTTGCGTGGCGTAGATTCCGCGCTTGTTCTTGATTGCGACGGCGTATTGTCTTTTGATGATGTCGATACGGCAACATCGATTTTGTGCGATGAACTTGGATACACAGTACTTCCTCAGATTGATTCCGATAATCTTGCGTCGGAATTTGGGTTTGAATTGTCTGATGAAGATACGGATGACGACGATTGAAAATAAAAAGGAGTACTATCATGGCAGAAACACTTACTCACGATGAAACAGCTGAAACAATAGATGCTTTTAACGTTACAATGAATATGCTTGCTGGTACTATCGATCATGCACCGGCACTTGATATTTTAGATATCTTTTTCCAGAATAAACCTTTGTATGATTTTCTTAAAGAGTTTACAGAGAACTTTGGACAAAGTGATAGAGCGGAATTTTTATCCAGATTTCTTGGTATTTCCGTAGCTCTTTGTGAACAAAAAATTCCAGCATTTGGATTGGCATTTGTTTTAAATTCCATCGGTTCTCTTTACCAAACAGTGATGAAAAAGGATATCGAGGGTCAAAAACATTGCTACTCGTTTGTGCGACAGGATCTTTTTAGCAAGAACGAGGAACGTACGGAATATTTTGTTTCCGTAATACTTTCAACATTTGAACAAATTTCTGTTCATTTGATTATTGATCCTGATGATCCTCAATTTGGATTCATTGGCGTCACGAATCCTCGTGCCGATGAGCAAGCTGACAAATTGAGGGTGTCTTATTTACCATCCAGCTTTTGTATAGATATATATAACGAATATATAAGACCTTTGATGGATTATCGTAAGGAGGTTATGGAACATATCTCGGATATTGTAGAAGAACAAAAAGCGACTCTTATTTTTGATGATGCAAAAGAAGAACAATCAGGTGATGCAAAATAAATTATTTGGTAAATATTGATTAATACGCAAGAGAGAGCGTTTAACGCTCTCTCTTGTTATGTTTAACATGTTCGTGAGTTTTGTTATGAAGCCTATTTATCGTCCTGAACCGTTTTTAAATATCAACCGTAACGCGCTTAGACATTTTGTTAGTGTACATTTTGACGCTAAGGACTCATTACATAACTTAAAACAATTGTTGTACAATTCAAGTATTTGTGGTATATTGAAAGATAGACGAAACGACTTAGATTGTGTTATTCTAACTCGATCCGTATGTGATGACATAAAACAAGAACTTACTGATTGTTTTGTACATCCACTTACAAGCCAGAAACTTCATGATCTTGATTTTTGTAAAGCTTCCGAATTGGCGGTAGCTGTATGGATGTTTCATGTAGGATCTGGGTATTTTCGCATATGGCAATCACAAAGAGCGTTTGAACATATTTTACAAACGTTCGAAATTTATCGGAAATTACAACTCCATAGAGTTTTGTCTGTGACACATCAGTTGCTTACTGAAGTCCGTATTGTAGCAAAATCGTTGGATGCGTGTTTTGCTCCGGATGGTTTCACGATTGATGTTACTTTTCACAGAAAAAACTTTGCACGTTTTACGCTGAGGTTTGATACGCTTCAAAAAATATTTGTTTATCCTGGTTTTTTAAATCCGTCTTTGAGCTTATACAACTGTTTGAAGACAAGATCATCCGTAAAGAGGAACATTATGGACGAGCAGAGAGTCTTTTACGATTTCACGTATCTTAACGATGCGCTTAACACCGGACTGGAGAAATTGTCTTATACTGGAAATCCTTATAGAAGGATGTAAACTTTTTGTATAAGGTAGATTTCTTCATTCCGAAGAAGGATACCGTTTATGTTAAAGGCCAACGAATTCCGTTTAACGTTACGTCGACTTGGTTATAGTTCAAGTGAACTAAGAAATCATCAGTTGTGGACACATCCGGATTTGGATGTTCCTATTCTGCTTCCACGTAGCGCTAAAATGGGTTTTCGATACGAAAACGATTGCAAAAAGAAGATCAAATATGTAAAGAAACTTTTAGAAGAAAAAGCCAATAAGTCGGTGTGTTGTTATTACGAGACACAACAAAGAAACGCGTGTCCTCAACACGTACGAGGTAGAAATGCGAGTAGAAAAACTGTCAAGTCTTGTTGATTACATTATCGATCAATCGGCTGTTCAAGATGAGCAAAAGGAGTATGCTCTTTCATTCATACGTTTTATTACCATCAATGTAACATTTGGAAAAGATCTCAAGCATCTGCAAGATCTCATGTTTTGTCACTTCTATACACCGGTAAACAAATTGCTTAAAGATGATACATCGGTGTCGTGTCTGGTTGATACAGATCCGAATATGAAGTGTCATAGAAACATAGGTTTTGTCTGTACGGCACGAGACGAAAGTTTTAAACCTATTCCTCTTGGTATCAGGGAACATGAAAGTTTTGCTTTTACACTTCCTTTAACGCCAAGACTTTTTAAACGATTGCAAAAAGAATGTAGTGAATACGAACTGCGTTCTTTTAGAGATTCGTTTGATGTGAAGAACGGTGATCCACGTAATGAATTTTCCAACAATGCGTTACGGTATTTGCATTTTCCTAAAATGACCTTGTTTGGAAATTACAATTGCAATCTTCTTGTTGATATTAAAGAAGACCAAGAATACTTGAACATTTTGTTGGATGTTCTTCCTCAGATAAAAAATTATAAAACACTTGAGAGGTGTTATGATAAAATCGTAAATCATTTATCGTTTGCTTGTTTCAAATTTCCTTTGGTTATAGAACTATAGTTACGGATTGTTCACTAGACGGTATGAAGGATGCGTCCACATGGCACATAAAGTTTTTCCTATTTTGTTTAGTGCATTATCCGTTTTGTGTACGGTGCCCCAAAATCCGGGCACCGTACATCACAATAAGGCTTTGTATTATACCAAAGATCATTTTGGTAACTTTGTGGAATTTGATGAAAAAGATGTCGTTGTGATTGACAATAATGGGATGTCTCTTGTCGTTAAGTTTGACCAAAACTTTCGAGTTACGTTTATCCCGATTTGGACAAGAAGTCTTGATAACGTTCAATAAGCTCGAAATATCTTAGTTATTCGTATTTTGTCATTTGAAAAAAAAAACTTAGTGAATTTGGGTAGTATACTGCTTCGTAAAAATTTTGTGTAATTATTGAAATTCACAACATATCTTTTGACCCAGATAACAACCATGTAACCCTGTATAGTCAGGTGACACAGGTATCTTGTTGAAAGAAAAATTTGGTGTCTTGATAAATCAAATATGTGATTTTCAAACTTAATATTGCGATAAACAAAACCCGCTAATGGTGAGTTTGGTGAACTCAATGAGGTGTATGATCGTGGAAAATTTAGTAGATAGTCGGAACAACATATTGTCAAAGAATTTGGTAGGGATTAAAATAAGAATAAAAGTAAAAAACTTAGTGAAGATACGTATTGCAACGTTGTGAGTCATTAATTTAGTGTAAATAATAAGTAAAACCTATGTTTTTAAAATTTAGTATAGAAAAAAAAAAGAGCATACCGCAGCACAATTTACAAAAAGTAGGCAACAACTCTTATAACAGGAAGTTTGTTATTTTAACCCTGTAACTCAGTGACAGGTGTTCGCTGATATCTTGTTGTTTTGAAAACTTAGTGAACTTGAGCAGTAACGTTTCAACAGGAAATTTGTTTATGGTGCACAATAAACCTAAAGTGTGGTAACTTATTACCGTATATTACCAATCTAAAGGGAAAGGAGTTTCGTACATGTCTTCTAAAGAATCCGACAACGGTGAAGTTGGTGTGGTACACAATGTAACAAGTGATGAAGAGAAACGATTGTCACACGATCAGCTTGTTGATGAATGTATTGACAAAAGTTTTGACCAGTTTGATGAAATTTATAAATTACTTGCCTGAGGTTAACTATGTGTTCCGTGTTAACAATAAACGATATCATCTATATTCATGATCGTGTGATACTGCGCTATGGTGGAGCTACGGGATTGAGAGATTCCACACTTCTTCAATCTGCTGTAGGGCGAATAGATACCGGATATTACAACCACATTTTGGAAACTGGAGCAGCTCTTTTTGAAAGTATCTTTTTTAATCATCCTTTCGTTGATGGTAATAAACGAACGGCATTTTGTTCGTTCCATGTGTTTTTACAATTAAACGGACACGATTTACGTATTCATCCCGATCGGTTGTATTTGAAAATAAACGCATGGTCTAAAGAGCATGGTTTGTTTAAAGATGCCAATGATTTCTTTGCAAACTTTCTCGTGTAATCTTTATTTTTAAAGGACACCTTATGATTTTTAAAGCAATGATGCATAACGGAAGACCGTGTTTTCAAGCGGTACAACCTGTTGATCCTGAACCGTGGGCAGCGATTCCAGCAGCTGAACGTATCGCCATGTTCCAGTATCGGGAAGACATATCTAAAGATAATGAAGTTCGTGCGTTATCAGATCTTCCTGAAATGTATGATCCATATGCAGAACAAAGAGAACAACTTACCATGCTCATCACATCACTTGAGGATTTGATGAAAGTAAGAATTGCGCATGGTAATAGACTATACGCTTCCGTTATTCGAGCACTTGGCTTTAAACCTGGTGAAAAGATTTATACGAACAAAGTTCCGGAAATGACCAGTGATGATATTTTACCGGAATCTGAAGAAACTGTGGAACTTATCGAATCTCGTACTGAAGAACAAGACAACGAGAGAGAGAAAGACAACGTTGATGTTGGTAAAATTATTGAAGAACTTAAATACGAATTCAAGCGTGTTACCGACCGTATTGTTTGTTCTTTGTTAAATCAAACAGCAATCACCAATATCAAAAAAGCCAAGCTTGATATCAATGAGATTGCATCAATAGCTCTCAGTAGTTCAGGAACAAAAAAGCTTGCTGAAATTTTAAGAACATCAGAGGATATCAAATACATCAAAAATCCCAGTGTGTATGCTACGGTGAAGTATTACGTACAACTTCTTAACCAAGAAAAAGATCTTGAAAAACAATTAGAAGCTGTACTTCAACCATTTCCTGTGTATCGGTATTTCTTAAAACATGTAACCGGCATGGGTCCCAAGAGTTGTGCGGCTTTGCTTTCCAGAATCAACATCTACAAATGCAACAGTTCCGCATCAATGATTGCTTATTGCGGACTTGATGTTGGCCCTGATGGTCTTGGAAGAAACAATACCAAAATGCATTTGGTTCCTCGCGAGTACGTCAATAAAGCTGGAGAAGTTGCTGTAAAAGAATCTGTAACATATTCTCCATATCTGCAAGTGAAATTGCTTGGTGTATTCGCACCTGTATTTATGAAGTTGTCTCCGACGTATAAACGAGTCTATGACAACTACAAAATGCGTCTTTTAAATGAAGGGCGTCTTAAAATGTTCAAGCAGGTTATGAAGGATGGTAAACCGCAATTTGATCAAAACGGTCAGCCAAAATTAATGCCTGCGTATACACCAGCACACATGCATCGAATGGCTATCAGACACATGATGAAACATTTCATCATTGACTTGTATGTGAACTGGTGCGTTATCGAAGGTATTGTTCCAAAGACGCCATATATTCAAGAAAAACTTGGCATGCAAGCCAAAGTGCGTTGTCTTGTTCCTCACAGATACAAGACAAACAAGTTTAACATGGTTCTTTGTTATTATGACGAAGGACTTCTTGATGTCATGAAACACTCGATTGCTCTTATGAAGAGAATCGAAAAATCAGTGTCTCCTGTACGTTTTGAATTAGAGGACAGTGAGATATATGAAGCGGAGGAACAAGAAAAACAACAAAGAGCTGCTGATGCCGCACGAATGAAAGATATTGTTGCAAAAGAAAAACCGTTGCAAAAATTAAACAACAAACAACCATTTGAAACAGGTGGTCGAATTGTTTTAGGCCCTATCTTTATGCAAAAAGGCAAATAACCTATAACCTTAGGTATAGGGAATATTTTTGATTCCCTATACCTGACACGATCTTCGCAGGTCGCGAAACGTATCTTATTTATTCTTAAGTTTTATTTTCTTATGTTGAGATTAGTACCCTGCCTGAATATAACGTAATATTTCGGAATTTGGTAATGGTATAATAAAAATAAATCCTTAAACTTAGTGTAATGTGATAGGTAATGATCCGTGTAAATTTATTCATCAATCGTATAAACGTGTAATTAAAAAGTTTATTGATAGTTTTTCTAACATCAATGCAAGAGTTTGTTTTTATAGTAACATATAACACTTTGGCAGGTGTCCAGAGTTATCTTATTTATCGAAAAATTTAGTTTGATGGTCGTAGTAAATCTCTATACCGAAATTGAGTGTACAAAAAAGAAATCTAAAACAAGAAAATTTAGTGGTTTTAACGAGATCAATCTGAACATATGTAATTTAGTACGAAATGAGGTGATATATCTACCATCAGTTAATTTAGTATGACAGTGAGAAACGTGTACAATGATAAATTTATTTAAAGTAGGCAACACTTTAAAGATAGCAAGTTTTTTGTAATAGTTATATTACAACTTGTATAAAGCAAGATTGGTATTACAGTATTTTAATCTGCTAACAAGAAACTTTTAAAACAAGAAGAGAGTGATGTAAAATCACTCTCTTCTTCTGTAAGGAATTTTTATGTTGAATATTGGTGGTTTTAAAGCATCAAGTCTTATCAATTATCCGGGTTATGCTGCAGCAATTGTATTTACAAACGGGTGCAATATGCGATGTGCGTATTGTCATAACGGGAATCTTGCATTAGGAGAAGAACCAAGTATTTCAGAAGATGATATTCTTGATAAACTAAAACAAAATCTACGGTTTTGCAAAACCGTAGTTATTTCTGGTGGAGAACCAACTCTTCAAGGAGATGCTGTTTTAAATTTTTGTAAAAAATTAAAAGAGATTGGCATCACTCGTATTAAACTTGATACAAATGGAACTTTACCTGATGTCGTACATGCTTTGTTGAAACACAATCTTATCAATTATATCGCTATGGACATCAAATCTATAGACCATTATAACAATCGTAATGTTCAACGAACTATAGACTTGCTTTATCGAACAAGAAACACGATTCATAATCCTGATCGTTTTGATTTTGAATTCAGAACAACACTCGATAAAGGATATATAAAACCTGAAGATATCGAAACCATTCTAAGACATATCAGTTCTCATCACGTGACCTGGAAGGATGAACAAGAAGAATGTTGTACTCCGGTTTGGTATATTCAACAATGTAATATTCCTGAACCTCAGATATTGTCAATTGATAAAACGGTCTGTCCTTATACTGATGATGATATCGATATTGTTGTTAAGGAAGCAATTGATTTTCAGGTAGTCAATTTCAAATGGTTACCTATAAGACTTATAAGAAGAATCTCATATTAAAAATGATACGTACGATATCATGGAGAGGCAACGAGCCTCTCCATGATGTTACTCGTTTCATTTTAAACACTATATTACCATAATGTTGTTAACCTTTAACATATTTCAAGGAGTCAGTTTATGAAGGTACCATCATTATTTAAAACTGTAGAAGGTTGGATGCTTGCTATTGTTGTTGCATCACTTCTAGCTTTCTCCGGTTCATTATGGTTAAAAATAAATTACGGATATAATACCATACTGATGTCATGGCTTATTGAGGCTACAAAGAAAAACGAGGTCGTTGAGTTTAGAAGTCCGACAACTCTGACTATGCCTGAACTTGTGACAAAATTGCCTATGCCAAAACCTGTAGCTATCACGAAGAAAAGCACCATTACAGCTGAAACTGTGAATGGTAACAATAGTGTAACCTTAGAAGTTGATCCTAAACCGGATACGACAAAAGATGAAATAGCTGCAGCAATTACGGCAACATCAATTGCAAACGATACTCCAGTTGTTGATACTTCAAATGTTAAAAACGTATGTACTGAAGTACGGCTTAAGAAAAAGAATCGTTTGTACTCAGTTCGGTATGTCGATAAGCAATCATCAAACGGAAAGATACTTATCTGGAGTCATGAAGGAAAAAGAAAGCTTAATAAGAGAAGATTGTCAAGAACCGTGTATGCTGTTCTTGATAGAGTGACGTTTGTACCGACATCTACGAAAATCCACGACATGGTGATGGAAACAATAGCCACCGAATCAAACATGGGGTACTATGTCGTTCAAGTAGGTGGCCCTGCTCTTTCACTTTGTCAAATAGAACCAGGAACAGCTAAGGAGCTTGAAGCATGGGTTAAAGCGTACCACAAAGATGTGTATAAGGAAATCAAACAATTTTGGGAATATTCCAAATCAGATACGTACAACTATACAAACAATGTTCCTTACAACATTGCTTTATGTCTTGCCGTGTATTGGTGGAGAACAGGATATAATTTCTTGGATCTTTGCAATACGAGAGAATCAAGAGCAGCTACGTACAAGTTGACGTATAATTCTGTACTTGGTAAAAATTCAACCGAGCGATATATCGCCGATGCTGAGAGGTATCTCGATGACAAATGAACAAATGTTTGTTAATGCAAGTGCTCTTTCAGTGAGTGAAAAATTCACACACATCTTCAAAAGTGTTATGAATGAACGTCGATACAAAATAGATGATCTTGTTCGATTAACAGGATTATCCAAAAGAACTGTATATCGTGCGCTTGATCCTGAGGATACGACGACAACGTTTAAAACTATCACCAAACTTTGTGTAGCGCTTGATATTACGTTGACGTTATCTTTCTTCAAAAAACAAAACGATGAAAAATACACATTCACATGGTGCGCATGAAAATGAATGTTGATGTTGTCGTTATATTGGCAAATCTTTTACTTGGATGTACAATCATTTGTTGTGCATTTCTTTTCGCATTTACTTTTATGAGTATATGGAAAATAATAGGCAAAGCAAAAACCGTTGTTTTTCATAGAAACAAAAATCGAATAGGTGATACATGATTTTAAAAATCTTATTGATGTTTGCTGGAACAATATCCATTATTGTTGCTGTCTGGATAAGTTGTATCTTATTAGCAGATTGGATACGTAGTTCCACAACTGCAAAGAAAAACAGAAACAATGTCTTGTGGTGCTCTTTTGCTATTGCTACCTGCATCGCTATTCTTTCTTGCGGAGCGTTTACTTTATATGAAATAAGTTCGAAGTTGCATTGGTTAGCTAAGTAACAATGAAATATCCAGAGGGACACAATGTCCCTCTGGATGTAACAAAAGTCGTGTGATTTTTTTTTATCGACGAATTTTTAAAGAAGGTATTTGACAGCTTGTTTTTATAAAAGCTTCGTTTGCTATTTTCGTGTATCGTTCAATATTGAAATCAAAGAATTCTTCCATCTGAGCATCGTTTAAAACATAAGCATCGATTTCCGTTTGCCCATCATAAAGAGCGTGTACTGTTCTATGAAGTCCGTCAAGGATTTTATCGTTGTGCATGATAATAGGATATCGATCATATTCTGCAGCCAGAATTCTTTTTATATGTCCAACAATATTGTAAAGATTGACGGTTTCTTCTTTGACAACTTCACCATCTTTAATATGAAGTGTTTTCCAGCTTGAGCTTACATCCGTATTTTTAAGAACATCGACAGGAATTTCAATGCGTGTGGATGGGATGTTGATATATTCAAGATATTCGATAAGATCTTTAACAGCGTATCTTTTTTCTTTATATTTGAAAGTATGTTTTTCAAAATCCATACGAAACCTCCATGAGGTAATGATGTTATGATATTTTGAGACCTTTCATCCGCACAACATAAGGAGAACATTTTTATGTTATATGGTTTTCTTACTGATGATATTTTTATTAAAAAACAGAATTCCTATCTTGGTACGTTCGAAGCTCCGAATGTGTGTTTTTTAACAGAAAGAGTATCGAACTATTTTCATCAAAAAGGTGTTATTATTGATACAAGAACAGAACGTCTTACTTTCCAGAATAAAAAGATTACTGGAAATATGATGTTTTTCTTTGATAAGAGTAAGTACGAAACAAGTATTTTCGATGACATGGTTTCTGATCAAATCAAGATTTTCTTCAACATTCTTGAACGTGTATCTCTTGCTAATGGTGAAAATGTTCATGATATTGAACGTGATATTTTACAAGACAGTACTCTTCGAGAACATTACGTTGAAGATTCTTTGAAACTTGCAACAAAATCGGTAACAGCAACTATTCCTTATATCGATAGTTCGACAAAAAATGTCGAAATCCAAATGCCTTATTATTTTGACATTGAGTTGAATTTCCCTCCGAGTGAAAAAGAAGTTTTACGTGTATGGTTGAGTGTCGATTCATTTCTTCTTGATTATCCGTTATCTACTATTACTGATGTTATTTTGCCATGTGATCATTCTTATATTTTAAATCCGGATAAAGCTACTGGTGTTATTGATATGCTTATCAAAAGCAATCAATTCAGTTTTAAAGAACTTGATGATCCTGTTAAAACTGGCGATCATTCCGGATTTTTCACGTACAATACGAAATACCTTGTCAAATCGTCGCATGATGTTAATATGCTTCCGTTTGGTATTTTGTACCAAGGTGCTAAACCGACATCTCTTGAAATCAGAAAAGCTATTCGTGACAAACTTCTTGGTTACGGTACAGCATCAAAAGAAGTATGGGAAACTATTTTACCGGATTTATTCGTAACAGGACAGTTTTTTCTGATTCCTTTGTGGAACAATACAACACTTCGTCCTGAAAAAGAAATGTACCCAAGCATTTGTGATATCAAAAAAATCACACAAGTAATGCCTGTGGTATTTCCTAATATGGAAGAATCGTTTATTGAACAATATCAAGAAATTATTGTCATTGGACAAAGTGAAATCTTTATTACGACTATTCCTGATCCTTTGAATGAAAAAGAATTTTCTATTCAAGAAATTCATCCCACATATCAATACCACATGCAACAAGATCCTGCATTTATTTATCAAGAATCGAAAACACGTGAATTTAATACAAGACTAAACAGATGCATGGCCGTGGCTCAAGGTGAGTCCACAGTCACAGATGTCATCAGAAATGAATTTGATGGACTGATTTATCTTTCTTTTGTTGCGAGTGGTATCGAATACCACATGCTTACTGAAGAAAGTTATAATGAGTTGTTTTCTTCATAGATAGAAAAAGGAATCGTTATACATGTTTACATCGCCTAATTGGGTTACTACAGGTAGTGGAAGCGGTGAAGGAGGTGGTGGCATCACCTCCGCAGAAGTCACTGCTATTGTTGATGCAAAACTTAAACCAGTTTCCAATAAGGTAACGACACTTGAAACAAGTGTTACGAGTTTATCTTCTGAAGTAACTGCTTTAACAACAACTGTTAATGAACATATCTCTAATAAAAATAACCCGCATGGCGTAACACCTGCTCAGATAGGTGCAGCCACAGCTGATCACACGCATACGCTTGATGATTTAGGTGCTGCAGCAAAAGATCATAACCATGATGAAGCATATGCTGCACTTGATCATACCCACACTGCTTCCAGCATAGGTGCAGCTACTGCCACGCACACTCATACGTACAGTGATGTAACTGGTGTTGCTGCAGCTGATCATAATCACAACAACACATATGCTGCGATAGACCATACACACGAAATCAGTGATATTGATACACTTAGTGATGAACTGACCAAGATGACGAATCACATTAAAAATTATGATAATCCTCATAAAACAAGTGATGACAATCTTGTTAAAGTGTTGAAGTTTGATTTCACTGACAAAACAGTAGCGCAACCGTTTACCGTTTCTCGTGCATCTAAAGAATGGGCACTTGATGAAAATGATAAATTTGTTGAATACGATAATAATACGCTTGCCTATGCGTGGGATAAAACCGACAACCGATATGGTGCACAACTTTTTAACAGCAGAACTCGTTTAAATTCTTATTACAAAACACCTATCTTCGAACACGCAGAAAGTGCAAGTAAAAACATTAACAGTGCTACGACAGATGCTACTTCTCAAACTGGAGACGTTGTATCAAGGATTCATCTTAGAGATACAACCAATGTAGTTGTTGATGAAGTGTTTGATAACGAGTATAGCTCCGTAGTACTATTAAGAAATACGGATAGTGTCAGTATAGCGACAGGAACAAATGCTACATATACACTGTCTATAAGACTTAAAACTTCTACAGCGAATGATCCTGATCTTAAAGCAGTATTTTGGTGTACTCTTGGCGATGCTGGAACGAAAACACAAATTGGTGAAGTATCGTTGTCGTCCGAATGGCAAACCAGTGTATTGACATTCACAGTAACGAATGAAAATGAAACTGATGAAACACTGACATCTGGTTTTTATATCACATCGACGGACGATACAGTCAATGATATTTTCATCGATGTCGACTGGTTCCAGATAGAACAAACAGCATATGCTACTCCTCTTATCATGGGTACGGAAGGTACGCAGATAACTGTTTTGCGTACGGCACCTTTATACACAGGAGCAGATGCCGATCTTTTCACAACGACAAAACAAATATCTGTTTATTCTGAGTCTAAGAAATATTACTACGGTGGTCGTCCTTGGCAAGTACGGACAATACCAAATTCTGTTTTTAGATACCACGGTAGTCTTGATATGAAAAATCGTTACAGAGCACGTGTAGAAAACAATGTTATTATTGAACCAGAATCGCTTGTTGATACACACTACCAGGTATTGTCTACAGAGATTCCTTTAGGTGCTCTTGTACGTGAAGTTTCTTTGTTTGATTTTGTAAATAATGAATTTTACAGTGCCATAGCTGGTGTTGTTTCAGATACAAAAACAACAATCGTCAATGTACCTTGGATTGACAACGAAAAACAATTTATTCTGTCAAGCAGTGGTGAATCTGTCGTATACTTGTGTGGTTATCTTTACCATATTTCTATCTATACGACCATTCTTAATGATGGAAAACTTATTGAACTTACACAGTAGGAGTTTTTATGTATAAAGATTATTTTTTACGATTTTTGAATAAGGAAGAATTTGATACTTGTGCTTCTTTGTTAAATACCGATTCTTATATGGATACTTGTTTTTGTGATGTGATCGGTATTATCAGTGGTAAAGAAGGTTATCATGTCAATATCAGAACTCTTGATTCCATTGAACTTCCTGAAGCTTTGTTAAGCAAAGCCATCAATCCAACAACACCACTGCGTCGTTTTGCTGGAAATGCTGAAGTATACATTCCTACTGAAGAAGAAATGATTCAATAAACAAAATAACTATCAGATCTGGGATATCCCAGATCTGATATATATTAAAGATATATATTACCTACGTGGTGTCATGTTACACACACATTAAAACAGAGTATAAGGAGTTTTTATGAAAACCAAATTTGACGAAGATTTTGATTGTCCTACAGAATTGGATTGGTGCACATTTACACTTGATATAAAAGACAAATCCAGGTCTACTCAAAAAGTAAATGATTTTTTATTAACGTATCACACCGAATATATGGTCAAATTACACAAAAATCTTATTGCAATTATTTTAAACAGTAAACTTCCATTCTACAAACAACATTTGTATTTAAAACGTATTTGCGATTACGCAAAATACAACATGGAAAAATTGACTGAAAAGGTAATAGCGACTGAAAAATCTTCAAATACGGTTGCCGAATTTTATAAAGAATTTATGAACATTTACAAGTCATCATACAACTTGGTTTCTAAAGAAACCAAACTTTATAAGGAATTTAAACGCTGGTACAACGAAAACAAAAATGTGACTGGAGAGTCGATATGATGGATTCATTTCCGAATGGGGAAGAAGTTTGTTTTATACTTACAGGACTACTTGATCGTCATTTTGAAAAGATGTTTTGTGGTATGGAAAACCTTGATTGTAACGCCATTGTGAAGATGTATGATAAAATCGATACATTCTTATGGTTTATTGAAACGCATGCAAGTGAACATTGTAAAGATGCTTTTTATTACAGATGTACAACGGATCAGAAAGAACTCATGGTAGCGTTCTTGATTTATGTTTTTCAGTTTCCAGAATATCAAAGTTTAAACACCGTAGAATTTCATAAACGAATATCCGAACTTTTTTCAGTATCGCATTATAGAGTTTCGTTGTGGTCTTCATTGTGCAATTGTGAATTCAAACAAACTATCGGAAACGAATTGACAAAATATCACAATGAAGAACTTATTCGTATTCTTAAATATAGAAAGAATGAGGCTGAAAATCACAATCTCTACTCTATAAGACTTATGGCAGCGTTTATGACTGATATGTATAATACCAAGTATCCTTGCGATACCTTATTTTTAAATCAATTTGTGACATTTTTTCATTTGTTAAGCGATAGAGAACAGATTGTTCCCATATTCAAACAATGGTGTCTTGAAAGATACCCAGAAGGGATTTTACAATGGATGTAAATCGACATCGTTGGTTTTATTGTAGAATTCTGAAAGACTATAGTGTATTTGAATAACAATCTTGTTACAGATTAAAAACAACATATAACGATTTCACAGGGAGAATTCTCCCTGTGAAATTTTAATAAGGATATCTAAAATGATTATTGATGCAAGTGATTTCTTTGCTTGTCAGCGTTTTATGAGACAATGTGTAGAACAAGAAATTCGTAAAATACCAAGACGATTTGCTAAAGAATATTCAGAAGTATTACTGGATAAAGAAAACATGCAATTGCATTTTGATAAAATTTCTGAAATGCTCAAAAGACTTATGGCGCCGTACGACGATAAACCTACATACGGCGATATTTTAAAGTGTTTACAAGCAACACAAAAACAAGATCACCTTTTTCAAATATATATCGCAGACCTTGTTCAAAAATATCCGTTTTTAACATTTGTGAGGTCCCTGCCATGGCATAACAAATACATGACAAAAAGAATCGTTTCTATGGTTTTTGGTATACATTCTTATATGCAACGACGTATATACGAATATTGTCGTGCAAACGATGTTAAACCTTCTGGTGTTGAAATGTATATTGGAGAATACATTCGTGATCTACTAAGTTGTATGCGAGACATAGATATTCATTCGAGTGATGCTTTACCGGAATTACATACTGTATACACGGAACAGAATGTAAGATGTCTTTTTAAATCTATTTGTTTTACAGGTATTATAAATTATCTTGATTGGGTTGTAAAACAAAAATTGGAGACTCGGTAATTATGAAAAGAAAATCCGCTGATATCACTAGTGATAAGTATCTTGTTGACCAGTGTCTTAATGCTTATGAACATTTGCTTCAAGTCAAACCATATTTACCAACAAAACAAATCCCTGTATTGTCAGTCAAGCTTCCTTCAAACGAAGATGCTTTGTCTTGTTATTTAACATTTCAAACGGAGATTCTCAAACGACCAAAATCCAAAGGAAAAGTAGCCGTGTCTCTACTTCATAACAACACTATCGAAATAAGAGAAGCTTATGAATCTTTTCCTCTAAGTGAACATGAGGAATTGTTTAATATGGTTTTGAAAAGACATAAGGATTTTTTAAATCGCAACGCTCATCTTGCTCATGTGAAATAGGTATTTGTTATTGATAAGTAAGAGAAGGGATAATCCCTTCTCTTACTTGAACTTCATGTAATCGATTTTTTTTTTGTGTATATATCATTTTCTTGATTTTAATAACCTTCAACCTTAAGGAGTAACCTTAAATGATCACAAACAAGTTTGAATTGCCGGATGACAGTTTACTTGGAACGACACATCTTACAAAACTTGCAGCAAAATGGGGTATAGCCGTAGAACTTCTTATTTTCATGTTGTCAAAACAGACTAAAGGAAGACTTCGTAAAGTCAATTGGACAAGAAACATCAATCTTCCTTATCTTGGTAAACAAATCGTCATTTACAAACCAGATACTTCGGATTATCAAACATGGAAAATGACGAATACGGATGCTCATCGATTTATGGTAAGACTTGAAATTGTGCTTCAAATAACCGACATATACAGAGAACTTGATGTGCTTAACAACGCTCTTCTTGGAAACAATTATGCAATCATCAACAGAAAAAGGATGTTGCGCTATGTTGATCAAATCATCAACATAATGGGTTTTGTCGAACACGTATACGAAACAACTGATACAGGATTACGTCAGTTCTTTCCTAAAATGATATTGTTATCAAACGTTTATGAAATCTCATCAAAGGAGTGCATAGCTGATAACCTTTATATAAGAATACCTTTGGCATTCTTACGAATATGCGATGTCCTTGTTCGTGAAAACATGCCTATTTTGATTACCGGTAAAGTCGGTTACATCAAAAAGCAAAGACATTGCGAAATCGTGAGCGTTAACTCGATTCAGTTAGCCAATCAAGATTTGGTTGATTCACTGCTCATGTAAATAAATTCTCATCTATAGAAGGAGAGGAATATTCCTCTCCTTCTTTTTTTTTTGCAGATCAAAAAGAATGACATCTATATCATTATTTTGATATCGGGATTAATGTACTGTTAACTTTTTTCATACGAGGTAAAAATATGTTGACTGTTAATGCTTTGGAAAAGATGCGTCGTGAAGTTATGGAACGTATTGAACAGTATGATTTTGATTACTTATCATCAGCGTACTGCAACAATGTATTCAAGAAGCTCCTTGCTGCAACACGTATAGCTTGCGAACGTAAGGGTGTTGGCATGCACTTAAACAAGCATGAAGCTTGTCAAGAATTCTTGCTGTTCTTTGTAAATCGTCGTTACGAATACGAAGGCATCACGACATTCGAGGAGGATCTCAAGAAGGCCAAGGCTCTTGGTGTTGAATTAACGGAAGAACAACTTCGTACAGCACGTTTAGTCATGGCCTTAAACATGCATGGTTCTCTCGGAACGCTTACGATAGAATCGATAAGAGACAATCCGGAAATTTCAGAAGATCTCAAGAAGAGAATTTTGGAAGATCCGGATACGAATGCAGATCACATCATTTACAACATGAGCAACATGCTTCATCTTCTTGATAGATTGCAGTGCCTTAATGCTGCAGCTATTAAGCTTATGCTTGTGCTTTATATGGCGCATGAACGTCACCACAGTGTTCAGGATATCGATTTCATAAAGAGATCGTTGATTGTAACGGGAAAGACTCTTAATGAATCGACCCTTGATGTTTACAATGGTCAACAGCATGAGGCTGATGCGAATCTGCACGGAACGCTTGCTATGATTGATTATGCTATCAAGCATTTTCGTGAATTGTTTTAAAAGGATATTTTAAAAAGGAGCATTTTTTATGTGGTTCACTGAAGAAAACAGAAAATATATTAAAAACCAAATCAAGATCTTGATTAACAAAGAGCTGTCATTAGCCGATGTTAAAAAGAAGGTCGTTGGTGTTTTAGGAGATATCTTAAAATGCCAAAACATTTGTGGCGATTTTGTGTCCATCAATACGCAAGTGGAAATTATAGTTGAAGTAACTAAAACAATAACTACTGTAACGAAAAAGGAACGGCAGTCGTTTATTAAAAGGATCTTTTCTTATAACAATGTAAAGTTTTCCTACACGACTGATGAAATTATCGCAATCCACAAAATGATTTCACCAACGTTTAGTAAAACAAGCATTGAACTTGTCGTCAGATTCTTGTATTTAAAATGCAGGAACATGCAAATGCATAACGAAGCTCAAGCGTATCTGCTTGCTCTTGAAGCTATTGTTACTGAGTTGAACATTTATGAATAATATCATGATGGGTAGGGAATATTCCCTACCCATCACATTGAAAAAGGTTATTATTTTTTTTATTCTTCTTCGCCAGGAATGCGTGAGAGATTATAAAGTGTAAGTCTTACAAGATTTGTATCAGCTGTAGCAAGAAGTTTACCGTTGATTGTAATGACACTTTCAGCTCTTTCGTTATATTCAGTACATTCGTCATTCGCTTCTTTACTCATAACACCGTTGGCACTTACTTGGTCACCATCAAAGTCAGCTGTAAGACCGGGTGTTCTTGCACCGTGTAAGACGAGTGAATCGATGTATGGTTTTCCTATAATGGGGTAATGCGGCAACATGATTTCATAGTTTTCTTCATATTGCGAAGAAAACTTAACGACACGATCTGGTGTTGTCGTACTTACTACGGTAAAATTCGGAAAAATACTGCCTGTTTCGACAGCAGGATATCTTGTCAACATGAAGTTTTTCTTATGACTTGCTCTATATGTAGCAAGATAGAGCATTTCAACATACGTAAGTGGTCTTACTCTACTTACATCAAATTCCTTATTTCTATTCTTTTGATAAAGTGTTTTAAAATCATCAATGTTTCTGAAAAGATAGATTTCATCATCTAGGTCATACACTAAGAACATATAAAACCATTTATTGTTCACATCTTTAATGATGACTGGTTTATCTCGCATGTGAATATTTTGAAAAAGCGTTATCAAATTGTTACTTGCTTCATCACTTAAGGCTTCAGAAACAGTTGAATCTTTTACATCGATGTATGTAATCTTGTATGTTTTAGGATCGATACCGGCAACACTTGATGATCCTGTACGAAATACTTGCGAATAGAAAAGCGATTTTAATTGATAAATGATAAGAGGTTGATACATTTTAGCAACCTGAAAAACAGGTACTAATGATTCGTTGTATTTTAAATACTGAGGATCGTCTGGAGATTTGCCGCTCATAGGAGAAGCTGTGATGACGTTTCTTGTTCCCCAAATAAGACCACGATGCCCGTAATGTCGTTGACCAAATCCCGGTTTTCCTTCAAGCAATGTTTTACCGTAGTTATAAAGTTCATGTACTTTTAATTGAATATTGTATTTGATGCCATCGTAATATTTGGCAAGAACCGGATTTTCAAGACCTGTTTTGACTTGTTTTGCTACGGCAAGTAATGTCGTATATTTTTTATTGATTTCTTCGACAGCGATACGACCATCAGTTTCTTTAATATCACGAAGACCTGCCGGATACACAAGCATTTTGTTTGTGAAAAGCGTATTGTCTGAAACCATTTTCTTCACGGTTTCGATTTTGGTGTTTCTTGTATGCGAATTCGTTTTATCGTATTCAAGTTCTTTCACATGACTTAAGAAATAACTGTATCCAGTATCGGCACCAGACGTTTCTTTACTGCAAGCATCAAATTGTTTGGTTTTTTCATTCCATACGGCGTATTGTTTTCCTTGTATGATTTCATTGTGTAAAGATTTCAAATCAATGATGTTTTTAAATGCTAAAGGAACAAGAACATCAAAATACAGTGAAATATATCCAAAACGAACAAGACGATCGGAACTTCCGATTTGTCCAAAAATAGTTTCACTAAAAAGACCTTCAGGATGGAGATTGTTTGACGACGGTTCAAAGATAAATGGAGAGGTGACTTCCAAAATCATGTTTTGTTTAATAAACGTATCGACATCCATAGGCCATATATTCGCAGGATCTTTCGGGATCATAAAGTACCTCTTCTCATAAGAGCTTAATGTTTTTATATAGTGTGAGAAACCATGAAAAATGGTATGTTTTTAAGAAAGAGAGGAAGATATGATTCATTTGAATAACTGTAATTGTGCTGAAGAAGAGATGCTTTCACCTATAACAAAAATATACATAGATGTAGAATACATTCAAGATCTTTTAGTGGGAGCGTTGCTTTTACTTTGGAAACAAACAAAAAGTGAATCCGATTATACGTATTTTATTCAACAGCTTCCTTCGTACAACAACAGGCTTACATTTGATACCATGCACTATTTTCCTAAGTGGAAGAATCGTATCGCTACAAATGAATCACTTGATGCTTTTATTCGAAATGAAAAAAACATAAGACAGCTTCTTTTAAACGCACCGTATACGGATGTAGCCTGTTATCTTAAGGATCATCACAAACTTTACAAGGAACAAAACAATCGTTTAGGTGAAAAACATCCTAAACCCATTACCTACAATGTTAATGTTTATCCGTTACCTATAAACGAAGATGTAATTCAATTTTTTCAGTACAGAATGAAAGCTCTTATAGAAGATAATTCAATCATTATTAATGTGTTGTCAAAACCTATCCAATCACTCAATACAGCATTTTTTAAAAATACCTATACTGCGTATATGTATCGTTTTACCGATATGACAACACAAGAATATTCGCCTTGCTACCTTGCTTATTACCATCATCTTGTTTTTAAAAACACTACGGTAGCAACGCCTTTTCGTATCACACTTAAAGAAAGTCTTAAAGACGATCTTGTGTATCGATATACTGAACGACAACTTGAAGAGTCTTGCAGCGCAACGCTTTTAACCATGAGTGTATTTTCAGATTTCAAATTTGTTAATCCTAAAATACACATTAAGACAGAATAAGGATGTGATACATGGCTAGAGATGACGAATTTGATATCGACCAATTTGATAATTTCGAATCTTCGGATTTTGATATCGATTTTGGTGATGTTACTGCTGATACGGAATCGAATAGATCACCTATTACAAAAACCAAGAAAAATATCGCAAGTGGTTTGAAATCAAGTGTTCAAGGTATAGGCAAAGCACTTGATTATCGTATCCGTAATGAGTTTCCGGCAACAAATACTCTTGTTGGACAAGGTATGAAAGCTGCTGGAGATTTGAAGTATCTTTCTTCAAAATTCCAGCAAGACATTCAACCTTCAATTAACGTCATCAAACGTGCAGGAAGACAGCTTTCTCCGAAAATCAAACAAGTTCTTCCAAAAAAGTTTCATGACAAACTTGACAGTATTTTTGCAAGTAGTGATACTCCTGGATATCAACAAGTTAAAGCTGAAGAAGCACGTCAGCAAAATATTGAAGCTCAACTTGGCGCTATCTTTGGTGGACGTTTACAAGATGAACAGCAAGTAACTGAAGAAAAACTTGAAGAAACCAAAGATAAAATCATTGATCGTGCTCTTGAAGACAATAGACATAAAGAATCGTTTAATGTTCTTGATAAAATTCGATTAGCTACTGAGTTTAATGCAAATTTTACAAAAAGTATTTATACAGCATACCTTAAGAAAGATCTTGAACTTAAGTATAAGCATTATTTCGTAGCGCAAGACACTTTAGCGACTACGATGGGTATCGCTAAACTTCTTGAGACGAAACTTGATCAAATCAGACATAACACGGCGCTTCCTGAAATTCAGAAGCTGAAGAAGACGGAAGCTATCAAAGAAGTTATGTCTCAACGATTCAGTGAAAAAGTATACGATCTTGGAAAAACCTTTGTTAATAAAGTTGCTGATAAAATATTCAAACCAGTAACATCTGGTATTCAGATGGGAGCTGATCTTGCCGATACTCTTGTTACAATGGAAGAGATGGCAGATCAATTTGGTCCCAAAAGAACTCCTTTAGAAAAAGCTATAAGTTTTGCTGCTGATAAACTTGGTGGTCGCATTGGTGGAAAATTTGGTAATTATCTTTTTGGTGATGGTAAAACCAAAAAAGGTATTTTGAATGCTCGTGGACAAACGCTTGAAGGTATAAGCCAAAATGCCATGACTCATTTAGGGTTATGGGCACAAAGCAAAAAAGAAGACTACGAATTTTCAAATCCTTTTCTGTCTACGTTATTTGATTTTATTTCTCCCGATGTGTCTCGTGGTGCAGGTTCCATCAAAAACATTCATGTAAATGATCCCTTAGGACCAGCTGTTTACGATAACGCGGCACGTACATCCTTAGTTGAAATCATTCCTGGACTTCTTGCTAAAATTGAAAAAAATACAAAAGAAGCTGTTACAGGACAAAATCAAGAAGAACTTGTTTACGATTACAATACTCGTGATTTTATCACATCTTCGGAATACAAGAAAAACACGATCGATCGTGTTTTTGGTACCAGAGAACAGAATGCGAGAAATTTAGGTGCGGCTGTTGGTGTCTTTCGTGGAGCTTATTCTTATATCAACAAAACAGAAGAGTTGCAAAGTTTTGATGATTTGGTTCCTGAACTTGGGCAGTTTATTGTAAACTCCGGTCTGCAAAAACGTCCCATTAATCTTGGAGCCTTATCAAGATACATCGATGGCATCACTGAAGAAATCGATGATACCTATATCGGTGCCGTAATGAAAGGCATCGAGCACAAAAAAGAACTTGCTGAACTTATTTTAGCTACGATAACGTACGATGATGGTACTATCAATTACGATATCAAGTCGAAGATTGATAGACAAATCATCGACTACATGGGAAAAGATGAATATTTAAATACGCTGCCGAAATATCTTCAAGGGTATGGAACGGCAAGACATCTAAAAGGTATTTTAGATGTTAAAGGTAGCTCTGCTAAAATCAGTGATGATTTTATTCGTGGCGTTTATGGTCGATCGAAAGATCTTGAAACGCATGATCAGATTGAAACATATACCAAATACACTACGGATGATTTAGAAAAACAAGAAGAACGTCTTCTTGATACACCAAAAGAAGTTGCCGGTATTCTTGATTCTTTGTTTGCTGTCGCTCTTAAAGGTGGATATAGTTCTGATACTCGTTCTGGTATTGGTGGAAATATTTCTTTTATTCCAAAAGAAGTTATGACTGAAGCGACTAAATTTGTTACTTCAAGCAAAGCCGCTTCATTTATCAGAAAGAAGATAGAAAACTACAACGAACGTGTTCGTAAATTAAAAGAAGCTGAAAAGAAAAGTCGTCGAGCTATTCCTGAAAAACCGTCGTACGTTTCAAATGTTGTTGATCCGTATGCTGGTGATTTTTATGAAACAGATGCTACACCTGTTCGAAGAAATGTTGGTCGTACAAGAGTTATTCAGCAACAAAGTGCAACGAATACAAGTGACATCAGTAATAGTTTTGCAAGATTTACTGAACGATTTATTGGTGAATACAAAAAAGTCTCTTCAGATCAATATAACAGTTTATCTAAAATAGTAAACAGTATTGCACCAAAGACAACGAATGCTTCAAACGAACCTGTTGTTAAAGCCATTGAACAGTTTGAAAATACATTTAAAGATTATGTCAAAAAGCAGGACAAACATACAGAACTTCTTGAAAAGATTGCCGACATTTCTTCTGAAATGAACGATAAGCTTTTAAACATTGTAGGAAATACTTCAAGTACCATCATGAAGTTATTCCACAAAGGAAAAGCTTTAACAAAAACGGCATTCTCTGCTCTTTGGAATACTGGTTGGGAATTGGCTAAGTTGCCATTCACAACAAAACCTTATTTTTGGACTGCAAGACAAATTGGTAAAGCTGGAAGATTTGCTTGGGAACATGGTGGAAGCCAGACACTTGGTTTTTTAAAAGGATTGCCTGCAAATGCTCTTCGTGCCGGTGTTTATGCTGGACAATTGACAAGAGATGCTATCTCTGGTGTTGGTGGAGCTGTAGGTTCTCTTTATAGAGCTGGAACAGAACTTGTACAATCTGCTAAAAACAGCTACGTTGATCATAAAAACAACATGCGTAGCTGGTTTAATAAGAAAACACAAGGTTTACGTGATAAGTTAAACGCTGTAAAATATACGGATATTTATTTAAAAGGTGAAATCGCTGAAGATAAGATTCTTGTTACAAAACAAAAACAAGAAAGTGAAGAAGGTGTTGTATTTGGTAACGGAAATCGTGTTCTTACATCTTGGGGTATTGATAAACCTGTTTTTGATCCTGAAACAAAACAATGTCTTATTACAAAAGAACAACTTGAAACAGGTATTGTAGATGTCAATGGAGATTCTCTTAATAAAAAAGGTTTGATTAAACAAGGTTTTGGTCTTGTCAAAAAAGTCAGTGGTCTTTTTGGTTCCGGTATTAACAAATTGTTTGGTATAGGTAAAGATCTGCTCGCAGGAAATCCATTATTCAAACTCATGAATCTTGGTATTGATATAGGAGGATCACTTTTTAGAGGTGGAAAAACCTTATTGTCAAGACTTTTTGGTGTCGACACTCCTGCTACAAGAGTGACAAGAGAAGTTATTCAAGAACTTATTACGAAAAGACTTGATGATATTTACACGTTGCTTCAAGGGCGTTTAGGTAAGGAAACCAATCAAAAACCTGTTAACGAACCTATCGAACCTATGAAGTCTTCGTCAACGAAGGAACACGAACGTGCACTTGAAGCTATCAACAAAGCTAAAAGTGAATCTGAAAAAGAAAAAACGAATGCGAAACTTGTTGGACTTCTTGAGAACATTTCTGAAAATACGAAAGAACAGGTTAAAGTTACAAAACGTGGATTTAAGGAATCCATTAAGAAACTTGGTGGAAGTTTACTTGATAAACTTGGCAGTCTTTTAAGCGTGTTTGGTGGTGTATTTGGTTTACTTAAAGATATTGGTGGTGGTCTCTTTTCTTTACTCGGTGGAAAAATGGCTAAAGATTTTCTTGCCAAAGCTTCCGGTAAAGCGATTGATAAAATCGGTGAAATGTTTGGTAAAAAGGGTGCAGCAAAACTTGGTGAATCACTTATTGAAAAAGAAGTTGGTAAAACTGCCGGTAAAGCTGTTGCTAAAACAGCAGCTGAAACAGCTGTTAAAGCAGGAGGTGGCGTTGCTACCAAATCCATAGCTAAAACAGTTGCCAAAACTGCAGGCAAATCCGTTTTGAAAAAACTTGGTGGTGCGGCGTTATCACTTGCTGGTGGTCCTGTCGGATGGGTTGTCGGTGGTGCCATGCTTATAGATACAGCTATGGACGTTTATGGTATCTATAAAGAATTCACTACTGATGAAAATGATCTTATTCACACACGTGCTAAACTTTACGGTATTGATTTAAAAGCTTCTCGTGGAGGTTGGAATCCTTTTGCATCCTCTTATGAATCCATCATGTTGGAACTTGAAGAAAAAACACTTGACGTTATTCGTGGTGAAGAAAAACCTCTTGATAGTGGAGATTTGGAAGATATTGCTGATTGGTTTGGTTTTGATGACGATGATGAAGAACAAGTGAAATATGTTGCTACGTGGTATAGACAGCGATTCATTCCTGTGTTTAATGTGTTCTTATCCATTTTAGATAGCATTCATATAACGTATGAACAAGCTGAAGATTTGGATGGTGATATTGCAAAACAAGTAGCTAAAAAGCTTATTCAAGATACGGCACCCAAATTACAAAGCGTAAAATCACTTGTTCCGAATATGGAAAGTTTTCAAGAATTTAAAAAAATAAAGAAAACTGTTTCCATTGCTAATGTGTCTGATGATGAACGTGTCGCTGCTCGTGATAAAATAAGAAACAATGCTTCCATAACAGGTAGAAGTGATAAATACGGAACATCCACAGCTGACATACTTGCTGCAAACAGAGCCAGTAAAACAACGACAAATACACTGCCTACGACAACTGGCGCTCCGATTACTCGTATCAATACTCCACAAGGTAGTGGTGCGGCATTTACAAATCCTGACACGATGGGATATAATCTTGGATTTGGCGGAGCTTCAATTGATCCTACAGATCCCAAAAATTTACCGAATGCCAAACCAATTGATATAAAGAACATCAATCTTGGTGATGCTGATCCTGAAGAACTTCTTGGTAAACTTTCTGCAAAATACGAATCAAATGGAAACGGTGCCGTTATCGGATACGATAAAAGTGGTGGTACGTCGTATGGCAAATACCAACTTGCTTCTCGTCCCGGTACATTCAAAAGTTTCGTTATGTGGTTTAAAAAATATAACGAAGACGTGTATAACGCTTTTGTTGGCGCTGATCCTGCTGGATGGCAACGGACTGATTTTGGTAATACCGGATCAAGAAATGGCGTTATTCCTACTTTATGGAAAAAGTATTCTTCAGAAGGTGCTATTCCTACACAATTGCAATATAAATTCTTGTTTGACACGCATTACAAACCATTGATGACACGTATTGCTAAAAACTATCCTGATATTTTTACTATTGTAAATGGCTCAACGACATTAAAACAAATGATGTTTTCAACTGCAGTGCAGCATGGTGTCGGTGGAGCTTCGAAACTTATTGCGAAATTGTACAAGCCTGGTATGAGTGCTGAAGAATTTATCAAAGCGCTTTACAATTCTCGTGCAGTTGCTTTTTCAAGTTCTTCTGCTGCTATTCAAGAGTCCGGTAAAAGACGTATGAGTAACGAAGTTAATGATGTTCTTTCATCGTTGCAACAAGAACGTTCCGGTACTCTCAATGGAGAAAATCAAGGTCCTACGACAAACACCAATGTAAATGCCCCTTCGTCATCAAGTAGCGGTAATGAGTATAGACAAGCTTCTGGTGGAGGATATACTGGTTTTAATGTTGGTGGTGGAGGACGTTCGGCACAATCAACAGCATCTTCGAGTTCTTCGTTTAGTCCATCTTCAAGTAGCTATAGTCAGAATCGATACAGTACGACAAATCCTAATGAAACCATACAACAAAAAGTACTTGCTCCTGCTGAAGTTGAAAAACGTCTTGGTGATTTAAGAACACAAAACGGCGTTGATTTAAGTGGTATTGTTCCCAGATTAAAGCAAGCGATGGTCAATCTTAATGCTGAATTTAAAGAACGATTCGGCAAAGATTTGATTATCAAATCCGGTTATCGCAGCTTGCAAAAACAAGCTGCTTTGTATAAAAAGCTTGGTCCAGGAAATGCTGCAAAACCTTCTCCTTATGCTCCACATATCGCAGGACTTGCTTTTGATGGCGATAGCGCACAAATGAATCAGGCTGAAAAAGCCGGTCTTTTGCAAAAGCATGGTCTTTGGCGTCCGTTAAAAAATGGTTTGGGCCGTACCAAACCTGAAGCGTGGCATGTTGAGCTTGAAGGTTCTCGTGATCCAAGATCGTTACGTGTAACTCAAGAAACCATCGCTAAACTTGGTGGTCCCATACCAAATCAACCTGGTGACAGTTCTGAATCTGATATTGAAAAATCTGATAACATTGGTCAGCAAGTAGAAGATGCCGCTAAGAAAACAGAAGACCAAGCTCAAACTACAGCATCTAGTCAATCTGCTGTAGCAGTACAGTCTGAAGATACCTTAACAGGACAAACTTCAGCAACGGCATCTGCGGAAAATACTTCCATTCATTCAAACACACAACAAAGTGGTTATGGAAGTTCTTTGTCTTCAAATACTGCTTCCAGTTATCAGGCACCTTTTGAAACAACTCAAGCAACGTCAAGTATCGCAACGACTGATGATGTCGTTAAAGTACTTACACAAGTGTCACAAATTCTTACAGCTATTGCTTCAAAATTTGATATAGTTATTGATAATCAAAAAGTTGGAAATACGCAGCTTGAAAAGGCTTTAGCAAATGGTGTTACCAATACGACAAGTGAGGAGAAGAAAAATGAAACAACCAAAGCAAATGCACCTAATAACAATCGTGAAGATCCTGTGAATAAAACAAAATCGACAAACACTGTTAATTTAAGGAAACGACCGATTACGTATACAGGAAGCAGTGCTCATTCTTGGGCATAATGCAAAGAAGGAGAGATATCTTTCTACTAAAAGATATCTCTCCTTACATGGAGTTTTGCTATGAAAGATGATGGGGCATGGATTAAACTTCCCTTTGTATTTGAATTAGGTCGCTCGTTTACCAGTCAGTATGAAGTTATGGAATATCTGACTGACAGCAGTACACAAGCTGAACATTTACAATACTCAGGGGATTTTTCAACAAGAACAAGTGCCTATCTTGATAGTTATAAAGAATCAGGTGGGCAGATTTTAACAAGACCAAAACAGGCATCCACTTCTCTTGGTATGAATGATGCCATCAACTGTTATTATGGTTTTTGTGATGATGATGACATCATCCATCCTATTTTACAAGTAGGAACAACAGATGACGGTATGGGAAGAGTGTACTCTGAAACATACGACACTAATCAGCAATTGCTGACACTGACTATGGGTGTTCCTGAATATTGTGGCGTTTTGGAATATTACAGAAAAGCGTTCGATGCTGATTTGGCTAAAGCTGTTAATGATGGATATGCTTCAAGTTGGGGTAAACTCTTTGGTGATATCGTTGGTGGTGCCGTTAAACTTGCTTTCTATGTCGCTACATGGCCTTTGCAATTCTGCGGATTTGTTGTTGATGTACTTAATAGTTTAACCAATCGTGTTACGAAATATTACGATTTTCGTGAAACCATGCCCATGTATTATCGATATGTTGATAGCATACTTGTTCATCTTGCTGTAAACTTGGGTTTTTATCCAAATAGTGATAAGATTCCTGATTTTTTTGAAGGTACTTCTGTTTCTAATACCAATGGTGAACAATTTTCGCAAAGTTATTCCCAAATCGCTTGGTCGAATGGAGATCCATTATCTGATAACGATATTAAAAATGGACTTCCTCAAGCTTTTGAAGATGGTATTTCTATTTTCAATATCTTACAAAAAAGAGATAGAAAATTAAATAGTTTAAATAATGGTAATCCGTATTCCACTATTCCAAGGTCTTATGAAGACTATATGAGTAGAGATTCTGTTTATGGAGATTCCAATTCAGAAGGTTATTTTGATCAATTTAAAGCAAGACTGATTTCAACAATTCAAGGTGCTGATAAATTTATAAGTTTTCGTCTTGATAAAACAACAGATTCTTCTGAAAGTATCGGCAACTCCACTGGCGAATCATCCATATCGCAATTTATCAACAGTAAAGTGTCAGCAGCTCGTGCTATTGATTTTTCAACATCTCAAGGAAAAACAGGTTTTACTGTTATCGATAATGTTGCTGATGCTGTTAAAGGATTTGTTAATGGTGCTCTTGAAACTATCGATTTAACGAATTTGAAAGATGTTTTTCTTCATGGTTCCGGTTATTTGGACTTTCCTGAAGTATGGCAGAATTCTTCTTTTTCAAAGTCATATAACTTTCAAATGACTTTTAGAAGTCCTTATGGTGATCCTGTATCCATTTTTTATTCTTGCTATGTTCCTCTTGCTATGCTTTTGGCTGCAGCGCTTCCAAGAAGTACTGGTAAAAACTCATACACGTCACCATTTCTTGTTAAAGCGTATAGTAAAGGTATGTTTGCTATTCCTCTTGGCATCATTGATAGCATAAGCATTCGTCGCGGTGCTGATGAATTTGGCTGGAATAGAAACCAATTGCCTACGGTTATTGAAGTTTCGTTTACTATTAAAGACTTGTCTCCTATCATGCACATAGCCGCTACTGGCGATGCTTCGTTCTTCCAGGAAGTACTTGGACAAAACTCATCGTTTCAAGAATATCTTTTAACACTGTCTGGTATTGGTTATAACGAACGGTTGCTGTGGCGTAAAAATATTGGTAAGCGGCTTCGTTCCGCTTTTGAAATGCGAAGAAATACTTGGTTTTCACCTATTGCTTATTGGCCACAAGTCATAAGCGATACAACGCTTGGTCGTTTAGCCAGTCAAATAACACCCTATAGCTTATTTACCAATAAATAAGGATATGATTTCATGGCTGTTTATTACAACGGAAGTATTTGCGATGTTCATGGTAGTGGACGAGAAGCCTATCAAATTTTAAACAACGGCAACAAGGTATGGACATACGAATTTGTAGGTGATGGTAACTGGACAGCATGTTCAGCTACCTGCGGAGGCGGAACGCAATATCAAGGAGCTATCTGCAAAAGAAACGATGGCGTTACCAAAACCAATGCTTTTTGTAACGCTGATGGTGTTGCTACACCTACACTGAGCAGACCTTGCAACACCCAAAGTTGCAATAACGTTTCTTGTACTTCTTGCACACTTTCATCTGATGCCAATATTTTAATCGGACAAAAATCTGTTGCCTGGTCTGATGATAATTCTGTAAACTACACATGCTGGTTTGGTAAGACTGGTAATGCATCAACAGCAAGACCGTTATACAGAAATCAAGGTCTTTATTATAAAGCTGTCTGGACAACATACAACTATCATGGAACTTGTCAATGGGGTTTTCAATACAACGGTCAGAACTATAAACTTCCTGTGGTTTGCTTGAATTCTCCTGCAGGTATTGTTTTTTATCCTGCTGACAGTTATGTTTGGAAATGTAGTACGTATGGTGGTGAAGACATTTTCGTTGGTGAAGAAAGTTGGACTCCAAATACGGTTATTTTTAAAATAGGTCATTCTCAAATGGCAACATCACTTGGAGATCAGGATGTATTTTACATAAATGAACAGGCCATGTTCTTTAACTGGATACATTGCAGATGGTCAGGTTCTACTCGTATGGGTTTTGATTTTTACTATTGCGGTACTGGCGGTGACACATTCCTTGGTACTTGTTATTCCAAAAACAATTATTTGTCGGCTTCAAGTGTTTATTCATCGGCATGTTAAAAAACGATACAACTATAAGAAGACTCCATAAAAGGAGTCTTCTTATATGTAATGAATCTTATAGATAAGCACATTTTCATAAGCATGTTTCTTAAAAAGTAGGTGTCGTAATGAGTTTACGTATTCAAAGAAATGAATGGGAACCTTCGATTGTATCTGGTACGGAACGAATGACGTACCCTTCCTTTTTTAAAAAATACAACATATTCAGAAATTCTCAAATCGATAATGTTGGTAAACCTGTTCTTGACAGTATTGAATTTCCGTACAATTCCGTATTCCATCTTCTTGATAATTTTGATAACAAAAACAAAGGATACCCTATTTCGGATATTCCAAATCTTAATGTTCCATTTATTGCCAACGATAAAATCAGAAAATACATTTATCACGTTACCGAACCTATGGTCGTTGGCGAAGATTTGCCTATTCAACTTCCACACGATTATCTTTTTAGAAGTCTGCAACTTCGTCAGAACATCACCAAATTCAGAACCAAAAACAATACAAAATTTAAACATGTAGCTTCACTTGAAAATCTTCCGAAAGAACCTTCAGCGCTTACCATCATCAATCACAATCCTTTGTTCAGAACACGCGTTCGAGGCATCTTGCCGACATTTCGAGCGTTTAATGTTATTTTTGGTTCCATTCTTAATATAGCATCGAAAATTGAAAACAAAGAACAGTTTATTTTTATTCCTCTTGCCAACGAAATGTATAGAAAAACGCAACTTATTCTTGCAGAAAAAGCACTTAACGTGAATACGCTACGAGCAAAAGACAGTTTCCACTATCTTTTCATGGTTAACTGGTTCAACTTTTTAAGCAGTACTTCGCATGGAATGAGTCTTCTTGAAAAATATCCTGAATCGAAATGGAACACAACAACATTTGTTCTTTATTATGGTAATTATGCTCTTTTTTATAAACTGACGGATGTTTTAAATCTCAACATCAATAATCAGGCATATAACAGAATGCTTAACCAGTTCAATAAACTTATTGTGACTGGTATGAGCGCTGCGATGGGCAATGCCGATGAGTTGATTACTTCTATTGGAAATGAACCCAAAACTGATGTAAATACGCCTGAAAAACAAAAGGAACTTGACGATATCGAAGAACAACATATAGAAGAAGTATTCAATAAACTTACTAACAACAAAACAATTAAAGATAACATCCGTAAAGAAGAAACAACTACCGTAGAAAAAGAAAACGATAATAACGATATCATTACAGAAAAATCGAATGTTGTCGAACCTCTTAATGAGGATAATTTTGATATTCCTGAATTTGAAGATGTTGATATTTTTGAAACACCAAGACAAGAAGATATCGAACATATTTTTGGTGCTGCACCAAAAATACCTCTTAAGGATGTATTAAAACCAGTACTTAATGAAGGTGTTATTACTCGTGATGACAAAGATAATTACGAGTCTGTTTCAACAACTATCGAGGAAGATAATAAAGCTGGTCTTATCGAAAAACCAAAACCGTTTTTAACTGGTGAAGCTGTTGCTCTTAGTGGTAAAGCATTTGTTGAAGAACTCGAAACTGAAGTTAATACATTTATCAGTAAAGATGCTACACTTACTGTAAAACAAAAAGAACGTGCCAAACGTTTGGCTATGCAGTATAAGAACATCTCTATCAACAACAAAACAATTCATGAAATTTTAACGGAACCTACCGATCCAACTATCAGCGATTCAAAAGTTGAATCTCTTGATGGTTATGTACCTGATAAGTCCATGTTGAAATCAAGTATCACTGATTTTGATACTTTGTATATGGATAAATTCTTCTATAAAGATTTGGTTGCAAGTGCTATTTCATTTAACAAATACGGTATGTTTTTAACAGATATTTCTGAAGAAACCAAAATCGATCAAATAAATCGTATTCGTGAATTCAAACTTTCGTATGAAGATATCAATGGAAAACATCATACTGTTAAATTTACCATTCCATATGTCAACGAAGATGGAACATGTCTTGTCAATGGTGTACGTTCGTATTTCAAAAAACAGATGATCAATCTTCCTATTTGTAAAATTTCAGAAACTCGTGTATCTCTTGCGTCCAATTACAACAAAACCATCGTTGAACGAAATGTTGCTAAAGCGCATTCGTTTATTTCTTATCTTCAAAAAATCATCAATTTTGCTAATGAACAAACGCAACAAATTCAAGTTCAATATGGTACAACAACATTAGGTGAAATCAGAGTCGGATACGAATATAGTGCAACCGCTCGTCTTTACAAATCACTCTCGTTTAAAAGTAACGACAATGCTGGAACAATCACATTCTGCTTTGATTATAAAAACCGTTTTGAAAACATTCCTGAAAATGTACGTGATAAACTCTTGCATCTTGAAAAAACATACGGCGTTTATCTTGGAAAAAAAGAAGGAAAAGATAATCTTATTTACTTCATGAGTCCTAGTAGTGTTATCAATGCTGTTGATTTTTCAGAAGAAAAACTTATTGGACGAAGCAATCTTATTACGATTTTGATGAACAAATTCAATGTTCAACTGTCTTCTCGCTTGACTGAATGGACTGATATTAAAATTCTTGATAAGAAATTTCCTATTGGATTTTTGTTGTGCTACAAAATGGGACTTAAGAACACGCTTTCTCATTTGAAAGCTCGTTCGATCATCTATCCTACAAGAAGCAGATATCTTACAAATCCTACGGATATCATCATCAAATTTAAAGATAAAGATTTGGTTATTCCAAGATATCCTTTAAAGGTATCTCTTATTTTAGCTGGTTTAACGATGTTTGAAACAAAAAATTATCTCATGGAAGATTTTGAAACACCGGATATTTATTATCAGTTGCTTATCGATGCGGGATATAAAATTAACTATTTAAAAGGTATCGATGATACATTTACATTGTTTATCGATCCCATGACAAGAAACAGACTTATTCAAATGGGTGAACCGACAAATTTTGGAGACTTGCTTATTCGTGCTACAGATATGCTGACGGTTGAAGCACATAAGGAAGCTGCTTCAATGAGTAATCATAGTTTTAGAGGTTATGAACGTTTGAATGCTATTTTGTATAACGAAATGGCTCGTTCTTATAGTAACTACGCAAGAAAGAAAGGTGCTGGTTCCGTATTTTCCATTAATCCCAATGCTGTGTTTCAAAGAATTTTACAAGACCAAGCCATGATGAATGTTGATGAAATCAATCCGATTCATGGCATAAAAACAACAACAGGTTTTACATATACTGGCGTTGGTGGTCGTACACAAGAAGCATTTACTATTCCTGATAGAAGATATCCAAAAGATGCTATCGGTATGATAAGTGAAGCGACACCGGATTCCGGAAACGTTGCTATCGCAGCAACAACAAGTATGAATCCAAAACTTTACAATATTTATGGATTTATCAATACCGATAGTTCAGAAGAATATTTGGAAAAAGAAGTGGAACCAACAAATATGTTGAGTGTCGCTTCGTTACTTATGCCTGCTGCTACGCAAGACGATTGTGATTGAATTTGATTAAATTCAATTAAATTCAATATACACAGTCCCATCAATCAGTAATGGTTGAATGGTACGCTCCTTAATTGCTGGAAAATCCTTAGAGCTACAGTAGCTACAACATAGTGATGAAATAGGCACAAGTGTGATAGGCTTGAAAATACTGTAGATTGGATAACCAATAGAGGATACTCATGTGTATCTTCGGCAGCCAAGATCCGAACAGGATAAGGTTCAACGACTACGGGTTTGTCGCCGGTACCTGTCAAGTGATGGGGGAACGGGAGCCTCCTTCACGGCTCATTTGCTGTGAAGGATGAAGATATAGTCTGGACATACCAGGAAAGCTGGTAGACGGTGAATTTCACCGAGGACTTTTAGTGACGTTTAAGTCCTTAACACATTCGGGTAAAAGAGCAAACTTCATTTCCATCCAACTTTCTCACATGATGCCGACAACAACAAGTGAAAGTATGCGTATTCGTACAGGCTTTGAAAGAATGATTGCGCATAGATGCAATTCTTTATATGCTTATAGTGCCAAACAAGATGGCAAGGTTATTGATGTTAATGAAGAATTGCAACTTTGTAAAATTGAATACAAAGATGGAAGTAAACACGTATTTTCTTATGGTCTTGATTTTGGCGAATGTTCTGATCTTGTAACGACACAACGAAAAGAATTGACTATAAAGAAAGGTGATATTTTCAAAAAAGACGACATTCTTTGTTACAATCCTCAATTCTTTGAAAAAGATCCTAACAGCAGACAAGTTGATTTTAAAACTGGAGTTATAGCAACAGTTGCTATTATGGAAACGGCAGGAACGTTTGAAGATTCGAATGTCATTACAAAAGAACTTGGTGATAAACTCTCTATTGAACCTGTACAAGTTCGTACCATTACATTAAATTGCGATACATTCATTCATAAGGCATTAACTGTTGGTGATGAAGTTGACATCAACGATTATCTCATGGTTTTTGAAAATGCAAGTGTTGCTGATTTGTCTGGTGTAAGTCAAGATGAAGATACGTTAAATTATCTTGCCAAATTAAACCGTGTAACTCCGAAAGCTAAATTTGCTGGCAAAATCGTAAAGATGGAAGCTTTTTATGGGTGTGCGTTTAGTGGCATGCATCCAACATTAGCAAAACTTGTTCGTTCCATTATCAAATTTCAGAATGATAGAAATAAATTCAGTTCCGACACAAATACTGGAAATGAATATGCTCCGAGTGAACCACTTCCTAAAGGAAGCAAAATTAAAGGTACCAAAATAGACGAGAATACTATCGTCATCAATTACTACATTCAGGAAAAAATTTCCAATAGTGTTGGTGACAAATTGGTGTTCGATTCGTCTTTAAAATCTGTTACAGCTGAAGTTTTGGAAACACCTCTTGAAACGGAATCCGGTAGAAAAGTTGACGCTCTTTTTAGTGGAACGTCTATTTCAAACCGTATCGTGTGTTCTCCTATCATTGTAGGTATTGGTGAACAGATTGTTCAAAAGATTGAAGAAAATATAGTCGATATGTATTTTAATTAAAAGAAAGAGATCCAAGATAAGGGTACCCCCAATGGGGGTACCCTTATCTTGAATTTCATTGGGTTATAGGTATATATTACTTTGATGTGTTACGATCTCGTAACATATAACCTATAACAATTAAGGAGAGTCTTTATGAACATTGTTCATAATATTAAGACTGTCTGTGTAGTGGTATGCAAAAATCCTAAACTTCTGTTCAACTCTCTTGAACGGAAAACTGCTGTTTTGCAATATCTTCTTCATGAAATGAAGAATCGTGTGAACAGAATGAATGCGCTTATGGATATGGTACCTGTTACGGTTCGTCAACAATAAAAACATGTGACATAAGCTACGGGTAGGAAAATCCTACCCGTAGTATTTTGTATAAATGTGTAACTTATAACCTTAACCGTTTTTTTTTTATGTGTGTACAATTTACCTAAACTTCAATTGTGTGCAACCTTAACTTTTTGGAGAAACGATATGAAAAAACCTAAAACAATAAACGGGATAATCTTAAGAAAACTCCGTCAGGAATCAAAACTGACTCAGAACACATTAGCTGGTTTTGTCGACCGATCAGCAACATATATCAGTTATCTTGAATGTGGCAAAATTCCATTAACGCCTTACATAAAACGTAGGCTTGTGGAAATATTTGGTAACCGGGCACAAAAACTTCAGGAGGGATACAAATAACAATGAACAACAAAAACACCATCACTATCGAATGCTTAAAAAGGCATCCTGAACTGGCTATCTTTCTTCATAAGAAATTATGGAACTGGTTAGCCGATAACCCCAACAAGTGGAATGCCGATTGGCCGCTTTGGAAAACGAATGGCGGATGCGTTGAAATGATGATAGGTTATGACGTTATCTGCAGCCAAACGCCTGGAGTTTGCGAAAACTGCATGCTTAAGTGGTCAAACCATCCTGACGGCAATTGCTTTAAGCTGAGTCCGTCGCAGCCTCATAGCGGATTGCGTTACAGATATATGCACACACGCAATCCCTTAAAACGCAAACAGCTTGCACAAGCCATTGCCAACCTTCCGCTTAAAAACAAATAAATAACATATAGAGTACCAAGGGTTTAACCCTTGGTACTCTATTAAATAAAACACGTCATTTTTTTTTGATTGTGTAACTATTGTTCTTGAAGTTTTAACATTCTACCAAGAAGCCTTCTTAGATGACCAACATCTTCAAGCATGTAAATCATAAGAAATCTGGCATTAAGGACGGTTAGCGTTTGAAGACGTTTCATTCTGATTTTAGCAGCTTCTGCAGGAAGAACCATATCGTCATCGTAATGTGTGGAACGAAGTCTATCTAAAAACAATTTGAATTTGGTACTGTTATACACGGAAACATCTGTTCCAAAAAGACCTTTCACATAGCGATAATATTTATCACTAATACTTTCAAACGCACTTGAAAATTTCAAGATATCGTTTACGGAATAACCAAGTTCTCCAAGCGTTTTACCATCGTTTTTCGGATTGTAAAGACGTTTTTTAGCATGAAGAAAATCGGTAAGATCGAGTCGTTCAAGATTACCACGTTCATATACCGTCATGTGTTTCTCAATAAATTTTAAAATATTCGAAATCGGTTTACCGATATCTTCGATGTTTTTAACAGGTTCATTAACGATTGTTGATGTTTGCGCATAAGCTTCAACAATCATTTGGTACATTTGTGTTCTGGCTGTAAGTTCTGCATAACTTGGAAATTTGTTGATGACTATTTGTTTAAACTCTTGCGCATCGATTTTTCCAAGCTGAAGAGAACTAAGTCTTCTTGAAACAAGAAGATTTTGTGCATCAAGAAGTTTGGCAGCTTTAATCGATCCTTCAACGAATTTTTCACAGAGACTGTTGAGTCTATCAGATACTCGTTTGACAAAACTCATAAGTTCCATAGTTGCAGCACGTTCTGCTGCAATTTTAAGTTCTCTTGTCGAATAAGCACGAGTACTTAATTGATGATACAATGCAATTTTTTTATTGAGATTCTCTTCAGAAACAGCAAGATCATCTTCAGCTTCTTTTGTGTCGTTATCTTCACCAGTAATATCAACGATGATTTCTTCAGATGTATTGTCTATTTTAGCGTCAACTTCTTCCGAAGAAGAGTGTAACAGTTTAAAATATTCGTTTTTCGTATACAACTTAGTCTTCATTAGTAGATACTCCTTCTACGCATCTTTCAAAGATATTAGCCACCTTAAGAGCGTCTACCAGTATATCGTTGGTGACTACATAAATAGCTTTAATAAAATGACTCATCCACCAAAGACGAGCTGTTTTGATTTGTATATTGTGACGCATCGATTCGATTTGATCTTCACTCATTGTATCTTCAGCTTTGGAAATCATTTGCTCGTAATCACTGAGTTTATCAGCACAAGCAATGAATCTTTTAATCATCGATTCCGTATATGTTTTTGATGCGTAGTTGGAGAATTTGGCAATACTTCTTACAATATCTAAAATATCTGTTGGTGTATAACCCAATGTTTCAAGTGTTTTCGTCACTCTTGCTTTGTCATACGTTTTAAGAGGAGCTTTTAAAAGCGCATATCTATCAGCATCAAAACCAATTTTTGACATATCGCTATATGCATTGATAAATTCAGGTGTTCTCCAGTCTTCAGAGTCACGTTTAACAGGATGATTGAAAATACTTTCAATATTGTTTAAAACACTATATACAGATAAAGCTGCACTGACTCGATCTTTTAATACCTGACAGGGTACAATATGTGTTTTGTATTTGAGAAATTTAGTTTCGTTTACTTCACCAACACGTTGTTCCATCATCTTAAGTCGTTTATTGATGAGCGAATCATATCTACGAAAGATGTTTTCTGTCAATTGCCGTAACGATAAAAACAAACGGCTGATAAGTTTACCTAATTTTCGACCGACAAAACCCAAGGTGCTTTTAGCTATATTGAATGTTCCGTGTGCAATATCGGCAATGATTCCTTCTTCGCCATAAGAAGGAATAAGTCCAAGCGTCATTTGTAGATCTGTATAAAGATACATAAGTTCTTTTTCATTAATATCGTCATCTACATACATTTTACTTAAATGGTGCATAATTCTTTCCTTATTGTCTATGTGACGGCTATCTTGAAGTCCTATACGATAATAAAATTAAATCATGTTATGCAATACTATAAAAACAATTCAAGCTTCCTTAAAGGAGTTTTTATGTCTTTTAACACTTCGTTAAATGCCGGAAATATGCTTTCTCATGCCCTTACATATTTTATTGTTCGGACTGCAATCAATGGTATCGCAGAAAATCGTACGGTTGATGAAATGAAGATTCACAATACCGTTATCGATTCTATCAATAAGAATTTTGGACTTATTGAATGCAAGCATCCCAATGATCATCATCACCATGTTAAACTTATCAATGTACAATAACAAAAACAAGGAGAATTGGAATGCTTATTCAAGATATTGCAACAGTTACATTTGAAAATACCGATACGCAATTTCGTGAAAATACAACACTTGGCGCTTTAGCTAGAAAAATCCAAACAGCTGTTGCTTTAAAAATTCCGGCTGATATCAAAAAAGAAGACATCAATACTATTTTCATGCGTAGTCTTGATGAATATTTATCAAGTGATGAAGGAAGCAGTGATCTTGGTCATCTTCAAGATTTTGCATTGAAACTTTGTGGAAGCTTTAATGAATCTTTCATCACTTTAAAAACAAGAGTGAAAGATGAAGTTGATTCCATTTCGCAGTCCGTCTTTAAACGAGCTGACGAATTGGTGTCTTCCGCTACTGGGTATCATCAATTAAACGGTGAACTTGTTCCTGCTGAACACGTTTTTGAAGTCATCAAATTTGACATTCATGACGATATCGAACAATTGGTTGTTGAGCTTGCTGATAAATATCAAATCGCATCAAAAGAAATCACACCTGCTACTTTAAAATATTTCATCAACAAAATTCATGCTGAAGCGGATGCTAATTTAAGTGAAGATGTCGTTGAAGATATTGCTGAATTTATCTACGCAAAACGTTTTAGCGATTCCGATTTCGATGCACCAACAAAAGCACGAATTCATGATTACCTTAGAGCTTTTGTTTATAGCGTTTCAACTCCTAACGGTTTTGAACGTTTGAAAGCTGAACTTTTTGGTAAAAACATCATGAAAGGATTTATTGGTTATGAAGATCTCGAAAATTGTTTAAAATTTCTTGATATCACACCTATCCTTGATGATTTGGCAGATTCCAATATTGTTGTTTCTGAAACAAGCATCGATGCGCTTAACACGAATTTTAAAGCTATCGATGAATTAAAAAAATGTGTTGCTATTGTTTTTGCTTTAGCTGATGAAAAATATAAAGGGACTTTGGTCATTGGGCCGAATCTTATTAACAAACAGGAACTTGAAAACTTTAAAGAACTTGGAGGTTCTTTAAAGGATATCAGTGATTACCTTCGTCTCAGACACAACTCGAATCCGAACGATGTTCTTCATCACACGGTGTCTTCAGCAGCATTTCCTATTAATGGTATTTCCACTAAGGAAATCTTTTCAAATATCGGCAACATTCAATCGGAACTTATGCGAGCTGAAAGCCAAATCAAAACACAACTTTCCAATATCAAACACGAAAGCGCCAAACGAGCTTTTACAGAAATTCTTTCAGCATATGTCAATGACGTTGCAAGAAATTGTCCTGAAATGATTCCTCAAGGTTACGGAATAAATGACTTTGTTTACAGAACAACAAAAATGATTAAGCATCATGCCGAAAATCTGATTCGTACAGAAACAAGCAACATCGAAGATGCTGTTTATTCGTTCTATTTGAGATTGTGGTATGAAGATTCTTTAGTGTCTACCATCTACTACAAACTTGGTGCCGAAGCTATTGCTTATCTCGAAACAGGTGGAGTTATGAATGACGATGTAGCAAGTTATCTTAATGTTGTCGTCATGTCGGATATTCTTACGGCATTCATTGCTGATAATTTTATTGAACCCATGCATGCATAATCACTTGATACCTGAGGAATTCCTCAGGTATCAAGTATAGTTCGCTGTTGTTTTTTTTTTATGTATTTGGTCTATTTCAATGTAACTTTACAGATATATTACTTCGATGTAGGTAGTTATCTATCTTATTAACCTTTTATATTGTAACGAAAAGGAGCTTTGTTAAAATGTCATTTGAAATTGATCCTGATTTTATTACTGAAGAATTGGCAAACGATATTGCTACCCTACTTCGTATCTATGCTAAACTTAGAATGGAAGGAAAAGCACTGCCTGATACTTTGTTTACACCTACTGTCGATCAATTGAAAGATTTCTTTAAAGAAATAGACAAGTATGTTCAACTAGTGATTACTTCCAAATGTCACGAATTGGTTAAGAACCGTTATGGTTTTGTTCAAATAATCCCTGTTCCGTGGACTAGTCCACGGGTTCGTATTGAATTGTTTACTACTTCATACCGTAGTATTCTTTCATTGATAGTGCCGTATCGTGAATGTTGAAAATTCGATAACGAAATATTTTTTAACAGAAATGTTTAACACTATGTTAATAACTTTTATAATGAGGAGTAGAAAATGAACCAAAAAGGAACCAGTGCGCTTGTTGCGGTTATTCTTACCGCATTGGTAACATCAGGATGCTCCGACGATAATGAAGACAATTATTATCGTAATCAAGTTCTTCAAAATCATCCACAGCAATCGCAGCAAAATCAAGGACAGATAGCTGGATACACTGAAGACGGCAGACCTATCATCATTAATCAACAACCACAAAACAACAACAGTGGTTTTACTGATATGGCTACCGGCATGGCTATTGGTGCTGGAGCTGCCATGCTTTACAACAATTATCAAAACGATAAAGATCGTGATTACGATCGTCGTGGTGGTAATTACGTTCCACCTGCAAATTACGGTACAAACACTAACACCGCTGCAACAGCCGGTGCTGCTGCTGTCAACTCCAATCCGATTCGTGCAACAAACAGCGATCCTGCTGTGACACCATCCACGACAACACCTAAATCGTCTGCCGTTACGGGAAGTTCACCTACAACGTCTTCTCGTACTGGTACTGTCATTTCTCGTGGAAGTTCTTTTGGTTCTGGAAGTTTAGGAGCTTAAATCATGTCTGTACGCTACACGACGCTTAAGGAAATCCCGGATTACGTTTATCAAAATCTTAATTATCCTCATGAAGGAAAATGCTCCGACATTGTTCTTCTTAGTCGTTTGGAATGTGATGCTTATTACGAAGCGGCTTATGAATGTTTCAAAATGCTTGACATTGCGGCAGAATACGTCATTGAACACAATAAATTGTCCGATATGGGTATTCCTGAATTTATGCACGACATTATCAAAAAGACATACAACGCTGCTGATGAACATCCGCATATGCTTGGTCGATTTGATTTTGCTGGTGGTATCGATGGAGAACCAATCAAACTTATTGAGTTTAATGCCGATACGCCGTTTTCCATTTTTGAAACAGCTGTTGTGCAATATGCACTTTGTAAAGCTGCCGGACTTGACCCTGATAACAACCAATACAATACCATTTATGAAGAACTCATTGCGTTTTTCAAGTATTTAAAAGAAGTGTATCCAGAAATGGATACCGTTTATTTCACAAGTCACAACGATGGTGAAGATGAACTCAACACTTCCGTTATTATGGAAACGGCACAAGCTGCAGGACTTGTAACAACATATAAACATTGGACGGATATAGCTGTTGATGATCGTTACAACATTGTTGGTATTGAAGGTATTGAAGTAGTCTACACCGGTGGACAACTTTTCCATATAACGGATATTGAACATCTTGTTAAAATGGTTCCTTGGGATCTTATTTGTACGTATGACGAACAATCCATTGCGTCTGCAAAAGACATTGTCAATAGTTTAAATCTTCGTAGTGATACGACGATTTCAAATCCGCCGTATGCGATGCTTTATCAAAGTAAAGCATTGTTGTCTGTCATGTACGAACTTTTCCCAAAATCAAAGTATCTTTTACAATCTCATATCGTCAAAGATGCTGATGATAAGCTTAAAGGTTCTTCGTATGTATTAAAACCGATATTCGGTCGTGAAGGCCAAAACATCGTTGTGGTAAAAGATAATGAAATCGTTGAACAAACTGACGGATATTACGATGAAAAAAGAGTGCAATGTATTTGTCAGGAACTGACAACGTTTCCTAAGGACGATAAAAACAGGTACTATCAAGCTGGTGTATTCATTTCTAGAGAAACACCGTGCGGTATCGGTTTTAGACGTTCCGAACCTGATAAGAATATTATCACAACCGATAGTGATTTGTGCGGGCACATTATCGATCGTGATTCCTGATTCTCACTAACGTTATAACCATAGCGTGAGGAAATTTCCTCACGCTATTTAAAAAGGAACTTTCATTATGTCTGATATCACATCTTGGGATACTCCGGTTCTTGAATTCAAGCCTGCTTTATATTTGCCGAGTCGTTTTAAGCAGTTGTGTTATTGTAAAGAAGATTTTTTACAAGTACAAAACCAACTCATGTTGTTTTTCGCAAGATGTTCTCAAAACGATATGCTTCACATTCGGTATAAATTTCAAAAATATTCGAACATGTTACCAGGTAGTCAGTATCTGACATATCAGCGTATGCCAGACAATCCTGAAAGATTGCTTTTTTCTATTTATATAAAATTAACGACCGATTTTCGTTTACATTACGGTAGTGTCTATTTGAAAAAGGATTTTCTCAATGCTCCTCTTGCAAGATACGGAGTTACAACAATATTGCCATCCAAGAGTTCAGTATTTGATGTAGTACTAATTCATGAATGCGCCCGTTTCATTCAAGAATACTGTTTTATACCAGTAGCAAACGAACAACTTCCTTTTGTATACAAATCAGTAATGAACATCGTCCTTTCGAACTATCCTTCAGATATATGCGAAATAACTGTGGTGCCCAAAATAATTAAAAATAACAAAATACAAATGTCCGTATCTAAAATCAGTAAAGACAACGAAATCAACTTCGTTGTTATGATTGAACAAAAGGTAAGTTCATGTCGGTAGTAGTATCTCAAATCGTACAATGGTCGATACTTATCATGTTTTCCGTTATGACGGAAAGATATTTCAAACTTGCTAAAAGTTTGGCATTTGTTATCCAGTATCTTCCGCACATCTTACACATCAAACGATACAAAGAACCACAAAAACCTTTTCTACCGTTATTGCTTGTTTGTGAATTTCTTACTGTTTTTGTGTACATGGAATGTTTTGTTCGTTTTTCACAATTCATTCGTCCCTATCTCTCTTTATTGACTATAAGGTAAAATGCTTATGAATGTGTACGTAAAACGATTTACGAAAACGGATGATTTAGGAAGACCTGTTATTCCAACCATCGATGATTGGGATAATGCTGAAACAGAAGTTGTTTCCCTTGCTCCTTATACGGAAATGAAATTGTCACCAAATGGAAAAACCATTTTTGTACCATCCGGACAAAGTGTAAGAAAGCCTTTATATGTGTTCGATAAAGAAGCATCAATAGCTGTAGAAGTGGAAATTTGTCCTGTATGCCAGTTGTTGTTTATGGAATCACAAACAGTACGAGTTCCTCTTAAAGAACCAAATCGTTCTGTCAAAGGAAACTTTTGTCACAATTGTTGTACTGTGGAACATTTGGATATCGAACTTATTGAACACGTACAAAAAAGAGGTCTTCGTAGTGTTAACTATAACACAGGAGATCTTTACAAACTCATGTTAAAAGTTCATAACGATCTTACAAAAGCTACTTTTGTCATTGATAAAGATAATGTGGTTACTGTATCTGGTTATCGAAAAATAAAAATACTTTCAAGGTATGAAGAAGTAACTCAGTAAAGATAAGATGTTTTATCAGGAGATGTCCCATATAAAGGGACATCTCCTATTTATCAATATTGTCTTTGTTTTTTTTTTATCGAGCAACAAATTCCACATTCAACGCTTTTCGTACATCGTAAGTATTATTTTTCGTAAGATACAATTCTTGTGCTACAGAAGGTTGAACAGAATCGTCAACAATAGAAATGGTCTGTAAATCAATGGCATTATCAATACCGAGAATATCGACACTTGTAACATAGGAAATCTGATCTTTGATCATGTTGCCAATTTCGACCAAAGAAATATTTTTTGAAGAAATTTCTTCTTCAATAAGTTTAATGGCTGCATTCTTAATGGCATCACGAAGACTTAAGTCATCAATAACCTGAGCTTCAACATGGAATTTCATTTTAAACGACATGTTGATAGGTAGCGTCATTTCGATGTTATCGCCAATATTAAACAATGCCGTACCCATAGTACGAATAGGTCTAAAATAGACACGTTCGTATTCACTGATTTCAGCCTGCGATTCACGAATAAATTCAAAGTATGTTTCTAAAATCTCAGATAATGTTGTTCTATATGTTTTATGAATCGGATTTTCACTTATCCAAACTTTAGCATCGACTTGCATGGTTTGTACAAGATATTTCTTAATACGACTCTTTAAAATGATAGGCTGTCCGTATTCGTCTCTAATGATGTCTCCAGCTTTATGTTTATACTGGATAACACCAAGTTCATTACGAACAATATCTCCACGAGTATGTACAATAGTTAGTTTTAATTTTTTCTCACCAGTTTCATCAGTAACAACTTCTGTAACAGGATCGCCATTATCATCCGTTAAATACACATCATGCTCGTATGTCATAGGTTCATCGATTTCATACCGAGCATATTCTTCATTTGTCCAACTTAAATTGATATTGTTATAAATAACATCATCAAGAGCATAACCCAATTTGATGGTCATAGACTGACGAAGCAGTACCATGTTGTCTTCTTGATACTTTGGAGGAACACCTTCAAAAAATTCAGGTTCCGTATATCCTTCATTGAAATTGGAACTTCTCACCATAAAAACAATATAGTACGTGTTTTCCATATCGACAAGGTGATCCCAATCATTTTCGTAATCTTTAAACGTGGTAATATTGAGTTTATGATTTCTATTGATGTAATAATCCGTACCAATAGTAAACGAATAAAGACTGTTGTCACCCAAATCACTTACATAAGTAGCTTGTGTTCCAATAAAAATACCATCAATAGATTCTGTATAGACCCAAACAAGAATATCATCTTCGACAACAGATTGAACGTCTTTACTTTTATTGACAAGTAAGTGAACCGTATATCCATTCGATCCTTCTTCATCGTGTGTGATGGTACCGGATACGGCGATCATCTGAGGCGTTACTGTCGTATTTTCTTTCTGGAATAAAAAGTCTTTGATTTCCGGATTGTTTAAATTATACGAAGTCATTTTTGGATACTGCGAATCCGGAATGAGTCGCATATGAAAAGGTGACTTGGTATACAAAGTACTGTTCATTTCCGTAACGACAGCTTCTTTTTCAAGTTCATTCAACATCTGAAGATCCGTATCCGTTACAGGATAACAACAATCTTCAGAAGTAGAATATTTGTAAAGTGTTGAAGGAAGTACGGTTAGTGTACCATCAAGATTCTTTTTAATGGTAGAACATGTTTCAGGGCTTTCTTCTGTAAGATAAATAGGAGCCGTCATGACAGGAATAACGCTTCCTGTACTATCGGCCATTGTTTTATAACTAAAATACGTGATATTCGTCAAATCATCTTTATACCGAACAATACGAAAACCGGAATTTTCATAATAGTTTTCTAAATCAGCAGGAGTCACCAAAACAGTTGTATGGAGTGAGTTATTAAGAATACGTCGACGTAAATCAAGAAATCCGTATCCGTCAGATCCACCTTCAAGTTTCGTAGAACGTGGTACGATGAAGTTTGGTTGTCCGATTGGTGATTTGGCAAGAACTTTGGAATATTTGTTTGAACTTTTTTCAATATTGAAATCAATATTCATTAAAGAAGGATCGATGCCGGAAATATCATCAGTGATGTTTCCTTTTGTTGTATATAACTCAATATAAAGCTTTAAACCAAGCATGTTGGTATCAAAGTAAATCTGAGGAATATGAATGGAGAATTTGTTTACTTCAGGTTCCACAGTAAGTCTTGCTGTAACAGTATAAGGGTCATATACAGATTTTGCAAGCGTTTGAGCAAGTTCATGCATAACGCCATTTTTTTCTGTAAACAAACGAACAGCGTAAAATTTATCTTTATAAGGATATTTTTTAGAAAAACCATGACCAGCAACAAGAACTTCTGTTGTTCTTGTACATGTAAATTGATGCGCTTCAAAATCCATCTGAATCATGTGCACACCAATATGCTGATATTCACCAAAACTTACAAGGTTATGCGTCATTCCTTGTAAAGGATTCGTTTGACTTAAATCGTAGGTTATACGAGGTGCACCGGTTTTCTTATTAATAATGATGTCGATAGGATAGTGAATGCCAAAATCAAAGTTACCTAATTTAAATTGTGTTTCTTTTGGAATCGTAATTTTTTTCGATGATTCGTTATAATCAAGAGCATTATCAAGAAGATATTGTTTGTTTAAGTTAAGCTGCAGTGTAGCTCTACTTGGTTTTGAAAAAAGATTGACATAATCGTAATCGGACATGCTTTTATACAAATCTTCACTTGTTTGAGCAAGCATAGGGTTTTGAGATGCAATGGCATTTTCACTTGCAAAAGCATATCCTGCTGTAAGAGCAACACCCATTTCAATAACATGCATAGCAACATCATTAGGGTCTTGTAGAACAATCTCATTGTTGAAACGTTTCTCGATATCTTCTATAACCTTTTGCTGCAATATATTCGGATCTTTCATAAGTTCCAAAGATGAAATATCCATGTTTATAAAACTCCTTTTTGATTATCTTGTAAACTGTCTGGTAAGCTGTTGTGCTCTTTGATTGTACGTCGCATTGATTTGTTCTAGTTCTGCTTGTGATTCACGTAAAAGAGTTGTTGCTGAAGTTTTGATTTCATCAGGTGTTACAAAGAAGACAAGTCGTGGTCCAGCATTTGTTGCAACTATATAAGGAAGTCCTGTGTAGTTATCAGAAGCATTGGTTCCAGACATGATGACACCAGAATTTGTGCGTTCCGCTTCTGTTCGAGCGCCAAAATAATTTTTAATGGCAGGACAATATTTTTCTGTAAGCATGTTGAATTCTTGAATAGCAATGGGATCATTTGGTTTTCCAGGAACAACGCAACGAAACGTTACCGTGAAATTTTTACATGCTTCAACCCAATATTCGGAACGAGACATATCAAACATTGCACCAGTTGGTAAGTTAATGGGAAAACAGCCTGTGTATTTATACCATCCATATACGTAACGTCTGCTTGGATCAAGAAGTAAACGATAAATGGAAACCGTATAATCAAGTCTTCGTTTTTCGATGTAATGCTGATGCGGAATAAGTTCTCCAGTTGTTACTCTTTCTATATATTCCATCCAGTATTGAAAAATGGCCATAACAGGGCCACCTTGCGGATCGACAAACGTAAGCTGTAAATCAATCGGTTTTTTATTTCCATCAGAACCAATGGCATGCGAATAACTTTCAGAATAAAAACCACCAGTTGATGTATATGTTTCAATGGTTTTTGCCGGAGAACCTGATATATCTGAGAGCGTATTGCCTAAAATATTGAACCACGGTGATGTCGCTTTTAAAAACGGACAACGTTTAACAAGATCTCCATAGTACATTTTACGAGAATAACCATCTAAACTTGCTCTAATGGCAAATTGTATCATTGTTGGATCGAATGTATCGAGCATCGATAAAAATCGATTCATACGTAAATTTAAGGAATTCAAGTTAAGCTGCGGTCTTGAAATAAAAACAAGACCAGAAGATACTTTATTTGGTGTGTACAATCTCGATCCGTACCTATCAATTTCAGCCCATGTTTTTTCAAAAATGCTTTCAGCAGAACCAAAACCAGAATATTGATAAGAATTTTCTAATGCACTGCTCAATATTTTTGCAAGATAGGAACTGATTTGCGATTGTCGCATATTTTCATTGCTTTCAAGCAGTTGAGCTAAAGCATTATCCATGTATGTTTGTGACATTGTACCACCTCATTTTAAGCTTTCCAAAAAAGCTATAATATAGAATTTCCAGGCTCTTTGTCGCCTAACCATAAAAGGAGTCGTACATTCATGATTCTCGATATTTTAACTGATAAAAACGGCAATATCGACTTCAGTCAACTTATTGATGTTGTAAGAAACGTTGAAGACAGATTTTCTCCAAGTATTACAAAATACCTTAAGAGAAGTTTTATTTCTTCTCGTGTATTTATCCAAAGAAGTTGTGCTGAAGAAGAAATCCTTCCTACACTTTTGCAGAGTTTGAATAGTCTTTATGTATCTATGGTATTTGCCGCCATATCGAGCAATCAATATGTCGACAAAGCAAGAACTGTTCGTGATCTCATGAGTATCGTGGCTACTGAACGTTACAATCAACCTTATATTCCTGTAGAAACTGTTTTACCAAGTCTTGAAAAATTTAGTGGCAGCATCCGTCCAAAATACGATGCATTAAGTCCATCTCAAGCTCAAGTCAATCAGAATACCAATGCTCAGATTATCGACACGTATGTTAAGGAATTGAATCTCGTTGTTGGTCGTCTTGTAGATATGGAGTTTAATGTAGGTGGCGATCCAAGAAACAAAATGAAAATTCAGATGATGGTTCAACTTTTCCCAACATTCATTTCTGATTCTGTTATGGGGGAATTTTTCGCCGTCAACTTTAAACCTGATATGCTGAAACGTTGGTATCAAGTAACTGCTGGTGAAATCAGTTTTATAAAAGACTTTTTATTCGAACTTGATTTACTTGAAAAAAGAGATAAAGCCATCAGACAAGATAAGACTGGTGAACTTTCTGAAATGATGGAAAGACAACAATCCAATCTGTGGAAATATATCAAAAAAGTTATTGGTTATCAGAAAGAACGTCAGAATATCGCCTCAACCGTACAAATTTTCAACAAATATTCTTTTGACAAATTTTGTCATGATGCACATTGTGATTTCAAACGAGTCGATAACAGAAATAAATACATGAACAAAACAATGTCCATGATTGTTGCTGTTATTGATTCCGATTACAACAAGGTTGATTTGTATTATTCTGGTCTTGACAATAGAGGGGAATACAATTTCAATCAGATAAAAAATTTGGCTGAGAACAAACAATACGATCTTTCTCAAGTTATGAAAGCATTTGCAAACACATCTGCTCCCAGATTTTAACGAAAAGGACGTATCATGGAAGTATTCAAGACTATAGAACAATCGCTTTTTTCTCTCATTAAAGATAAAATCAAATTGAACAGTTTGCGAAAAGATCAAGTGCGTGAAATTATCAGCATGGAAAAAGACATGTTGAAATCGCTTTCAGTTGCTCTTGGTTCTTATGACAAAACAAGTATGGAATTTCTTACAAGAAAATATTACGCTGCTGCCAAACCTGCTACAAAAGACAGTATCGACTACATTATTCCCGGTATGCGTCGTAAACTTAACGCCAAAGCAAGAAGTCTTGAAGAAGCAAAAACTTTTGGTGCTGCGGAAAAAGCTGTAAATACATACATGACTATTCTTTCCGATATTGAAAAAAATCTTGATACTTTGTTTGAAAAAGAAGAAATCACACTTTACGAAAGCAAATTGTCGAATCTCATGATTCTTGGTATGCTTCGTGAAGCTGATATTGTCGTCAACTACACAAGCTATTTATACACGTATTTTAGTGACACGATTGCCAATAAGAAAGATACTATCATTGGATATCGCAGAAAGTACTTGATTGAAAACTATGAAAAATATTTGAATATTTTGGATTTTGTTTGCAATAAGGAAGGCAATTACAGATATCTGCAAGATATCGATTCGGTTAAAAGAAAAAATGCCGACCTTATTCTTTACGCGAATAACAATTCGTTTTTCAATGTTTTAAACATTCGTGCGTTTGATCTTAACCATATGTTTCATTTGAAATATGGTGTTTTTGGTTTTAATTTCTTTACCTTTATTCTTTCTTTATTCAACGATTGGCGACATACGCAATATCAGAAAAAGAAAGATTTAAAAGAATGGTTAGAATTTCACAATGCCAGATTAAAACAAGAACTTCGTGATACAGATCCCAACTCTCCTGAATATGCACGACTTACAAAAGTCATCAATGCTTACGATATGAAGATTACCGATCTTGACAAAAAGATTCGTGACTATGAGGAGGGTAAGTAAACGATGAGTTTAATCAATGTTTTTTCAAATTCCGCCAGCGACATCAATCTGGACGATATTTTCGTCATGGATGTTTTAGGTAAAAAATTCCAATCACCCTATTATTCACAGTATCCTTTTGTACTTTCCGCTATCGATTTGCTTCGTGAAGTTCATACGGAATCCGTTACGGCTGAACTTGGTTATATGTACGCTTTGGAAGCTGAAGATGTAGTATTGCCTCCTGATAGAAAAGATTTGCAATACGAATACGCTTTCAACAGAGCTAAAACGATTCAATTAAAGACAGCTACCAACGTGATGAATCTTATCACTATTTTAACAAAACCTTTAACACGTTCTTATACTGACAATTTTAAATACAGTATTAACTTGCCGAATCATTTTTGTGATATGCTTTGTGAAATAGAAAAAACAAAATTCATCACAGATGACGATTTCAAATCTTTAGCACTTATGGTACATGCTACCTTGAGTGGTATGACGGCAACAGATGCAAGTGACATGTCAGATGATTTGAATACAAAGCGTATGTGTCTTAAACGTGTTCTTGAGATTCTTGTTCCGCATCTTGGACTTCGTGAATATGATTTTAACAATGTTCAAGATCATGCCGCTTTTATGGAATATACTTCTTGCAATCATCTTCCTGTTATTTGTGATATTTTATATGCTATTTACGGTATGTTCATTCCGTTTAGTCTTGCTGCTGACATCTATCAAATACGTACTATCAGCTACGATGACAATTATGAATCTTACGCCAGACGATCGAATATGAACAGTGATTTATCGGTATGGGTAAGTACTATTCCTTGCAAATCTCCTGAATATGTTTGTGGTGTCACTAAACTTATGAATTACGAAGGTATCAAATCTGTCAACAAAACAGCAACAACGTCAAGTGCTGTTGATCGTTATTTAAAATGTCTTTATGTATTGCACAACGCTATTGACGATAAAAGTAGAACACAAGCTGTCAATTGATCAAAAAGGAACAGACGTAAATAAATACTATAACACACAATTATAAACTCAATGGTTTTTTGAAAACCTTTATAAGTTTATATATTGTATGTGTCTGTTCGAACAACCCGGATTTTCATTTAACTTTAAAAACTCTTATAAGAGGCTTTATCATGGCTAAAAGCGTATTTTCTGGTTTCGAAAGATTCTCCACCAAATTCGAAGATGTTGAAGATGGTGCTTCCGTTGAAGCTGAAGTGACCGTTGACGTGTCTGTCGCTGATGGCGAAGCTGAAGCAACTGAGATTGCTGAAACTGTTGCGGAATCCGAACAAGTGGTTGAAGCTGTTGAAGAGGGTGAAAACACTGCTGAAACGCTTCGTTTCTATGCCGATATTGCTCGTCAACATGGCGTGTCTCCGGCGTTCCTTGCTGTTGTAAATGCTGACGACGGTCTGTCCAATCTCTCCGGTGTTGTGCTTCCTTCGAGCGAATCTCTTGATGCTACCGGACGTAATCAGTCCACTGCTGAGCAGGTTATCAGAGCTTGCGAAGCCGCTGAAAAGAGCGTGTGGGAACGTGTGAAGGAATTCTTCAAGCGTCTGTGGGAAAATCTGAAGACTCTTGGTCGTACCATTCTTAACAAATTCTCTTCTTGGAGCGCTGCTTGCAAACGTGCGTACGAATCCATTAAGGATATCACAGTTAAGAACAGTGAAGCCAAAGAAAAAAAATTGCACACTGCTCAACAACTCAACGATATGGCTCAAGCGTTTTCTATTGTTGTTACAGATCCTAAAAATCCGAAACTCGATCCAGAAACACTTAAGAAGCTTGGTTTGAAAATGGAAGACGATAACATCGTTACTGAGGAATCCGACACTACTAAAGCCAAGGACATGAAAACTACTGAGGACGAGCGTAAACAACTGCTTACAACCTGGACGCAGTATATTGCTAAAATGTTTGATAGCAAAAACAAGGCTGAAAGCTATATTAAGCAGAGTGAAATGTCCGCAAAACAGGGTATCGCAAACGCTGAAAAACTTGCCAAGATGACGGAATCGTCTGCCGATAGCGACGAAGTTAAGAAACTCAAAGATAAGATGGACAAAGACAAGAAAAACATCAAACTCACCATGAAGATTTTTGGTGTGGTTGGTAAAATTGCTGGTGGCTATGTAAAAGCTTGCGCTGCTTGCCGTGCTGCCAAGGCTTAGTCGTTTGCAATCGATAGTTTAGTTTTATAATGACTCATAAGGATGGCTTTAGCCATCCTTATGAGTTCTTTAAATATGGTATAGATTCACAAGTACATGGAGGTATTCATGAATCTTTATAATCGAGAATTACTCTATTTTAAAGATAAATATCAAACATTGGCATTGCAGATTAACGAAGGTTTTATGCTGTCAGAACAAGTTCGTACAGCTACACCACTGCTTATGGAAATAGGCAAAGAAAACCATTCGTTAACAACGCAAAAATATCTTGAATTTAAAGAAGTTCAAGATGCCAGTTTTGAAGGTATTGTGAAAAATATTTTTAATGCGGTTATTCAGTTTTTCAAAAACATCATCAAAGGTATTTACAATTTTATCAAAGCAGCCTTTGGGTTTCAGAAGAAAGTTTCTAGTTCCAATGAAAATTTATTAAAACAACTTCGTCCTGTTATTGCTAAATACAGTGGTAAACTTGATAAAATATCTGCCAGTAAAAACATTCCTACAGCTCATGACTTTTCCAATGTTGTCAAAAAACTTCAAGTTGTCATGGATCAATTAACAAAAGTAAGTGTTGTTCAGCTTGAAAATAAAGTCAATCGTATTTTAGAAAACAAAGATGAAGAAGCCAATGAAGAAATCAATTTAAATTTGGATTACACGAAGATTTTTCAAACTGACGATTATACGACATATCTTGCTGAAGTAGGCATTGAATTTGATGACGAACGTCCCAAATTCAAAAATGTTTTTACAGAAGAACGAAGTGAAGATGCTACCATCAAAAGTCTTGGATATTCTTTTGATACACTTGATAAACTCAACACGCTTGTAAGTTCCAAACTTGAACCATGTAAAGTTATTCTTGAAAAAAACTGCAAGATTCTTGAAAAAATCAACAACGAACTTATCAACTTCAATACAACAGATAACACGGATAAAGGCGCTTTATCTGCTCCTTATAGGAAAATCATTGAAGAACTTCCTAAAGAAATCAGTAAATTTATCGGATTGTATCAGGTAAGCATCCAAGCAAGTGTTGTATACGCAACCAAGATAAATGAAATCATTAAAACGATTTACAACAACATTGCAACATATGCTAATCCCGAAAACAAACTATAAAAAGAAGGTATTTAAACATGCGTAACAAATTGAATAATTACGTTTCTGAAAGCACAGTGCTTACCGACACGTTTTTTTTTTGATGACATTGATAGTGAAAACACGTTAAATGCTTGTGAAGCTCTTGTAGCTCAATATAGAGATATTGATCTGACAGTAGCAACGGAAAGTATTTTAGCTTCCGTTGCTACACTTATTATAAGACTTTTACGTAAATTTGCGCACGTTGTGGTCAAATATTCACACAAACTTTTGAAACTATCCAAAATTGTTCGTAAATTACTCATGAGTCTTCGAGACAGATACGACGAAGAATACGATAGTGTAAAACAAAAAGCCATACTGAAATGGGATATGATTCAAGACATCATTAAAAATGCTGATACGTATGTTAAAACCTATTTCAATTTCGATAGAAAGAGATACGATGCCGATGGTAAACTTGTTGATGTTGTTGATTCCTATCTCGACAAACTTAAAGCTTATAAAGAAAGTGATTGGGATGAAAAGACCATCAACGAATGCAAAAAAGTGTTTGATGAATACGCATCTGTTGATAAAATATATGTAAAAGACTTACGTCCTTTTGAAACACTTGGTAAGAAAATGTATTTAACCATCAAACCGAAAATATCTTCTTCTGAAAAAGATCTTGTTATACATCTTGACGGTATGTATGAAGGTGTTACACCATTAAAGAATGTTACATTTAAAGAGGCTGGATGGCCTTCATATGACAACCTTAATGGAACTCTTTCTTATTGTGAAGATATTGCAAATACAGGAAACAAGATTTGTGACCATATTTTTAACAGAGGTCAAAAATGTTACGATAACTCAGTACTATTTAATGAGGTTATTCAACACCAAAAAGATAAATATTCAAAAGATGTTTTGAAATTGTTGTCTTATTTGGGTCAAGCATTTAAAGATAAATCACAATACCTTCTTGTCTATCTTGATTTGCTTGGAATGGCTGTAGGCGTTTATGAAAGATCTATCAATTTTGTTATCGCAGGTTTGAAAAACATTTAATCAACTAAAAAGAAAAGGATAAAAATCCCATGTTAGAACTTGCAAATTACATGCAAAAAAAAAACAAATGACCGTGTTTATCGAAAAACAACTTTTATTCAACAAGAAGATATAGTAGCTTCGTTTGAATCTATGATATCAAAATACGATGATATCACGATTGAGTCTGCTACAGAAGGTTTTCTTGGTGATATCTGGAATTGGATAGTACGTTTGTTTAAAAAGTTATTTGGTATAAGTGAATCAGTAGAAGATAAAGTAAAGAAATCTGCCAATTCTATTAAACTTGTTGTTGAAAAAATAACACATGACAATAGTCGTTATACGGAAGCGTATAGCACAAAGAAACACCCTCAAATTTTTACGTGGAACGATATTACAACAAAAATAAAATTGGTCGATGATTATATCAACCACGCTTATAAAAATTTAAACGATACTTGTGCAAAAAGATGTCAACCATTACAACAAGATTGGGATAAGATCCTTGATCTTTTAACACATTTTAATGCCAAAGATTGGGATGATGATAAAATAACACAACGAGCTGAAATCTTACAAAAATATGCTAAAGCTAGCACCATCCATAAAAATGAAATCATGCCTTTAAAAACCATAGCTGATAAAATCGGTATGGTTATGAATATAGATGAAGAAAACGATATCGTTAAAAACATATCTTTTGATTTATCAAATTTTAAAATGGAAACAAACATGACATATGAAGAAGCCGGATGGCCTAAAAAATGGTCAGAGGTAGCACATGTTTCCAACACGATTTCTCTTGGTGGTCTGGAATATATTTTTCAGTTTAAGACTTACAAAGACATGATGCATCATTTTAAAAAGACGTTAACGATACCTGATGAGGAAGTAAAGAAAAATCCTAAGCTTGGCAAATTTGTGAAACTTGTCGCTGAAGTATCTAAACAAATGTCTCGTGTGGGGATGATTTTATTAAAACTTACGCAGGTTATTACTGTAACCTACATGCGATTTGCAAAATGTTTTAATATCATTGATAAAGATAGCTAATATTTGAAATATATTCGTCAGGTTTTATCCTGACGAATATATCGTTATGAATATTAAGATTTATCTTTATTCTTATTTTCACGAAGACCACGTTTCAAATCAGCAACAATCCGGTTCAATTGACTATGCCGCTTTAAAGAGATCTGTAGAAGCTTCATATCAAAAACACTATCCATCATAAAAGATTGTACCACTTTAGCATAATTTTGATGTAACGCATTAGACTTGGAATTGTTATTTGTTTGAGCAGACTTTATTTTAGCAATCAGTTGTTTGTGTTTTGTTTTCTCTTCTTCAATAATTTTCCAAAAAGCATCTTGTTGCCAAGGAGTTTTTGGAAATAAAAAAGTGTTATAAATTTCTTTGACATTTGTGGGATATCCCATATCCTTATACGACACATCAGATTCTTTTTCAAGCTCTTTGATATCAACAAAAACTTGTGTTACATAATCTGTTTTGTCGTATGTTTGTACAGAAATATCAGCATGTACTTCTTTAGCTGCACTGATGAGTTTTGAAAGATCTTGTGCTTTAGTAAGGTATTTCCTTAACGATTTCATAATGTCGTTGCACTTATCAACTTCCTCGTTTGTTATGTTGGGTTTTAAAACAGTCTTCTCAAGATAATCCCAATCACTAAGAAACGATTTGGCATCTGCAGCTCTCGCATTTGAATATGTCACAAACACATCATCGTATGTTTTTAAACCAGCAGCAAGTTTTTGCAAATCCGCATATTTGGAAAGATGCGGCATTTTACGTTCGTAAATAGATTGCCACTGTTCTTCTGAAATGGGATTTTTTTGTATGACTTTTGTTTGTTTATCAAGATTATCGGCAACTTCTTTTCTGCTCTCAGCAATACCTAAAATACGTTTGATAAGATTAACAAGCCAATCCCATAAATCTTTCAACAATCCTTCCGTAGAAGGCATAATGTCGAGATCGGAATAACTATCAAGATGACTTTCAAATCCACTAAAACTAAATTTAAGCGATCTTGTCGAAGTTATTAAAGGTTCCATAGATGTTTCTGCCTTAACATAATTTGCTAATTCAAGCATCGTAAAACCTCGATACAAAGGTTAAAAGGTGATTTTAAATGAACAATCAACTTTTTTTGCAGATTCTAAAAGATCCAAGTACTGAAGTAAAACCAATGGATACTTCAATAAGTGATTTTATTGCATCTTTTGGTACTGCTGAAGCTATGGAATTTTGTTTTGAAACGATACAGCATCACGCAACAACCTATATTGAAGGTGTCGAAGCATATCATTTCTTTCACGAGCATTATCCGTATTTACCTCTAGCTCACGATACGAAAATACTTATAGGTATTGAAACAAATGATCTTTTTACTATGATTAAAAATACTATTCGTGATCTTTTTAGATATATTCGAGACTTTATTAAAAAAGCATGGCAATATTTGAAAAATGGTTTTAAATCTATTCTTAATCTTGATGGTAGATTAAAAAAAGATACTGACAACAGTTATGCTCATTTTGAAAATCTTTATAAATCTTTAAAACCTGCTAAATTAAACAAAGCTGATGAAATTTTTAAAGAACTAACCATCAAAACAATGTGTCCTTTGGATCAGTATCTTGACTTAATGAATGATTTTCATAAAGTAACTCAATCAATTCAAATCAATTCCGATGCTTATGTTAAAAACATGATAAGTGCCATTGATAAGAAAAGAACAGAAACCGAAGATCCCAATTGGCTTACCAAGGAAGATATCGGTATGCTTTCTCATCTTGGTATTTCTATAGAAGAATCCAAAGCAAAATACAAACAAATTTTTGATCAATTTGAAGATTCCCAATTTTCTTTATTAGGATTTCGTTCACTTGAACAAATTAAAGCTATCAATGCAGATTATCAGAAAAAAGTATGGGATAGATTTGTTGATCTTGAACGTGTTGTCAACAACATTCAAAAACAAGAAGATGTTCTTACAAAAAAAGAACGTGAAATGAAAGACTACGGCGATGTCAACATTAACGCCATTACAGAAAACATTAAACATATTCAATTCCAAATTACACTTATTGTAAGTTTGTTTGGAGCGCTTAGAAACGTTAATACGTCTATCGATTTTCGTAGAAAGAGAATCATCGAATCTGGAATCAGAGCCATTCAAAAAGCAACAGGAGAAGAATAACATGAATCGTCTTAATAAATACGCTTACAGCATGCCTGCTTTTGAAGCTGTTGATTTTCAAATATCTTCCAAACTCGGTTCTGAATTAACCAGAGTATTTCAACAAGCCATCGATTTTGTAAACAACAATATCGAATACGACAAAGAAAATAAAAATTATAACACAACAACACAAAGACATCTTCAACTACATACATATTGTCAGAACATACTTTTTCCAAACATGCAAAAAGTTATTGAATCTACAGCTAATCTTGAAATTAAAAAAATCGTTGCAAGTTCCGGCCCTACAGGATTTTTTGCTGTCGATTTGACTATGGATAATTCTCGTGATTTAATGGATATGCTTGGAATGCAAACAGGACAAGCAGAACCTCCTAAAAATTATCGTGAATCTTTAAAAGAAACGATGGAAATGTACAAAAATCTGGATATTTCCAAAGGGGTGCTCAAAGATTTTAAATATGGAAAAGGTAACAAACGACGCATCTCTGTTGTTCTTTATTTCGATCCTTTTGTTGCCTTTGTTCCTAAAGATTTTGTTCCTGAAAACAGGATACAAGATTTTACAGCAGAAGAACTTACTGCCATTTATCTTCACGAAATCGGTCATGCTTTAACAACTGTTGAGAGAAGTATTCAAACTTATTTTACTATTGATAGATGTACAAAACACATTCCTGAACTTCTTAAAAATACAAAAGATAAAGAAGGTGTTCAAGCTTTTGCTGAATTTGGATTGCCTGTTCTTGAAAAAGCCAAACAAGATGGTATATTAGGTCAAGCTGAATACGATACCATCACACAAGCTTATGAAAGTGCCAAGTATATCGCTGAATCTAGTGATACGGAAGAACTCAACATCATGGCTTATATTGAACTTTATATGCATGTACAATTTGTCATCATGTTGACTTGTACCATTACAATGCCGGTGTTTGTTTGGATTAAATTCCTTATGGGAATGGTATCAGGACTTGAGGAATTTAGTGGTTTGAAAGATGCAAAAACATCCGATACCATCATGACCAAACACAACATGTACAACATGGAACGTATCGCCGATGAATTTGTTGTACGTCATGGTTATGGTCAATATCAGGCCAGCGCTTTAAATAAACTCACTACAATGTTTGAATACATGGATGCTCAAAGAACGCCTAATATGGGTCATTTTAGAAAGAGTCGTATTTTCTCCATGTATATTCGTTATGTTGTTTTTATTATGCGTATGATTGGCATTTCTCCTAACATCACAGAAGGTTTTATTACCAATTACGAAACGTTAACGGCACGAATCAAACGTTTGGCTCAAGATCAAATCGGCATCTTTAAACATACTTTAAAAGGTGCTGCACTTAATGAAGCCATTACAAGTTATGAAAACATCATGCGTGAAGTTGAAGATATCGATAAACAACTTGATAGAAAAGCAGCCAAGCTTATCTATACGTATCTTTTCAACAGTAAATTCACCATGAAATTTATAGCAAGTATTTTGACAGGAAGACTTGCCAACGATTATGATAAACTTCAAAATCAAGTTGAAGAACTTATCAACAATAGATTGTATTACCAGAGTGCGAAGTTTAGACAACTTGCTTTAAGAAAATAAAAACCATATAGAGGAACTCATTATGAGTTCCTCTATAGTTGTTACTGATACCATTTTAGATATATATTACTATCCAGAGTTGTTGATGTAATCTTTAACTTGTGAGAGGTATGTGTGTATTCTGATAATTTAAAAAATGTTACTGGTTTGGAGAAAATCGATGATCTGAAATTAACCAGTGATGAATATATCATTGGCGCATCAGCTGCTTGTATTGTCTTGGGGTTTGATGCGGTAAACAATGATTTGGATTTGTGTGTTGATAAGAAAAATTCCGTTGTTCTTGATAAAATCAAAAATGCTGATGACGTGTTGGATTTTGGAATTGATGAAAATAATACGATTCTTAATTTTGATGAATATTTTAAATACAGTCATATTGTTGGAGGGTATCGATTTTTGAATAAAGAAGGGTTGATAAAATTTTATAAAACGTTAGTAAAATTTTATCCAAAAGAAAAATATTTTGTTAGATTGGAATGGTTACAAAACATCAAATAAAGGAGAGCGTTTATGAACAAAAGACAAAGAATAAAGCATCGCCGTTTGGGGATAACAAAGCTTGTTATGAAGTTGTTAAAAGAAATAGACGAAATACAAGAATCAAAATCAGAAAGAAGGATACGCCCATTGATGCATAAAAGATGGGTACACAAACGGTTCTATGTAAGGAGAAGAACAAGGGTTGAAGAACGCGAAATGATTCACTATTGTTTTTGCTGGCTTACTCAAGGAATAGGTAGCAAAGAAACGGCCCTGTCTTCGTTGAAATGCATCTCAAAAAGCCTGTCTCCCAAAGAGGAACGCAAATTGTTGAGAAAAACATTGTGGTAATAAAAGATAAAAACCATAACCGTGAAACATTACTAAAACAAATTGGTGTTAAGGTACCCATGAACAAACGAATCAAAAAGAAAATCACAAAGCACCGATTGTTGAAAAAAGGAATCGAATGCACGCCCAAGCCACCTGGAATCAAAAAATCCAGGTGGTATTATAAACAATGTTGCTTAAAAGCATTTTACAAGCAACTTCTGTCGTGTTCTTTTCGTTGTTATTTTACCTTTCGTTAATTATTCATCAAAGAGGAAAAAGTTATGATTATTCTTCGTTGGATCATCATTTTCTTTTAGGTTTATTAATACACGTGTAAAAAAGGATACAGATGTATGAGATTTTCGTATAAAGGTAGACGGCGATTCAAAAAATATATTCAAAAACTGGCAAATAGGAATACGGAATGTGTCACACCTCGCAAAAAGCAAATACCTATCAGTCATAAAAGATGGGTACACAAACGGTTCTATGTAAGGAGAAAATTATCAAAAACTGAGCAGCTTGTTATTGAGTTTCTCATGCGTGCGGCCCACAGAAGATTTAGTCCTGCTGCGTTTTACAACCGCACCATTTGTTTGGAACAATTTGTTCTTTTTGGGATGCAACAAGGAAAAAGTTACATAAATAGCGTCAATCGCTATTTGCGTTACAACGAGTTCTTTTCATCGATCGTCAAACAAATATACGATACGTCAGTTGCGTCTTGTGATTGCGGGCTGTTTCGTGGAAATTGTTTCATCGGACAAAAATGTCTGCATTGCAAAACCGAGGTAATAGCTAGATAACGATAGAGGAGTACCCAATTAAGGGTACTCCTCTATATTTACTTTCAATCAATCATTTTTTTCATTTAAACAAGAGCACATTTATATTCATGATCGTTAAGCAACTTGATGATTGTATTCGCTTCACTACGAGGTCTTTCGTAAATACGAATATCAAACGAATTGGTCTTTTCAATGATTTTCAAAGAAGAAGGTTCGATCCATTCAAGTGCCATAACAACACATTTTTTAAGGTCTTCTTGCGATTGAATAAGAATCATGTAGGTAAGTTCATCGATAGGCGCCATATTTGTTAAAGTCTTTTTAACGATTCTGTAATACGGCAGTAAATCATCGTAACCTTTAGCTATGCTATATTTAACGATACCATCAATGATGCCGTTATAAAGAACATTGTCATTTGGATGAACACTATTAAACGAAACGGTTTGACCAATTGTCAACGAATACGGATCGACTAATGCCATATATCACACATCCTTTTTGGTATCTTTCTTTTTATCAAGATCCTTATTCCATGCCGTATTCGGAATAACAATCATTTCAGTTACGGCAAGTCTTGAAATAAGCTCACGCAATCTTTTAAACAATTCAGGATACAAATCCGCTGTTTGTACCGGAGGATAACCATAGTATTTCAAATAGGCATAAGCACTGGAAAGATGTTCCGCATCTCCATCAATGAGATCTTTTATAACATTGTCAAGAGAGTTCAACTTAAGTTCTTCTTGGGATACATCAATATAACTGTGTGTATCCTTAAGTTTTTCTATCATTTCGAAAAAGTGAGGACGAACGTAATAGGCATCGTATTGTCCGGAAATCTTCGAATAAGGCCCGAAAGTAGAAGCTGCACAATGTTTTGCTGTATCTCGCAAAGATTCCATAAAATACCGTTCAGCTTCGTTGTATTCTTGTTTTTCCGACATTTTCTTAAGTACCGAATACAACCGATAAATACCGTTCAAATATACACCATTTTTCACAGCAGCAAGTGCCGCACCTGTCGCGTCTTCGATAACAGGTATCATGGCTTGAATATCATGACTTAAACCACCAAGAACAATTTGCACTTTACGTTTCGTCACCAAAAGAGCAAGACCTTTCTTGATATCCTGAATTTCATTATAGATCTTGTTGTGCATTCTTTGTGTTTTATCAAGATAACTCAAAAGAAATGTTTTCATATCACAATAATTCGGATAATCTTCAGGATACAATTCACCAGGGTGACGATTGTCATCAGGACTCATTCGTTCATCAACAGGCGTTATATTGTCAATAAAACATCTTCTTCCATCGATGAAAATTTTTGCATGACGAATAATACATTCATCAATATTTGTCACACCGTCGTATGTGCGTTTATTAGCTTTGCCTGTTAAAGCATCCATACTCCAAAGAACAGGAGTTACGCTATTGGTTGGGTTATAGCAGCCAATCGCGATATGTTTGTTTTTTGTTTGAGCAATGTCATTGATTTTATATAAAGCTTCAGCACCAACATAATTTCCATTAGGTGCGAAAATAAAGAGTGGACGTTCGATGGTTTGTAAATAATCAAGAAGTGTAAATGTTTCAATGGATGAATCATGAATACCAGTACGCATGATGAGAATATCGATATCATCCATTTTGTAGAAACGATTTCGTTCATGATTGAAAAATTGTGTAGACAAGAAATTGATGTCGAAATCCATTTCGTAATCAGACAATTCAGCTTTAACTCTATATTCAGTTGTTTCAAGACCAGGAATCTGGTTGACAATACAATCATTCCACGATTCTTCAGGCATATGTCTAAAGAAATAAGAAACAGCTTCAGCCACTTCTTTATCGGCATTAGACGACGTATATGCTTGAATATACGCTATAGCGGCAGCAGCTTCATTGATACTGCATTTGTATTTTTCCGCAATAGATTCTTTAGTGATTTTTTCTTTATTAAATTCTTGTAAAATAGCATCAAAACCTTTTGTACACAATGCTTCAAATTGTGTTGTCGAATATGAACGAAGTGTTTGTTTTGCCTTATTCGCAAAATATTTTCTTAAAAGAATGGAAGCAAAAAGCATCGCTGTTGTGGTTCCATCATGGCACACGCTATCAATACGAGTACCAAGATACAAAATGGCACTTTTCAGATAATTTTGAATAGGAGACATGTATTCGATGTTACCGACAATATGGGCACCATCACGCATAAATACACGATTGTCTATATTTGATCCGGTACCTGCATATTTGGTTGTTCCGGTATCAAGACTGATAAGAAGAGCGTATCTTGCATAAGGTCCACAAATGTCGACAAGTTTGTCAATGAACTGTTCCATCGTTTTTGTAATGATGGATTCCATATGTTCTCTATCGACAATATTTGTAATGTCCTCATGGGCATTCAACATAAGTTTTTCCATAAAACATTCCTTATAAGGTTAGAGGGTTTGTTGTGAGACTCCTTAGTAAGGAGTCTCACGAATACACTACACTGTCGTATATCAATTCACGGAATCATCTTTTCATTTGATTCTTAGCAATATTTTCAACAATAGCTTCTTCTTTAGGCTTTAGTTTGTACAAAGCGTCACGAAGTTTGGTAAAGTAATAAAGATCCATATTCATGAAATCTTTAATACTCAGTCCATATTTTTCACAAGCATTGGTATGAAGACAAAAATCAATAACTCGTGTAATATATCCATCAGAATCTTGTGTAAGTGAATCATCTACACAACAAATAAATCCAGTATCTGAACGAAAAGGAGTTTCTTTCATGTACGATTCGTGAAAGACACGAAGTGCTACACATTTATCAATATCATCCCAATGATTATTATTAATGTTCTTCATGAGTGTAGCATGTTTTTGAGCATAAACTTCGGTTCTTTCCTCAGAAGAATCCATTATTTTTGCTGTAACCTCATCCCGGTAAGAATAAAAAAACTTTGCTGTACGTCACAAGGAATGATATTGTTCTGAGCAATCGTAGGTACATGTCCGCACTTGGGGCATTTATTGTAAATATAACCAATGTATGTTGTTTCACTGCGTTTAATAAAATCAAGAACAGCTTCAGCGAAACCTACGGATTGCAATTGCAGACCATTAAGCACATCAGGAATGGCTTCCTTATTCTTGACAATAAGTACTTTACCTGTGTTGGGATCAGTATAACTTACATTAATGACAAAAGGAGAGAATGCTCGATAATACCGAGCACTGATATACTGAGCAACATTTTGTTCATTCGTAATCTGAATTTCAGATGTCATCTCAGCGATATATTCTTCACCATCGGCCTGATCATCGAAAAACGAAGGAACACCAACGTATGCTTTCCAGTTGTCTTTCAGTTCAAGAACAGCTCTATCCTTTAAAATATCTTCGTGATATTTTTTAAGCATTTCTGGAGTTTTCTTTTCCGGAGAATACATGAACATTAAAGCTTCTTTACCGATACGTGTATAGTTGTTGATGCACATTTTTGATACATCAACTTTTACACGATCCACATAACGACATTCGTCATTGTGGCAAACAAAGTCAACATCGATACCGTTCTGGAACATAAGAGAAGCGATAGCCCACAAACAAACTTTGTAGTCTGTTTTCGACAACGATTTTTCAAACGTGTCTCCAACATTCCAATTTTGCAGGTTGCTATCGATGATAAGATTTTTGAAAAGTTCAATACCTATTTTACGAAGACGTACATCGAACGGAATGTACGAAAATTGTCCAAATTCATGACCAAATTCATACGTGGAACGCTGGCATTGGAAATAGTAGTTATTGAGTTCATTAAGCAAAGCAGGACGAATAAGAACCCAGAAACCACTACCATAAAGATATACACGACGAACACCGTGATTTAAAGACAATACAAACTTCAGTGCTTGATCACCTTTAATGACATCGCCATCGTTATATTTGTTTACATCGAGTTTGATAAGATCGTTGGTGTACGATTTATCGCCCATACGGACGGTGCGACTCAATGTATTTTTATTGTCAACAGCTTGTTTTAAAGCTTCTGCTTGATACGATTGTTCGTTTGTAAGTTGCGAATTTCTTGCATACGTTAAATAATGCCAATAATCATTGGGGTCTGCAAGTTTTTCCAAATGTTTATTGATGATTTCTTGCGGTTCCGTACTTTCAGGAACATACATGTTGATAACAGGATCAATTTCTTCAGCAGTATTCAACGGAACAGTAATAGGACTTCTTGGTTCATCAAACCGAATGTTGTCGATCATTTCAGTCTGCAGTTCGTCAGACTCTATAAGCGAATCCGATTCTTCAACTACAGTATCAGAAATAACAACAGGAACTTCTTGCGTTGTATTTTGATCGTTTCCTTCAACATCAGCATACAGCGAATTTGTTTCACTGCTTGGTACAGCATCGATTGATACTTCATCAACAATTGCAGAAAGAGCCTCATGAATTTCATCTTGAAGCGATTTCGAGTCGTTTTTCTGTTCGGATTTCTCTACAGAAGAGGCAACAACTGTTGTTTTTGTCGTTTCAGTTTTCGGTTGATCACTCTTCTCAACCATTTCAATATCAACAGTATCTTCTTCTAAAATCTTATCATTAAGAGAAGAAGATACTGTAGTTTGTGTAGCAACTTTCAATTCAGGTTTAAAATCATCCGTTTCCGTAATATTCGATAAAACACGAGCACGATTATCCGTATTTGTAAGCGGTACTGTCGGATCAATGTACGGATCGTTTTCAATAGATTCTGGTAAAATACCTTGACTTTGATTTTCTCCATCACGCATGGCATCAAACATGGCTTGTTGTGCTATACGAGCTGCTCTTTCTTGTGGAGTTTCTTGTTTTACTTCCTGTTTGGTTTCGTTAACAAACTGCTGAAAATCAACCGTGGTATCCAAATGCTCAGGAATACGCAAACCATCAACGGCTTCTACTATCGTTTCTTCATTAACAAAAGGTACTTTTTCTGTATCGTTTTGCAATCCAGTAAGAATATTTTTATTACTTACCGTTGCAGGATTTTCTACAATGATTTCTTCATGAAATTCCTGTGGTTTTTCTGGACTAAAAATAACCACTTCGTTTTCAATATTTTCACCTGCAATGCTTAAAATACTGCCAGACTTGTTATTTTTATTAGGTTGTGCCTTGATAACCACTTCGTTTTCAATATGAAAATCATTAATCGGTTTAACCATTATCGAATTTCTCCATAACAGGTGTCTGTTTGGTGTTGTTGAGGAAAACACTCTTGAGTACCACTGTTTCAAAAAATGGTCGAGTGCTTCGAATATATGAAATATTATCTTCATATATTGACACGCTTTTTAAGGTGCTTGCATTTTCAGTCCAAACATAAATATCTAAAGTTTTATCTGTAGTCTTATAATTTTTACTATTTGTAAATTCTTTTAAAGACGGATTATCAAAACCATCGCTAAGCAATAACGGAACAGTTAAATACGAATCCACATCAAAAAGTGTCTTACCGTGCTTGTTTTTCAATTGTCCAAAATCAATAAATGCCGTACGATACTTATTGGAATACCTGTATTCCAATTTATTCAAAGGATCGATATTGAGTACAACATATCCTTCCGTATCAGATCTATCTTCTCGATTAAAATATTCTTTTGTACATTTTTTTAGTTTAACAATTTCATCAAGTAAAAGATGTAAAGCAAAATCGTTGTTCACTGGCGTTCCACAAATTTCAGATGTCTTAAATGTAACAGGTATCAGTGTTTTTAAAAGAGCATCGTTTTTTATATCTTCTTTGCTGTCACCCATCAGATTGACGAACGTGTCAGGATTGTCATCGTCTGGCTTGGTATCATCAGGATTATCTTCATCTTCAAATTCGTCATCTTCTGAAGATTCTTCAGTTTTGTCAGGAACAACGATGTTTTCACCAGAACGAATAGAGATATTACCTTCTCTATCTCTTTGACAAACGGTATCTTCAAGAGCGATTTCTTTAAATGCCTTCATAAGTATATCTGTTCGAAAGATATACGGATACCTTTTATCGACATTCAAGTAAGTAAGCAATTGTTCATAAAAATCATTTTTTGGTTCAACAAGATGTATACTAAAGGTAGTAGGACAATACGAGGCAAGCATTTCGTAATCACCATTCGTAACAACAATACAGTTCGGCATATCAGGAAGATTTACATAAACAAATTTGTTTCCTCTGGCAGAAAGTGAAGAAAAATAGAGCTTGCACTGTTTTTGAAAATCAGACATCTTGTATGTTTTCGGATTCTTTGGTTTTGTCATCAATACGCTTCCTTGTTTCTTCATAACAAGTATCTACATCAGAAATAACATCTTTTGACAAAGTAAACAATTCATCAAAAATAACAGGATTATCTGTTTCGTCATCAGTTACACGATTGTTTATGAAATTTCTATCGATGAAACGAGCGGCATGTTCAGATTGTGCTTCAATACCTTTAAGATATTGCGGGAACAGTTTCTGTGCTTTAAAATAAATCTGCGTGAACTTATCCTGCAAACTGTCAAATCCGGGAATCATTGTGTCGCTAAAATAGGTAGCCAATTCCGGAATAGACTTGCATTTAAGCGCTTGTGTTGTTTTTGCATTTACGTCATCACATTCGTGAACAAGATCATCCACAGATATATCAAACTGTCTCAATTCACGAATCTGATCAAGGGGAGTTTTATCTTTCTTGGTTTTTTCTTCAGTACTTCCATCATAAAAATCAATAGCACGAACTGCAAAAATAGTTAAACTTTTATAGACTAAAGCTTGATTTTTCAAATTGGTAAGAATTTCTTGCATTTTGTAAATATCTTCACGCATACTTGCGTCATTGCTCGGATTCTTTTTAAATTCCTTTTCAGCTTTTTGAATAGCAAGATTTAAAGCAACCTTACCTGTCAATGCTTGTCTACGTACACTCTTTTTCTTGGACTTCTTTTTAGAAGTAAATGCAATAGCCATAACTCTCTCCTTTTAGTAAAATACGTTAAGTAAACAGCATACGGTATTTAAAATATGTGTTATTTTATTTTACATAAATATAAGAAAGATCAGGATCACGTAACGTGATCCTGATCTAGTATGATTTGATTAAAAAATAGCTAAAGCAACGTTACGACAACTTTGTTTAACAAGCGCCATACATTCGTCATAATACATATTGCAAAAAGCATTTTGTTTTTTGCTTGCTAAAGTTGGCTGCATATTTTCAAGACTGGTTAAAAATTCATTTTGAAGTGTCGGATCTTTGCATTCAAACCGTTTTTTCGAAATGGAATCTCCAAGATACTGAACAAATCTATTCTTAATACTGTTTTTTCTCGAAGCATTCATTTCTGTTTTAAAGTGATCAAGTTCACTATCCAAACGTTTAATAAACGTACCTTTATCAATGTAAACTGTATTATTGTTGGCAAAATTCATCGCTTCAGTAAAAACTTCGTTTTTCAATGTAGCAAACAGATGCGTATTGTTTTCATACAAATACGTGGCATATTCCATAAAAATAGCAACAGCCATGTTGATACGAGATTCGGATTCACTGGAAATGGAGTGAAACGAACGTTCGTCTTTTACTTCACGCATAGATTCCACACCGATGGTATCAGCAAATTGACGAATAGTCATATTTGTCTCCTTTAAGAGAAATCAGGTATTTTTAAAAAGATTTTGATATATACAATACATCAAAGACCATATCATCCACAGAAATAAGGATTCTTTTTATATGACACAAACTATCGTTAAAGAAGATAGATGCATCAAACGTAAAAGCATCATGCAGTGTTATTTTGACGATATGTTCAAATATTTAAGTACACTGTATCCGAAAATGCCCGAAAGTCGTATTCGTGATTTTATTTATAAAACAGTTGATGAACGATTGCAACGACCACAAGCAGATATCTTGGTCTATCCTTCATACGGTAACATTGAACGAAAAACGATAGATTTACTTACATTCATTAAACGTTACAGGAATAAAATCATTGCACCATCCGGAACCATATTCGAATCAACCGATATTAAAGTGGCTACGGACAAACAATTCATTGACCAATTAGGTGCTGACAGAAAAGTACATAAAGATGCCATGTTTGATCTGACAGTTAAAGGAGAGCTTGCACTTGCTGCTCTTGAAGATTACAAACAAGCACTTTGCAAAATCAAAGTTAACAGTATCATTGGTTCCAATGGAAATGATCAGAATGCTCTTTATGATTTGGAATCATTCAATTCAACAACATCACTTGCTCGTCATGGTGTTATCATGGCGTATGCTTTCACTGAAAAATTTCTTGTGAACAATCAATATTTTCCTACAGTAGAGAAACTAATCAACTTCATCATCTTGACAGCTCGAAACGCTCCCAATAAAGAAATCATAGATGCCCTCGTTGAAAAATATTCTCTTATAAGTCCTACAGCATATGAAGTCAGCGATTCACTTATGGTGTCCATGCAACCATATGTGTATCATTATGAAAAATACAAACGACAAGTAGAAGAACTTCTTTTAAATCTTCCACAACACGAACTTACATACATTTTCTATAGTCGAAATTTATACAATCTATTCACAGCAAATACCAGTGTGTTTAGACGCTGGATCACCGATTTTTCCAGTACTACAGTTGATGATAGTGAAGTCTCTAACGACATTGATCCTAAACTTATTAAAAAAATAGATAACGATTTACAATGTGTTATATCCACCGTTTTTGATAAAGAACTTGGAGATGATATCTTAAGTGAACTGCCAAAAACGAATGAAGCAAAAGCACGCACATTCGTTGTTCTTGGTAGAAAGCTTCAGAAACGATTCGATGATTTATCCGATTTGCTTGATGTTTTTATTTTTGGTTCTGAATTTATTCAGGACATTCCATGTCATAGACTTATCAAACGTAAAGCAGTAGCTATTTCTGATACCGATTCCGTAATTTTTACAACAAAACATTTAACTTCATGGTATCTTGGTAGAGATGTTGAAATCTGTCAAGATGCTTTTAACGTACATGCCATTATTATCTATCTGATGACAAAATCGTTAGCCAAACTTATCGAAATCATGTCCATTTCTCGTGGTGCTACAGGAGAAAATGTAAAAAAGATTAACATGAAAAATGAATTTTTATATTCCGTACTTATCAGAACATTATTAGGTAAACATTATCTGGGAAGACAGATTATTCGTGAAGGACGTGTACTGAAAAAGCCTGTGCTTGACATTAAAGGTGTTTCATTTAAATCAAGTAACGTACCTCAATGCACACACGAATATTTTGATTACATGGCAAATACACTTATAGACGATGTTACAAACAATACAAAGATACATCTTAGTAAATACATTGGTATGGCTCTTGAATATGAACTTCAATTGCATACGGCATTGACACGCGGAGATTTGAATTTTTATAACAACATCTCCATCAAAGCCAAAGACGAATACAAAAAACCAGAAAATTGTATATATTTCAATTATGAATGTTGGGAAGCTGTCTTTGCAGATAAATATGGAAGCATTCATATTCCTGGAAAATATGTTCTCGTGCCTCTTAAAAACAAATCATTTAGAGATGAACAATATCAGGAATTCTTGCAAAGAAAAGATCCTGTCATTTATGAAAAGCTTATGAAATATTTATCCACACTTAATCCCAAGAAAAAAATTACAAGAATCCCGATTGCTGCTACACTTACAGAAATACCTGATGTTATAGCACCTTTGGTTGATATTCGAAGCATCATGTACAAAACAACAGCACCTATTCAACTTCTCTTACGTTCTTTAGGAGCTGATCTTGGCAATCCCAAACAAAGACCATTGTTTTCCGATATGTATCCCATTTTAAATGAAAACGTATAACGATAACATCACTCTACCATTTGGTAGAGTGATGTACATATTACTTTAGTGAAGAAAACACATTTTTTAAATTAACCATGATACCAACAATTCCCGCTACAAAAGCACCGATGACAAAAATAACTCTAATAGCAGATTTGTACATGACGATTTGCCGTTCGTGTTCTTGTACTTGTTTATCGTAATCTGCCTGCAATTTCATAAATTCATTTATACGTGTATCAGCTTCATTGATCTTGTTGTTGAGCTGTAAAAGTTGTTGTTTAATGTCAGCGATATCGCTGACATTTTGTTTACACACAAAAGTAAAATGTTCCATATTTTTTTGCAATTCATTACACGTAGAAATAATAGATGTCATATCGTGTTGAATTTCATAAAAAATATATGAATGTTCCCGCTGTTGATTCAAATGTGCGATGATATCAGAACACTGTGCATTGACATGATACGCGCAATCTTTTGTTGCCGTAATATCTTTAAGCAGTGTTTTAGATATCTCTGGAGAAGAAAATTCACGATACTTGCCTGTCTCTTGATCCATTTAAAACTCCTAAGTCATTCGTGTTGAAAAGATACGATGACTTATATACCTTAAAAATAAATATGTCAAGGTATCACGCTGATCTTTTCTCCCACGTTGAAAGTGTGCTTTGGCGAAACTTGGGTTAATGGTTCGTATGTGATATCACTATCTGCAATCGTGCGCTTCGTCATTTCAAGCTTATGACAGATAACACGCATCTTAGCAGACATTTCTTCCGCCAAAGGAAGAATATCGTGAAATGATTCGTCATTAAGTATTCTTGTTTCGGTTTGGTTCTTACTCATACAACGTACCTTCTTGTACTTATTTATTGATGCCTGTAGGTGTTGAAGAAGTGACTTTATGGTACATGTTACCAAAAAAGAATCCTGTAATCAAACTCAAGTTGTTAAACAACTGAATGATGATCTGATCGACGAACCGCAAACGTTCTTTGTCGATTTCTCCACCAAACGTAATGCCGGAAAGATACACGAAAATAAAACAGATGAATAAAAGAGATACGATATAAATAAAATTGGTTGGCAACCACAACTCTTTTCTGACATCAGCAGGCGCTTTGATATAATTTTCAATAGTTGACTCTTGCAAATCTCTGGCATCAGCAGCATCTTCACGAGAAAGTTTATTGTGTTCAAGTAAAATACGTTCCAGTTCGATACGGTATTCAAGAATCGTTTTTTTGATTTCTTCAAGTTGTACAGGTGTCAATGTCGCAAGCGAACCATCCTTTTTGGCAAGACTGATTCCAGTTTTCTCTTCAATAAATGTTTTAGCACGGTCAATGCCGGTATCTGTCGCTCCCGTTATCAAATCAGATAACAAATCAAACCCTTTAGCAGCAAGTGTCGTTGCTAAAGTTGTAAGCAACGTTGTGAACATGATGTCCTCCTTATTTGCGCTTTTAAAGTCGCCAAGGAAGTTCGCATAACATGTCTTATGAGAATCTAACGTCTATACTTCTTGCTCACGACGATCGTTTTTCTATAACTCAAATGCTATTGTTATGGAAAGATAATCTCATTTATTTTACACTGGAGTTTATATGACAGAATCTGGTATTTCTAAAAAGGACATATTTACGTATTGTGGAACATATGCTGATTTTCACAAAGATTTAGAAAACGAAGATACTTCCGTTATTCCATCATGGATGATTAAGTTATTTCAATCGGGTGTATTTTCTTTAAATGTATCCACTGGATACAATTTTTACAATATTGTTCTTGATATTGACAAAATGACTGATCAAAAAATCAACATTATTAATTTTACGGATCATTATGTTTTTAGTCAGGAAGATTATTTCATACGTCTTTCTGATGATAGATACATTATTGTTGATTGTGTTAATCTTGTCATGATGAAAACGCTTTTACCTAGTGAAGTATATCGTCAGTTTGTAACAACTCTTTTTGGTGAGATTGATATCAATCTCACAGTACGATGCGATTACTGTCATCATCTTTCTGTTAAAAAGAATACATACACGACTTGTGATGGTCATTCATATACGGAATATTTGTGTCTTTATTGTGGAAAACTCAATACACACATTGATAAATAAAACACAGAGGGGAATGATTCCCCTCTGTGTATAAATAATTATTAACCATTCACCTTCATGATGGAGCCGTCAACATTATAACAATTGGCGATATCAAAGTGGAACCATGTGATGGGTTTTCCAGCACTCAAAACTTCGATACGGTTAATGTGTTCAAAACAAAGTCCTTCCTGCGGCACATCGTTTTTGAATCCAGCTTTAAAGCAACCAAGTTTTTCCATGTCAGCTCTGACTTCAGCAGCCGTAGCATTCTTGAAATTACAATCAAGAGCTGCACCGCGACGATGAAGAGATAACGGAGATCCGACAGAAGAATCGGTTCGCAATCCACGCTGAGACAAGTTACCGCCGGAATGCCATGTGTTGATGGTAACAGCACCGTAACGCTCACGAAGCCTGTCTGCAGTAATCAACACAAGCGGATTAAACTGCCATAAAAGTTTATCGGTTCTTCCTTGTTTTTCGTACATTTCGTACAAATCTTTCGGAACCAATTCATACGGTTTAATATACTTAGGAGTGTAACATGCCATAGCTATACCTCACATTTTGTAGTTGTATTATAGTCATAAAATTCAATCGTAATAAGAAAAACAATATAAGACGAGGAGGATTGTCCTCCTCGTCTTACTGTACAATCTGCCATTGTTTTTTTTTTATGCGCCGACGATAGCGCCAATAATTTTAAGCTCATCATCAGCGGAACTGTTGTCAAATTCAAACATCACCCATCGACAAACGGGCAACTCAATAGCTGTGTGTGACACTGTATTCGCTTCAGTTGTAATCGTTTTACCACTGTCAATCCACACACCTGTAGGATACGTATCACTTACAGCTGCGATATTGTATTGATTCGAATAATAGATTTTAGCGGTTACAGCTTTACTTGTAATGAACTGTGCTGAGATATTACCAAATCGGGCGTCAAGATACCACAAGTCAACGATCATCTGATATGTTTCACCATCTTTCACTATAAACCAATCTTTTCCAGTCGTTTCAACTATTCTCGGATCAGGTACAAAATGCGTAGAAAAAGGCATGTCGTTTACACTCCGTAATAAGTTAACATAAATCACGATGTATTCTATCTCTAAAATACATAACATGAAGATAGATACCTCTGGAATATTCCAGAGGTATCTATCATTTATCAAACATTACGCAAATGTAGTAGCTGTTCTCACAGTTTCAACAACGGGAGCCACGATTTTGTTCGGAGCGACGACGTTCGAAGCAGATGTTGTAACAGGAGTGGATACTGTCTGTGTAGTCACAGCAGGCACAACCTGTTGCGTAGTAAACGGTACTCCAGTGCAACGTCTATACGTAAACGTTTCAACGTTAGCAAGAATAATAAGTTTTGTCTCTACACAATCTCTGATGACATCAACAGCTTTGTGCAAATTGCAAAGTTTCTGATCGCTCATGCAAGAGCTGCCAGTAATTTCTTTCACTTCACGCATAGCGTATTGCTTAGCATCATCAAGTCTTGCAATGCATTCTTCTACCATGACGATATCTCCTTATCGTTACTTATTTAACTACCGCCGTGGTAGTTGTCGTTGTTACAACGCCGTTAGGATCAATGTTGGTAACTTCAGTCGTATTCAGCTGTTGTGTATTAGGGCAATACACAGACGGAGGAAGCGAACTCAACACAGTGATACGAATCGGGTCAAAATTGACCACACACTGGAATTCATTCGGGCATCCAGAATACGGAAGGCATCCAGCATTTCTCATCTGCAGCGCACGATAAAGACGGTCGGCACGAACGTAAGTACCAAAACGGTCATACATCAGTACTTTATCACCATCGATATCACTCATGGCGGTAGGCATGACGTTACCAAACGGAATAGACTGGTCAATTTGAAGCACAAAACGAGGGGTTATCAGTTCATTTGTAAATTCGTTTGTCACGAGCAAAAGTGTAGCACTGTTGTATACGGTAACAGCAGTAGTAGGAATAACAGGGTTAATCCTACGGTTAAACGAAATAGCCATTGGCTTACGCTCCTTTCTGTTGTTTAGCTTCCATCAAACGCTTTTTAAGCTTACTTGCGTAATCATCAACCTTATTACCGGTTTCTTCCTTAATAAGGTTAGCAGCAATATCCACACTGTCCGGAGGATCGGAAACAGCCACGGACATGAACGACATGGCTTGTTCTTGAACACCGGAAATGATACGATCCCAGAAAGGACGGACAAAAGGCATGTTCACATCAATGCCAAGGAGCCTTGAACCCATTTTGTCAAGTTGGTATCGTACGGCTGCCTGTACTTCCGGATTAGCCAAATCCTTAGCTGCAGCGGAAATGACTTCATCGGCAATCTGATCACAAATATCGATCATACTGAATCCCATAACTAATCTCCTAAGTTTGCTTTGAATTGTTCAAGTTCCTGGATTTTACTTGCTTGACTTTCAGCAAGAGCACGCTGCTGAGCAATGATTTGCTCAAGTTGCTGCATCCTCTCACTCATGCTTTGCAATTCGTTTCTCTCGTTTTGAGCAACGGTAGCTGAAACTCTTTTTGCAGTATCAAGTAAGTTCTGAGCAAGTTTTTTACCATGAGTCGATACAAATTGCACACCTTCGGAGGTATGGCCAAGGGAAAACAAAAGATATTTTTGCAACAAATTACCAAGAGCAACCATGTATTCTTCATTTCCTTCAACAGCACGTCTTTGATCTGTCGTCATGTCAGCGAACAGTTCGTCAAGATCGTTGATGATGGTTCGTTGAATTTGTGGTTGCTGAGGCTGTTGTTGTCCGATACCAAATTTTGTAATCAATGCCTCAATGTTGCTTAATGGAACTCCACCCAAAGAAGGTGAACTCCCACCAAATGGAGAACTTCCAAAATCAAACATATTTTTATCTTCCTTTCAGGGAATTATGGAAGCTTATACGCAATTTTATTTTTTTTTATTTCTTTTTTTTTCAATCATTTCTTATGGTGAGTCAATTTGACTCACTAACGGCGGACATTACACCGCAGCAGTGCAACCAGACCAAGCACCCTGGCAACCGCAACCGCAATCGTTACCGTAAGTAGCGATATTAGCAGTAGCAACACCGTTGATGTGGCGAGACATCAGAACGTTCATGCCGGCATTGTAGGGATCGGCCATTTGGCACGGAGAGATATAAGGCTTACCGCGAACAACGTTGCATGTAGCCTTTTCGATATCAGCAGTCGTCAAAGCACGAGACAGCGCAAACTCAGCATCGGTGCGTTGCTTTGTAAGTTCAAACGTAGCACCGGTCTGGCTCTGCACAAGGTCAAACTTACCGTTGGTACGGCAATCAGCCAGATCAAACTTCGCGTCGGTACGCTGTTGAGCCATAGCAAACAGCAGGCCATTGATGACCTGGTTCTTTTCGTCAACAGCCTTGTTCACAGCACTTTCCTTCTCAAGTTCGCATGTGCGATGCATGATGGGGAAGATGTACTTTTCAAGCATGTTCATTTCTGTCGCAAGAGGAGATACAGCAGCAAAACGTTCCAGAGCGCAAGTACGATTCATTTCAGGCAGAATCCACTTTTCAAGCATCTGAAGTTCTGTTACAGCACGAGCACCTTGTTCATATTTCTCTTTGCAATAGCAAGAATTGCCACGATTTCCGAAGAGATTGCCAAGTAAACCACCGTTATTACCGGTGCAATCGCATCCGTTATTACCACCCAGAAGACCACCATTCACAGCAGCAAGGGACAGACCACCAATGGCAAGACCAAGAGCGGTCTTCGCAGTAGCGGAAGCTTTACGCTTACCACCGCAATTGCAATCATTGCTGTCGTAATAGTCATGATCGTAACGAGACATAACAAAAAACCTCACGAGTTAAAGATGTAAAAGTATATTAGAATACTTTTAAACCTTTGTAATGCAAGCTGCCTAGGATATGCTTCACTGACAACGATTTAAAAGATATTCCCAAAAGAAAAGAAGGAGAAAAAGAATCTAATACAACGGATCTGAAAATATAACACAATTATGAGTTCCGTTTAGGTGTAGAGAAAGAGACCAAACGACGATTCAATCGTAATTTTAATCGTTTTTCGTCTCATTTCTGTTCTCCCTCACCCATTACATGCGCTACCAAAATAGAAATACTTTTTCAAGGTATCCTCCCAAGAAAGGAGGATACCTTTTTTAATAAATAAAACTACCAAATGCATCTAAACGAATCATCGTATTTAAGTTTACCGTTATGCAAATAAAAATGAAAAGGATTGTCGTAAAAACCTTTAGGTAAATCTTTTGCTTCTACACAAAGAACATGATCTTCCTCATGAAATACCGATCGAAAACTTCCCGGCATAATGTACCAATCACACACAAATAAACGATTCAAAAAATTATTCTCTTTAAAATGGATGACAAACATACATCACCACCAGAAAATAAAAGATTGTACAATCTTCTATCATCAAGTGAAGATAAGAACCTGTTTCAAATTCAGCACGTTAGACGAAGCACCAGCTGTGATTTCAGCATTGACGCTCATTTCAATAACATTTGTTACAGGATTTCTTCTTACGGTAAAGATGATAGAAGCAGCCTTGCCGTTGTATGGAAACGAACCTACACCTTTAAGTTCGTTGCTACCAGGGATAACATCAAGCATAATAGGAAATCTGTTGGCACCTTCTTCTTCCAAATCACAACGAATTCGTTTGATACGAGAAATATCAACTTCGTCTTCAAGAAAATGTGCCAAGGAAACATACTTTGCACCGGAAGGTCTGTTTAAAACTTCAGAACCTGCCCAAACAAGATTGCCGAGAATAAGCGGAATAAGATAGGTTTCTTGTCTACTGTCTTTGTTTGTTTTATCCCACACATGGTTTTTACTCGGAAGTGTAAGAAGATCATCTTCAGGATATACGGATTCCGATTTTCCTTCAATAAGCTTAAAACACGAATCTCTGCCAGAAACGTCGGCTACAACAATGGTTTCTGTAGTAACTGTTTTTAAACGCATACCAATTTGAAGGTACATTCCGGAACCTTCTTTGGTATTTTCATTCCAAATAACTCTAAATTGAGGACGAATGATATTATCAAGTTCCGAATAATCTTCATACGGGACATAATAAAGCGGATGAAGAGAAGACTGCACAGTAACCTGCATTTTTGTAACAGGATTTGTCAAATCAACTGCGACTTTACAATCGAACATGAATTTCGTGTAAAAAGTCTGAATACGAAACGATCCTGTTTCAGATAAAAATACAGTATCCGATCCGGCTACTTTATAAAGTTCTGCTATTGTCCACCAGTGAAATTCCGTATCAGGAGATGTTATTTTCTTAACAAGGCATGTACCATTCGATACATCAGAATAGTTAGGAGAACCTTCAGTTGCTAATTTGCGCATGTCTTCCCTCATCTTTTTGATTTCATCTAACATATTTTGAATAATAGGAGCAGATTGCAATGTTCCTTGTGTAAGGATCTGTGCATCTGTAATGTAGTGAATAAGGTTATTCACATTTTCATTCACTGCTCGCATATCGTACAATGTAGGAATACCACCGTATGCGTGATAAGAAATTTTCATATTTCCGACATACGGCTTTAAAAACACAATGAACGAGTACACACCAGATTCATTTGTAGTATAATTCGTTTTTGGATGAGACAAACCGACAATAATGTAATCTTGATCTTTTGTTAAAACAACATTTGTCTCGACTTGTTTGACAGTAACACTATCTCTAAAAAAATCACCCGCTATAGGGTGAATGACAGAAATATTTCCAGGAACATTTATTTCATGAATTTCATCTTCAATAAAGTTTTCAGCACGTTCTTTGTTCGGATCTATTTCAAGAAGCATGGGGTTTTTGGAAACAACGGAATGGACATCATCAACGGGTGATACTTGTTGCTTTAATACACCAACATCATTGATAAGTTCATAAAGAAGCGCTGGAGTGATGTCAATTCTTGTTGTAGAATTTGACAAAGTATACTTAATAAGAACAGGATACAGTTTCTGATATTCAAGCGAAAGTCTATAGTCAGCAACATATGGTTTAATAATGGTAATGCTTTTTATAAGTTGTTTATTAAACTTGCTATCCAGTCGTTTCATGGACGACATGGCGTCATAATCGATATCTTCAGGAAGTACTGTCCAGTCTTGTCCATAAACAAAAGGAACATTGATAGATCCAACTAACGTAATAAGCAAGGAATCAAAATAAACAGCATCACCACGAAAAGGTATTTTTGTTTGGTCAGCTGAAATCACCAAACGAGCATCGTTTGTGACTTTATAATCTGGGTTTTGTGCGGTCAGATCCGGAGTGTTATACGACATTATAAATCCCCTTAACTCTCATTGAGTTTTTACCATAAAAATCCTTAAAAGCATTATAGTGGTATGAACGACTTTTTAGGGTGTTTGCCAAGTTCATAGCATTTCACATTTGATAAGGATTTATGGTTCTGGGTTAGGATCACTACCATCTGTAACGGATACAGATAATATTTTCTTTTCAAGAACATTTAAACGTGCTGATAAATCGTTTATTTTGTTTCTTAATGTAATATTTTCCGTAAAATAACTGACAACATCACGAGCTTCAGTAACACGATCGTTTTCAATTTCTTGATATTCTTCATCAGTAAGCCATACTTCTTGTATAGCTACAATATCAGGAGCATTCGTGATTCCAAATTCGTATGAAATCTGATCCTTAATAAGATCAGCAACATATTCAATCTTTGTTGTATCATTAAAGATACCCATATTTAACATAAGAACTATCTTGGGATATTTCTTAACATTACTGTTTGGTATTTCACCAAGAAGACCTTCAGGAACGTAAATAAATTGCTGTGCATTAGAAGCATCTACAAGCTTATAAACATCATGCGTTCTGAATCCATAAGTAACATAATCTTGTTCATAATCTGATTCTGTCTTACCTACAAGCTCGTACAATACAGAACTTAACTGAATATTTTCAGTAAGAAGCTCATCGTAGGTATAAATTTTGACTACAGTATACACACCATTCAAGGATTCAAATCCTTTTCGAAATGCGAATTTATATGTCCATCCGGTTTTGACAAATTGCATACAAGACACCTTTTGTATATAAGTTATGAGTATACGATAAAAATCATATCATCAGTTTATTACACGATGTAGCGTACCGTTTTATGGTACGCTACATGTATTTATCTCAACGATCAGTCACTACTAGAAGAAGTATCGTTTGAAGACTCTATAGTTGTATTTTCTACGTCAAACATTCGATCTTGTTCAAGATCTTCATTGGAATACGATTTATACGACGTAACAACGTTGTCGTAACGTACTTGACACATAAGTTTTGGAGAATAATGACATTTTTTACAAAGTATTCCAACTCCACGAACGTCAACACATTCCGTGCAGCCACATTCTGGACAAACAAATTGACTCATTACAAACATCCTTTACTTATAAGGTTAAAAAGTCATTCATCTTCTTTGTGAACTTTAGTCCAACAACTTAAAAGAGTATCTCTTGTCGGATATTTACCGCATCCCTTCTTTCCTTCAGGACAATATCCGATTTGAACACAAGAAGGACCAATGTTTCCAAAAATAGGTTCATAATCTTTTTTAAGGTATTCAAGGATTTTTTGAGCTACGCTACGAATCTCCCATTGGGCACGAGTGCAAAGTCTAAGCCCAAGGAAATTGATAAGCGAGTTAAAATTCATGGTCATCTGATAATGCGTAAACGAACCTTCAGTTAAAATAAACCGAGCATCTTCGTTAGGAATACCCAATTTCTTCAATTCATCATAACAAGCTTGCGATGCTTTTACCGTATTTAAGAAAACATTTTTGGCTTCTTCATTTTTCATAACAGAAGCAGGCACAACGGTTTCACCATGTCCACCAACATATCGTTGCGACTTCTGATTAAACGAAGCTATTCGATGTCTGACATTTTGATGCGAACATGTTCTCGATACTTCAGAAATTTCAAATGTCACGGAAACGTGTTCCAAAGGTGTTTTATGAAGAGTAGCTTTGCAACAATTTTTAATATACCCATCAATTTTGTTTTTTGTCTTCAGATCGTGCACATAGTCGTATGCTGTAATGTCATATCCTGTAAATTCCGTATAACATTCACGAAATCCATAATAGATTTTTAAAATGTTTGCGGCACAATAAAGTTTATAAGCATCTTCGCAAGAACCGAACAATTCACGATCTGTAAAGAGAACTTTACACATAAAAACATTCCTCAAATTTTGGAAGATTAGGAACAGGGAATTCAAAACGATAACACACGGTTTCGTTTTCAATCCACACATCAATAAATTTTGTACCATCTTGAGGCAAATCAGGAATTCGTAGGAAAATAGTCAGATTTGCGTTTACGTATTCTTCATTATTTACGATTTTGATTTCACATACAGTATTGCACAAAGTCTTTTCATAAATGACATTGCTAAGACTGTGCATAAATGTCAATATTCCATCATTGTCAACTGTGGTCAATTTGGAAAAGAGCGTACCAGTAGTATCTGTTTGTCCTGTAAACAAAAGATAAATTCGAGACATGCGACGTATCACATCAAACGCTTGCGTGTCTCGAACAAATACCAGTTCTGTTTTAACGTATTTATCTGGGTCTGTATATTTGGTTTCCATTCTGTAACTGGTTCTGGAGAAAATAGCATACCCATAATCAAAAATTTCAATTTCATCAATCCCTTCGAAATATTTGGAAAGTTTGTCATTACTGAAAATCACAATAACAGGAAATTGTTTGGTATTTTTTGCAAGTCGTTTGTGTTCTTGTCGAAGCATTTTTGGAAAATCATTTAAAAATTGAGAACATTTTTTAAGTTCAGCACTCGACCAATGAAATCTATTCACCATACCTTCAAACAAAGTATCAAAAACACAATTTGCAATCTGCTGGTACATCAATTCAATCTTGCTAGAATCGACCATTTAGAACTCCCTGTAAGCGTCATTTGTAAAATATCGTGCTACAACACTCATTCCGTCATAAGCTACAGAAACACCTAATGCCGTATCTTCATGTGCTTTTCTATCTATAAATATACTCAACCGTTTTCCATTAATAAGACAACCAGAAGCTCCAGTGCTCATCGCTGTAAAGTTAAAAAAGGCCACTGATAAAAGATGATACATTGTACGATAAAACGTTTCGTTCGATTCGTCAATAAATTGTTTCAACAATCGAAAATAATAATTTTCTGCAGTTATTAAAACAATCGCATTGCACAAATCTTGAACCATTTTACCAAAAGAAGGATTTCTATCAATTTGGAATGTCTGAATCGTTTTATTCGACAAATAAGTATCTTCTTTTATGGATGCTTCTACAATAACACCACGATTGACAACAAACATCCGATACCCAGATAAATTTGGAAATACACGATCGATGGAAGAATCAACAATCTCGTAATGTGGAATATAGTTTAACTTATTGACAAACTTTAAAAACAAATCGCTATCAATCACCGGTTCTTTATTAAATCCGCTGATATCTTTAAATGTTTGATTAGCCCATGTATAAAGGTCAACTGCCGTATCCGTATCAATATAAGGATTAAACACGAAACTATCTCCTATCTTTTTACGTAAAAATGTTCATACTGTATGGTATTGTTGTTATTTGAAAGCAGAAGCGTTTCAAGCATATCGAAAAAAGGATTTGCGTAAATTTGTGTTTTTTCTTCAGTCTTTTTGTTTTCTATACAAACAGTAAACGTAGCTTCACGAGTACGATTACGAGCTATTGTCGTTATTACTTCAATAGCCGTATCATCATCTCCTAAAACACGAGTTACCTTAGGACATTTTTCTGTGAGAGCACTGTAAAGATCTCTGGTATATTGTTCAAACGTATATTCAAAAACATGTACACCATGAGAAAATGTGACAATGTGATCATTTACAGCATCGTGAATGTTCACTAACGTTTGTGCTAGATTATTCATGCCAGGATCGAATACAGTATAACCAAAAAAGTCCACTCTTTCCAAATCAAATATTTTACTATTAATAAATGTTGATATGTATTTATATTGTTTTTTAACAGTACAGACAACAGTTGTATTGCAAACTGTTGCAAAAATAAGCATCTGCACATGTTTCACATCAATAGTAAAAGAACATGTTTTCATCTGTAAAATACGTAGTTTATACTCTCTTAATGTGTTTCGTATTTTGGAATTACGTTTTACTTGCTCTTCACCAAAAACAAGTTGAGCAGATTGCAATAAAAAAGCATCAAGATTATGTTCTTGTCTATTCGAAAAACGATAACGCATTGTGAATACCTCATTGTAATAAATGGTATAGATACTACCTATAACTTACACGGAAGGAAAATATGATTGACTATGTAGAAAAATTGAATTACTTACGTTCCATTTGTGAACCTGTCGATACATTCGTAACAACACAACTTATCCAGGTTAAATATTCTTCCGAAGATGAGATCTCGGATCAAACCGTTCTTAATGAAGCCTATTTCATTATATTCGACGAACTACGTTATTACGGTATTTTCATGTATTTGGATTATCCTGAAGCCGTTGAAAACTATTACGACGCCGAAGGATATGCTGCTCTTCTTGAATTTTTAAACAGAAATACGTTGATTGATCAATTTAGATTATATCCTGAACTTCATATTCATTTCGAAGCTATGTTTGATAGTAAAGACATCAATGAAGAAGATTATTTCGCATCGTTTTTAACACTCTACAAACTTAAGTTCACAACAAATCAACCACTCATTGAAAAAATAGAACGTATACAAACGTTGATATATTCAAATGTTCTTTTCAAAAATTATATTCTGAATATTCTGGAATCTGCTGTTCCTGCTTCTACTTTTGGTGATGAAGAAGATGTTGAAAAAACCATCACTTTCGTACAAAGTGTTGTTAATGGACAACAACAATTCAAACAAGTTGTTGAATCTATTTACTCACTCGATCCTTCTCTTGATAAAGACTATCTTACAAAATCCATTAATGAATACGACATGGAAAAAGTTACTGGTACAACGATAGCTAAATTCAGATGGGCCGTTATGAGTAAAGAAGAAGATTTATCTGACAAGGAACAAGAACAACAAAAACTTATTATTAATCAACACAAATACCATAACTCTCATCATATCGAATACTATATTTTACGAAAATTACGTCCTACTAAAGAAAATATGGTTGAACTTACAGCGCACCATGCTGAACCAGATACAACCATAACAGATTTTAAAAACGAAGTTTCTGCTATGATTCAACAAGGACTAACTAACAAGATTCTTGATCCTAAAGAAGATACTGGTTATATAAAACGCCTAGCACAATTCATTGAAGAACATTGCTATCGTGACGGAACAATCATTCCTGTACAAAAAGGATAAGTTATGGCCAAACAAGAAAAAGATAAATGGTTCACTGACAGTAAAAGAAGACGTAATCTTTTACAAAAAACCAATCTTATCAAACTTTTTACTGTTTGTTTCGATATACCAAAACTTGAAAACTTTAACATTACAATCGATGGAACACCAACAGTCAATGCTATTCTTACTATAACTAACGATACGTATAACGAAACATTTGCTGACCTTTTGGAACGAAGTGAAACGGATTATTGTCTCTTACAAGATAAAATATTCACTTATGGTCTTTTTATTAAAGATAAAACCCCACAACTTGTAGTATTAAATCCAATCGATCTTCCACCTTTTGAATTACAAAAGAAATTCTTCATTGAAAAAGATGATATTGAAAATTATCAAAGTACTGGCGAATTCACAACATACGGTAGATACATTGCGAATTATTTTTGTTTAGCAGAACCTTTTAAAGATGTTATTCCTTACTTTAATAAGGTATGGAGTGTTTCTAAAATTGAATCTGAAATCTATAAGAAAGTCCGAGATGGTGTTGTTACACCACAACAATGTGGTCGTTATACCGATAATGCGTATTTCATAGGATCGTTTGGTGAACTTATTGTACCGGTTTTTTCTGAGAAATCATTAACAACAGATCCTAAAATTATCGAACGTCGTGATGCTTTATATAAAGAACACGCACATGAACTTGATGATCCTGTTGTTTGCGTTAAAATCGAAGATGAACTTATCGCAATGGATAAAAATTATCTGAAAGGTGATCCTGCTATGGGATTTTATGGCGATAGTTCAAAGAAATTTAATCTCCATAGAAAACGTCAATATTTGGCAGCAGGTTTGTTTGAATCTTTTGAAAAAGAAAAAGGCAAATACAGTTTTATTAAAGGATCTCTTTCTGAAGGATGGAAACCAGATTCTTTTATCACAATTGCTAACGAAATACGAAAAGGTTCCTATGAACGTGGCATCTCTACAGCTAATGCTGGAGTGCTTACCAAATATATTCTACGTTTATTTCAAAATTCTCAAATCGTCGCTGAAGATTGCAAAACAAAACACACTCTTTTTGTTCCAAAATTAACGGAACAACTTGCTAAATCTCTTATCGGTCAAAACATTGTTGAAGGTAATAAACTGATTCCTCTTACCGAGCAAAATATGCAATCTTATATAGGCAAATCCATCAACGTCAGAAGTTTTATGTTTTGTGAACAAAAAGGTGGCTATTGTTTTACATGTGCTGGTGAAACATTCAGAAAACTCAATGCTAAAAATGTAGGATCTGAACCACTTCAAATCACAGCTAATCTCATGGCTCTTAGCATGAAAGCTATGCACGGTACAAAAGTATCACAATTTGAAATCAACGATCTTGATGAATTTTTAGTATAAATAAAAGTATACAGCATGGGAAAACCCATGCTGTATACATCATTACTTTGTATTAAAAGACTGCATACGTTTACGAACGTAATCAACAAGACCAGAACCACCAAGGATTTCGATAGCTCTATCCCAAGCAAGATCCGTTTTACGACCATTAACAAGTTCTGTCATAAGAATCCAGACAGTACCGACTTGTTCTTTGGTCTTCGGACGAATCGTAGTGCAAGCTTGCATAACCTTTGTGTAATCGAGAATGGAAGATTTGTACGTCTTAAAGAACACATACAGTTCATTAAGCACTTCAGGATTGTTTTGATGATTGATGACAAAACGAACAATATCCACAAACAACCTGATGGATACTTCAGGATTTGCCCGTAACTTGCTTACATAATCGATATACCGATTGATGTAATCACGAACAAACTGCACATCCATCGATACAGCATTTTGTTTCTTTTCAGTAGGTTGAGCAACAACCAATTTGTTGCTGGCAAGTCTTGTTTCTGTTTGTGTTGGAGCAGATTTCGTTTCAACAGATCGTTCCGTCTTCTCTTCGGATGTTTTGGACGCCTTCGTAAATTCCGAAACAGAATAACTTTCTTTTTTCGAAGACACTTGCGGTTCATCTTCAGTAGCCAAAAGATCTTGAGGATCAATCTGCACGGCACGACCAGAACGAGTCATTGTAGAATTAGAACCCATTTCGATTTTCCTTTGTTAGTGATTAAAGCTATAAGATTATGTCAAGCAAAATACTACATATGGTTACATGGATGTGGTATACCACATCCATGTAAAAAGAGGAAGAATGAGAAGAGAATATGACCAGCAAATTTGACCCAACCAGCACCGGTTAAATTGGACTGACAATCGAGCACATCGTCAGGAGGAAGAAACATTCCGCCAAGGAGCATTAACGGAAAACGAGATGAAGTTTGTTTCAAATTTGCATATAATTACTATTTACTATTTACTATTTTACACTTAACTGTAATCGTCAGATTTTTCACGTATTTCGATATCACGAACTGTCATTTCTTCAGATGTTGTCAACGATTCCAGTTCTTTCAATTCATCAGCACTACAACCAAGTTCAGCATTTACATCTGTTCGTGGTTTGAAGGCTACGCTTTTTTCAGACAAATTGTTAAGAACTTCAACAACAACTTTACCAATAGCAGCACTTCTATTGGAATCTTGACTCCGTAATCGTGTATTGATGCGTTCACCAAAATTCTTTGTTCTGGATGCTTGAATATCCAATTGTGTTTTAACAGCTACCATTTTTTTCATAACAGTATCTGCATCCATATCGTTTAAATCAAGATCCATTTGATCGATAGCTGTCTCAAGCTTTTTTGACATTTTCGCCTGAACACGAGCTATGTCGTTTAATACTCTATCTTGTTGACGAATAAGTTCAGCAATACCTACGTCAGTATCATCATTACTTATAGTTACATAATCAGGAAGTTCAACGGAATCTTCAGGATCTTCCATTTTTAAAGTAGGCGTAATGACTTCCACATTTTCTACAGGTACTGGTTTTTTATGTTTGTGTGGAAGCGTTGTTGTTGCTTTTTCCATAACGGATGTGGTATCAATTTGTTTCATTATATTCATACAGACCTCACTTATATATTACTTTTTTGGAATTGAACTGTAACTTTTAACAAAGCAATTGTATCTGATGTATTTTTCAACGTCGCCTTGGAGGAGTTTTAGCTATGTCGAAAAATGAAGTGTATGTCTATGGTGAATCTAACAAAAAAGCATTCGAATCATTTCAACAAAAACACCACATTGTAGATTGGAACACCTTTTTTACCAATCTAAAGGATTATAAACACAGCGAAGCATTGATATTTCAAGATAGTACAACACATACAACACTTACGGTAAAAGTACTTAAACAGATACTTGAAACATCAATCGATGTAGGAGTTATTGTTTGTCCGTTATATCGTACACGCTACACAAAAAAAGATGGCAGCTTACAACGATTTTTGGCGGCATCCCAACTTGATATTATCCATACATTTGCCAACGATATTTTTGTACCAAATATTCAATTTTATATCAAATCTGATCCCATATATAAGGAGCCACATGCCATTTCTGAAGAAGAAACCGTTGTTTTCGTAACCATATTTTATTTGCTTGGCGAAAACATCAACCATATTGCAGCCAAATATGATCTGGAACCGGGCATTGTCGAACTGCTTTCATTCGTTCCAGCATTCATGAGTAAAAATCCAAATATGGATGAACTAAAAACCTATTTTCCGAAAAACAAATATAATCTGTTCTACAATAGTCAAAAGAATATTCTATACATTGATCAAATAACTCCAAACAACAAAATCATTTCTAACGAAATACCATTGGGAGATATCAAAGATGAAATCTTAACACATCTTTCCGATCATATCAGAAATTTTGGACTAAACGTATTTGATTTGTATTTCAATAAAAAAGGTTCTTCAAATACAGAAAAACCACACGCCCTGTCGTTATGGAATTGTTATAATCTTTTCAAACTACTTGAAAAACAGCACAATGCTGTTTACGATAAAATCAATACCTTTTGTGATATGACAGAAGAAGAATTGGAGTTTTATTGTTTTCATAAAGAAAATTGTTGGACAATTGCACCTTCACTTAATAAGGAATTGGAACGTATTCACGCATACCGTGAAAATGAACAACTTTTTCGAAGCGCTAATTTGAAATCGATGTATGCGTAAACAATGTTATATCTTTTGAGGAAGAGATATAATAATTGTATCGTATTGGAGAAGAATATGAACAGCATACAAATAAGTAGGTATTTATGAGCACAATACCTACATCAACAAACTCCGGCAGACTTCTTTCAGAACGTGTAGGAGCAGCACGAGCTAAAATTCATACAACACTCAACGCAACAAAAGGAACGTTGGTATTTCGAGCAATCGATATCAACAAAACATTGAATCCAATTTCTCGATTACTTCGGATGATTTTTGTTCACAAAAATGTTACGCTTGAACATTTGAAAGATTGTCACGAAAGATATACCGAGAAAGAGGGTAAACTTCCAAAAGAAATCAACAATGACAGAAACAATATCAAAAAAGCATTATTCAAATCACGAATGACCATTCATATTTTTGAACGATTACTCATGATTCTTGGATATTGCATTGAAGATATTGAACTTACAATAAAAAATATCGAAACTGGAGAAAAATCAATATATAGATTGTCGGATGCTACTTTGTACACGCCGTATTGTAATACCCAAAACAATTCATTCCTTAATGAAAATAATCAATACGCTCATGATGTGTCTACCGAAAAACCCATTGTCGTAGATGACGACTACGGTGACGATTTTTAACACATATCAAAAGAGAGGTATTGGTATGGGATGTAATTGCGGCTGTCAGACTCCGACAACACAAACACCGACAGTATCACAAGATGAACTTGCTCAGTTCATTTACAACACCATTAAAACGGATGATACTGATTGGAAAGATGCCAGTGAAGAAAACAAAACTGGTGTCATGACTTTGGCACAAAAACTCCTTGATGAATACACTATCAAGGACAACTTAGGTTTAGGTACTCCTGCAACAGAAATACAAGTTCCAACATTTAAACCAGAAACAATTGTTCCTTAAAAGTTGTATAACAAAATAACACATACTGAGAGGCTAAGCCTCTCAGTATGTTCATAAAAAAAAACAATACACACCAATACTACAAAAGGAGTATGAGTTGTGGAATCAATAAATATGACCCAATATGAACGAACATTTGTAATTTGTACCGGATACAAAATTGTAGAATTTGTTACATCACTTCACTACAAAAACAAATTAATCTGGCCATGTCACACACATTTGTTTATACCTTACACAAAATCACATTCTTCAGATGAAATTGTGTTCAATTTGTATTCTCTTTTATCAAATTCTTGTAAAGCGTTGTTTTGTGTCAATTATACTGTTCTAGAATCTAAATATATTCGATTTGACATTTGTTTACAAGAAAAAGCTATAAAAAAGCTTGCTTACATATGTCACACGTATAAACCTGATTATCTTAAAACAAAAATCGCATTGTTCATTTTTCGTTATTTGAATTTTGTAAAATATTGTTTTCATCAAAAATTTCTTAAAGAGTACCGAAATATGTATGATATTTATCAACATATGCTTGATGTTGATAATCCATACTCAACTTCTAATTTAAAGAGTTTTCACAATGTCTGATAAAGATATAGAACAACAGATTGCGGATAATCTTGATACCATTGTACTAATGGTAAAAAAGGATTTATCGTAAAATAAATAACATAACAACATCTGTAAGGAGAGGGATATCCCTCTCCTTACAGTAAAGAACCTTCCGTTATTGTTTTTTTTTTGTTAACATATTCAATGAAGAACTTTTTACAGCATTGTGAGGAAAGTGTATGACTCCTAAAAGACAGAAAGTAGAAGCTTACATTTTGAAATATTTTAAGAAAATGGAACCTAGTGGTTACAATGAAAAACGTTATAAAGAAATGTTCGCTCAAATGAGTGACGAACAATTTCATAAATGGATGATAGGATTTAGAGATAAAAAAACCAAGCTTGCTTTTTATACACCTAATTTAAAAGTCGTTCTTAACGTTGCAAATCTTCGAGATACGGCTAAAGAACTTGGTATCAAACTTTTTGAAAAAATGGTCATAACTGATAAAGTTACAGGATTACGATATCTTACAAATCAAGAATATTTTATCATTCGTCTTCCTGTCAGACGTACCAGACAATTCTTGATGCACAAACTTAGTGTTCCGGAATCTGATAAACGACTTGATGCTTTGACTGGACAAGTAACAAAACCAGATAAGGCCAGTTCCATTTCATTCGTTGAAGCACAATTTTTACATGGTCGTGGACTTGATAGAACCATCTTAGAATTTATGAAAGTTCGTGGCGGAGATATTCACGCATATGCTCAGTTTAAACAACAACTTGAAGAAACTGGTATAGGGAGTATGGATAGCCTTGATGAAAATACTGTAGCAAGAAGTGCTGTAACATTAAGTACAATTTTAAAAGGTATGCTGCTTGATAACAATTTTGTTTGATATAAGGATGTCTTATGGCCATTCAAAATAATCTGGGAACTGCAGTCACCACAGCAAAAAACGAAGCAGATTCACTGACAAATAAATTTATGAATGCTGTTGGTGAATACACAAGCGTGTCTGCAACTATTCAAAAAACGGGTGTCGATCCTAATACACTCCTTAGCGATCTTGGTGCAGATAAATTGGTATCTGCTTATGGTAGTACCATTAACAAATTCAAATCAGCAACCAAAGCTGTTGACGATATTGTCGGAAATATTCAAAGTGAACTAGAATCCGCCAAACAAAGTGTTACAAAAAATTTAAACGATCAACTTGGTTCCATTTTAAATACAGACGGTAATCTTGTTACAACACCGCTTACGTTTGTTTCTTCAACAACAAAAAACAGTATTGATTCCTTAAATCTCGACGATGCCGATGCTGGCTTTAGTTTGAGTGATTTAAGTAAAGGTACTATTGGTAAACTTGCTGAACTTGGCAATGATGCGCTTGGTAGTGGCGCAAGCGCCATCAAAGCCGTTACTGACAATTTAAGAGAAATCAAATCTCAAGCAACTGGTGCCGTTAACGGCATCCTAAGTGCTGTTTCTGCAGAAGCTCGTGGTGTTTTTGATCCGATTAAGTCTGTTGTTGATTTTGGAAAAGATACATTAAGTCCAAATAACGTAGCTGGCATCATCAAAAACAATCTTGATTTTTTGCCTGAATCGTGGCAAAACAAAATAACAAAAGTTGCCCAAGATTCTACAAAAGACTTATACGACAAAATCAACAAAATAAGTAACCAGGCTGCTGGAATTGAAAATATCATTGAAGGTATAGCTTCTCTTGAAAGTATCGGAACTATTGCTAAACGTGTTACCGATTCAAATGGTGACGATATTTTTGGACTTATCAGTAATGGTAGTTTCGATGATTTGGTCAATCTTGTTAGTGGTGCAGAATCTATTTGTGGAAGTACCGGAATCAATCCAAGCAATCTTCTTGATTTTGAAGTCAATAAGGATTTGTACGATTTGCTCGTTGGTGAAAGTATGAATCGAGGATCTTCCAAGATTTTAGATTCTTTATCCAATTGTGGAAAATATAACGATTCAAGAACTACAAATGTTATCAAAAACAATGTCGATACCGTTGCTAGAAATGGTGACGTGTATACATTGTCAAGTGCTGTGAAATCTGTAGGCGGCAGTTCGCTTTATGATCTTGAAGATACTCTTCAAACGCTTGTTGCCAATATGGATTACAGTACAGATAAAAAAGATACGCTTGATGAACTTTTAAAAACATTGAACATCGAAGCATTCGATTTGGTGAAAGCTGACTCTTATGACGGAGACGCCATTTCAGCTGAAAAAGTCATTACGCTCTCCGCTACATCAACAGGTTATGTCGATAGTTTTCTTGGAAGTACTGATTTAAGAAATGCCGTCAATCAGGCATACAACAAATATGTGGTCAATGCCTAAATCCAAACAAAACATGTAAATATATCATTTCCTTGAAAGAACTTTATCCTTCAAGGAGAGATGTATATGTATCAATCTATCGAGGACGTACGAACATATCTTAAGAAATTTCTTAAGAAGGGATATAACTATTGTACGTACCAAACATCCAAAACATTATCAGGATTTGAAATCACGCTTTATCTTGAACCCATCAAAGGAGAATCACAAACAGTAACAAGTTTCAAACAACTCAAAATTCACTTTATCAAAAAGTCACGACGTACGTATACGAAAATGATTCTTAAACGTCTTAGTGATGCTGAGTTAAAAATCATAGTTGACTCAGATGTTAAAATCATTTACTTATTTAAACGTTAAAGATAAAGCATAGAGAGGTGCTGGATATACCAGCACCTCTACTGTTTTATTTTTTTTTCTTCATAATAAGATTAAACATATATTACTGTCATGAGTGTGTGTTTCTAATTTTGTGGAGGTTCTCGTTGTGACGGAAAACAAATACAAAACATCTATCTGCAAATTGATGTATCCCATACACGCATTTCAGACAATAAGTGCTTATCAAGAAATCGGGATACAAAATTGCAGTTCTCATCAGGTTTATATTTGTGATAGTACTGGAGTTTGTGCAACTGTAGAAACCAGTCCTGGACCATTTAACATCAGTGAACAAAAACTTGTTATTTATAAAAGACAAACTTCTGGAAAAAGAACCTTTGATAATTTTCAAAGAGAGACTGTAGAACGCAAAGACGGTCTTATGGCTACCATGACCGAAATCACCATTTCAGCAATGCTTGAAAATGGGTTTGTCTATATCGAAGCGTTGGATCTTTGTGTAGGTCTCAACAAATATGATGTTTTGAATAATCATCCTAAAATCGATGCAAACATTATAAAACGTTATGGCGCTATTCAAAATGTAGAGCGCCAAGCTGAAAATACCGCTCCTCTTAAAATCATCGTCAACGATCCTAAAGGACGAACCAATAGACTTTACACACATTGGGGAGATCATGTTGTAGCTATTCATGTTTCCAACAATGCAAATATCGAACCCATGTGTCGTGTGTTAATTGCTACACAATCTGGTCAATATTCTGAATACACATTCGATTTGGAAAGTATTCTTGACAGCACACAAATCGAATGTGTCACCAAACAAGGTGTTCTATGCATCGCTCCCACATACGAATTGGTTGCACGATATGTTCACACAAAGAAATTTTCCGCAGGAAATCTTTTCACACAACAAGACGTACAACGTGCGGTTGAATCTGAAACCCAGAAATTGACGTACAAACTTAATGAAGCGCAAAATACCGTAACGGAACTTAAAGCTCAAGTCGACAGACTCAGCGCTGAAAATCGGGCTTATACGGAACTTAATGCAAATCTTCAAAAACGTTTAGCTGATGAGGAGAATCGACGTTATGAGTCCTTGAAACGAACATTTGATATCGATCAAACCAGACGAAAAATGCATCATGATGAATGCATGGCCGAACGACGACAATCCACAGAAGAAACTAAACTCGAAAAAGAAAAAGAAAGTAGAGAATCTGCAAAGATAAGTACATTTGGAACTATCATGAAAACTATCGCTGTGGTAGTTCCAGTTGTTATCACACTTATCACTATAGGAAAAACATTTATTTCAAACAAGGACGATACGAGTTTTGGAGTATTCGATATAATTAAAGCTCCATTGAATTGTTTGAAATCGGTGTTTCGAAGTTTTTGTTTCTGCTAAAAAATAGATGCACACACTCACGACTAAGGAGCAACATTGTGGAAAAACAGTACGACGACATCTATGATGAAATCATAGATAGTGTACATGAGGCACTTCCGAAGTTCAATCCTTATTTGATGAAACAATTCAGGAGGGATCAGATCGCTGGATGTCTTAATTACATGGACATGACATATCGAGAAGCTGTGAAACTCTACGATGGCGAGTTGGAATTTAAAGGTCACCGTATTTTACGTCCTGAGGAACGTGTCAAGTTAAGTCTTGATAATACAAAATTTCAGTCAAGCGTTGATATAACACAAACGGAGCTTATGGTTGTTGAATTTGTCTTTGTTTATCAAGGACAAAAATTCACAACACAATTGTGTCTTCCGTATTTGTACAATGATGCTATCATCATCAGCGGTTCCAAGTATTACATTCAGTTCGCACTTACAGACAAAGTGTTCTATCACATTTCAAAAGATAATGGTATCGGCATCAAGGTTCTCAGATCGCATCTGCGTTTCTGGAGAAACATGCGTTATCATTTCTCATCGTTACATGGTGTACGATATACAGATTACATCATTGTAGCTAAAATTCATCTGAAAAATTACCGATATCTCACTGAAGATTTACGGACAAGTATTGTTCTGTATCCTTTAGCACGATTCGGTTGGTATGAAACATTAAGACGTTACGGCATCGATAGCAATAAAGTTACTATCGTTAATGATGTCAATATGGAAGATGATGAGAACGAATATTTCGTTGTTCGAGAAAGAAGCAACTCATCTGATCAATCCGGACTTTTCATGAGGATTCACAAATCCCTTCTTGAAGAAAATGGAGAAACAACCAACAAAAACACCATTCGTATCTTGGCAAATATTCATTATTGTTTACAATATTTTAGTAGAGTCCATGAAACCATGTTCACAAACAATAACGAACTTCCAGGTTTGCTTATGGACGATCCATCAAGAAATGTCTGGAAGGTTATTTTAGGTAAAACCATATACGGAATCAATTACGCCAGTGAAATTCAAGTATGTGGTCATGCTGAACAACATCTTGATTCTCTAAAAACGTATCTTGATCCTCACACCAAACAAAAGTTACACGAAATCGGTGTGGAATGTAATGATATCTACGATCTCATAGATTACGTTGTTTTAAATATGGACAACTATGTAGTAAACTATACACCAGCTAATCTTTTCAAGAAACGAATCAATGTTCTTGACTTGCTTCTTGGAAATATTGTTCGTGGCATTTTTACTAAAGTGTACAAACAAACCAATAACAGAAAAGGAGACAAAGGACTTATTTCACTTAAAGATGTATCGTCGTTGTTGCGTTCGGGATATAAAGCTATTGCACAGTTATACAAATGTAATTCTGTAGCAGCATCAAATCCTGCACAATACCACGACAATTATGCATTGGTTGTTGGATTCAGAAAAACAAGAGCTACATATTCGTCATCGTCTGAAGTTAATGGAAGCATGGGGAGTGAAAACAAGGCCAAAGGTAAACAAAGTAATCTTATCAACAACCCGGCACACAGGTACCATCATTCAAACAGTTGCGTAGAATCCATGTATTGCATATCGCATCAAAATCCAAGTATATCCGGCACCATCAATGGTTTTTGTCCCATTACAGAACTTGGAGACATTGTTCAAGAACCTTACATGTCCGATCTTGATCCTGTTATTCCGTATCTTATTACCAAATAAGTTTCAAGGAGCATTGAAGAATGAGTGGTTATTATGACAGAAGAGATGAGCGCAGTCGTGTGAGCGAAGGTCTGAATCATCTTTATGAATGGTTTTGTGTAAATTCCGAAGAAGAACTTGGAAGACTTATTTATCATTTTCCTAACTATCGATTCAGTAGTCAGGAAATGAGTTTTATCATTGATGAATACAGAAAACAAAGATCGAGTGCTTTTAAAGCATTTCTCGAATTTATACGATATCGTGATGAACGTGACATTGACTATGTAACAAATGAAACACTCGTCAGATTTACAAAAGAGGAAGTCTTTCCGAGAATGATACGTATGTTCCAAGACGCAACAAGACCAAGAAGAGACGAACCGTATCTTCGTGGAAATTATGGAAGAAGTCCTGATCCATATCCCAGAACTTCTTTTAGCACCAATCAATTTGATGTCTCGGAAAGCACTCGTGGCATGGATGCTTTCTTTAGAAACAATCGTCCTTCGTCAAATATTCGTGACAACGTGTACGAAGCTACAAGGTATTTTGCAACACCGAACAACAACGGACAACCACAACAAGTGCAGCAACCTCAGGCACAACAAACACAACAACAAGCTCCGCAACCTATGGAACCGTATAGAAAACCCGTACAGACGAATGAAAAATTTGCTGTTGTAACGAATGAACAAACTGGTACAAAAATGAACGACAAACTGGAATTTACTGACGTGACTACTGAGACGAAACTTGATGATAACATTTGTTGCTTGTATAAGGAAAGCATTCTTGCTAACAAGTTGATGTCCATCTCCGTAATGTACACTGAACTTGTTCCTCCTTTTAATACGAGGCACGATGCTGTACAATTTGTATCCGGTTTGATTCCGGGATTTACTACGGCAAGTACGTATTGTCATCTCATCGATTGCAAAGTTGTCAAAGCTATCAAGATCAATACATCTGAAGATTTGAATGCTACGAGAAAGCAATTCGAAACACTCAGCAATGTTGTTCTTGAACTTAAAAGCATCAAAGATTTCAATGCCTTGTTTGTTCCTGAATTTAACAAACTCAGCGATGCGGTCAAAGAACATTTTCAAAATATTCTGTTTAAGGAACTCAATCACATTTTGAGAATGCATTTATTCCGTCCTGACAATCCTCTTGTTTATCCGAAAATCACCAAATGGGAACACATTGGTAAAATGTTGTCTCCATCAGCTTCTGATTCCGGATATATCAGATATATGAATGACAAATATTCCAGGAACTTCGAACAAAATGTTTTCCAGTGCACACATGCAACATTGAAGAATATTTTGTGCCCTGCTGGACATCCTGGAATTGTCGACAGTTCCGAACTTGGAACTATAGCGATTATTCCGAATCTCCCTGTCATCGTCGATGGTAAACTTCCAAGAGAATATGGTTTACTCAATGAAGAAAACCTTTTGAAGATGAAACAGGAAATCGATTCGAAATATCTCATCAGACTGCAAAACTACAAAATCATACTGACAAACATCACTTCTGCAAATTGCACGATTCACAAAGATGTCAATCTGATTGCTGAAGATTGCCATCCTATTCATTCGTGCATCAGTAGCCTTTTCGATGTCGATGCTACATTGTTCCCGAACAATGTTACGTTGGTTATTGAAAAAGGAGATAACGAACCTTCGTTGCGTTATCAGGTAGGTAAAAACATTGAAGGAAACACGTTGATTACACGAATCGGAAAATAAATAATGCAAGTATCTCGTGGGAATATTCCCACGAGATACTTTTTAAGGATGTTATAATCATCATGTTCAATACCTATCTGATTCTTTTTACAAGCTTTTGTGGTTTATTGGGAGCATGTCTGATGTGCTACCTTATGCAGACCATGTATAACAATTTTATCAGCAAAAGAAAATTCAGAGTTGTTCTTTCTCTTGGAACAAGTTTACTTGCCGTGTTTTTGTTGCATGTTTTAGTCATATTTTTCACATTGTCTAAACAATCATAAAAAAAGGAATTGTGTATCATGTCAACATTTCTTCCTGCCGAACAAACAAGACTTGCACTTCTTCTTGACCTTACTGATTATTGGACACAAGAATATAGTAAATGCGCTAACATTACACACCATCGTTCTGATCAAGATAAACTGCCTGTACTTATTCACAAAATATTTTTCTTAAAACCTTTTAGAGAAAAATTTATAGCTTGTTTTTCCAGTCTCATTTTTGTTTTGGAAAACTATTCTTGTAAACAAAACATACCGCTTACTGAAACAATCCGTATGTTCAAAAATTGTTGCGATGATGACGAAATTGTTTATCCGCATCACATAGAACATTTTTGTTCACGAAATCATCTTAAAGAAGATGTTCGTGATACGGTTTGTTTTGGAATGTATATGCATATCGTAAGTGTGAGAAAATATCGCAGGTTACCATTACATAAGAAACAACAATATCAGTCTTTATCCAAGTATCACGGAAAGATAATCTATTTCCCAAAATCGTATTATTCGTTATGTAACACAAATACGAAGACGACTAAAAAGAAACATCCAAAAAATTGGTTACAAATTCAAGCTCTTATGAAATTCACCATACATCATGAAAGATTTCATAGACAATCAAAACAATCGTTATCTTCATACATTGAAGAAATAATGGCTGATGTTACCGGAATGCAAGCTATGTGTCATTACATAAGAACACACATTCTTCCCAATCAATTTCTTTTCTACGATAAAAATCAAGATTAATGTATTGTAACATGAGGGTAGCCTATTGTAGGCTACCCTCACAAAAGAAAAACCTATATTATTTTTTATTTTAAAACGACCAAGTTACTGTCACCAAGTAAAAATACTCTATTGATGTCATCAGAAGGATTTGTAACAGTGTAACCAGTGTTACAAATCTTGTATGCTAACTGCGTATAAATAGATTCCGTGTAAGGAAATTCAACGCCATTGGCATCATATCCGGTAACATTTTGATCTTCACCAGTATAAAGACCAAATTCAGAAATTCTTGCTCTACGTAAATCACCATCGTACATAGCGTTGATGACTTCCAAAACTTCAGAACCAAGAATGTTAAGACCAATACGAGAAGTAACATTTACTTCAGTGATGACACCAGACTGAGTACCGCTTGTTTCTGGAATGGTCGGAACAGGATTCAATTTGGAAGATGAAATTTCGTAAGGTTCTGTCGTACCGGTTACAGGATCAGTACGTTCGATTTTAACCTGATTGTCAACAATTCTAATCGTTTTTAAATAGTAACAGTAATACGCTTCACCGTTGATAACTTTACGAACACGCATTCTGTATTGACTTCTTTCACTTGTCGATAAATCTTGATCTACAGGCACGCAGCGAAGTGGAATCGGAGTGTACAAATCAAGTTCATCACCTTCAGGTTGAAATGGTGTTCCAAGATTTTCGTCATCAGCATTGTAAAAACCTCTAATGCCGATACCAAAATAACGAACCATTGGGATAGATTGCGCTTCGAGAGATTGATATACTTGATATTTGTAATTGATAGTTGATTGCGGTGCATTGATACCTTGAATAGGAATGGAAGAAATTTGTTCCAAATTCATTTTAAGAATAGTTTTAACGACATATTCATTTGTTTTTTTGCTTACGGTAGCGACGGCCATTTCGTATTCCTTTCATTGGTTTTAGTCTGTTATGATAATGTTTTATGAAGTCTACTTCCACATTGTATCTTGGTACCTACATACTGTTGCGTATTCGTTAATGGCGTAACCTTGATTGTGGAAGCATCAACAGGTTCAACTCCAGTCACCTCTGTAACACCACTGTTCATGTTTGACGTATAATCCATTTTCGCATACGACGTAACATCAGTATCATTGCTATAGAGAATATTGTATTTAAACCCGGTCAAATCAACACCACTTTGTGTATCTGTAATAACATTAACTTCATTAGACTCTGTAGATACCATAATGGTATTCGTACCATCCGTATGAATACCTTCAGTACCTTGATTAGGAAACATGAAAAATGTCGTCTGATTTCTATCTGTATCAAGATAGGTAAGACGCCTGCTACATAACGTTATAAAAAGTTTTTTGAGCTTCTTATAAAAAAGCGTATCGTCTTGGATAGCTCCCATGAAATCCACCAAAGGAGAATTGGATGACACAGGAAACATTTGCATAAGAAGTATATCACAAAGTTGACTGAAAAATTTGTTCGATTGAGGAAGATCAGCATATCCTTCAATAAGTTCAGATACACCTAATGTGTTTGCTATCCACTCTTCGTAATTTTTTGCTTTGGTAAATTTCTCAATACTGAATGATTCATGACAACGTAAATAACCATAAAAATGTGTAAGTGCATATTGATATCTAAGATTTGCTGTTCTTCTTGCATCTCTTACATGATCAACTAAAACAAGAAATTGTTCCGCAAGATAATCCATAAAAAGTGAAGAACTTTCAACCTTACCCCATGTAAATGGTATCTCTGTCAAAATACGTTCTGTATCAATAAACGAATCATAAAAATAAGAAAATCCTTGATAATTGAATTTTTCAGGAATATCCTGACCAAGTTTTGGTTTGTAATTTACATAAGCAATACGGGAACTGTATAGTTTAGGAATAACTGAAGGAACAATACCAGATTCTCTATAAATGCAATAATGCAAAAGTAGAATCATATCCGGTATGGATAAATCCACCATAACCGAAACATTAGGATCTTTAAAATAATATCTATATTGAAGTTCTCCTTTACTGTAACGATAAAGAAGCGTGTCAATAAAAAATTCCATCAGAAGTTCAAGATATCTTGTATCAACGGTATATTTCAAAAATTCATACAGTCTGGTGGGAAGCATATTAAATTCCGTTTCACCAAACTTTAATTCCATCTTGGCGCTATCGTCAGCTGAATATTCAGGATAATATCCTTCTTCATGTACACGATAAAGAATATCGTTCATCGACGAAGCAGTGATTTCATCAATAGCTTCTGAAGTATTATAGTTCACAACTTCTTCAGAGAGAAATTCAGGAACTGTAACACAATCATCTTCTCTATCTTCTGTATTTTGCAATATGGTTTTACTGACAAGACTTACTTTTAAATTCTTTAACAAATTCTCAGCAAGAATAATAAGGTTTGATTTTTTACCTTTGTTTTGACGAATATAGTCAATGTTCCGATAAAGGAACATTGACTGTTCATCACTTAAAATATCTCGATAATCGCTCAGACCTTTTGCACCAAGATATTCCCAGATATGCATCGGATGAACAAGAACAGTCTTCATATTCATAATGCGTCTGGTAAGTAACGCCTGAGGCATAATAGCCCATACAAGTCCCATAAAAGCAATGGGATAATGTTCTTCGTAATCAAAATCTCGAATAAACCATCTTGTCTTTATATATTCAAGATAAGACAATAACGCTTCTTTAATGCTTTCACGTTCGTTATTGTGAAGCATAGTAAAGTCACCATTGAGAAGCGTAAAATCGTCTGCGGCTATGATGTCTTCAATAGGGAGCGTAACCGGATATACAATGGACTTAATCAAATCAACTTGTTTAGGATACGTATTACAAAGGATCTTATATTCGTCAGTGTTAATTTTATAAAGAGCTGCTGTCTTTGGATAATCGTAACGCAAATTCAAATCAAAAGGAACTTTTTCACCTGTTTCTAGAGAAGTCACATACATCATCTCGTTAAGTTCATGATACTGCCCAACAAGATTCACATAATACGGATTGTTTGTATCGTCAGTTAAAATCTTTCCTGTTTTTTCTGCATAATTTTGTGCCATGATATTGGCAAATGGTGAAAATTTAATGGTCAATGTCCCCATCAAGTCAAGTATTTCTTTTCGATAAATTTCATAATCTATGGACATGCTGATAAAACTCGCTTTAAAATTGTAAGGAGTTACAAAAAAGATGCCTAACATTAATATAAAAAATCTTCAAAATATTGTACTTGCTAATGGGAGTACACCAAAAGTATTTGAAGATCCTGCTAAAACGATCGGTCGTTTGACTGAATACAGTGCTAATTCATTGGTACATTTAAGTCAACGACATTTTACAAGCAGAAGAGAAAATACAGGTGTCGATGATATCAATCTGACAAATCTCATAACATACCTTCAACCGGTCCATGAACACAGTGTACAGGTTATTCAAGATGCCGAACGTGTTCGTGAACTTGCTCCAGAAATTCCTCAAGCTGAAAACATCGTTGTATCTTCTATTATGTCCCCAAACGATCTGCAAGATACTGATCCTAAATTCAGCATTGAAAACATGCCTCATTTAAACGAAACTGTTAAAACAAAAATTTGTGACTATCTTTCTCAATTTTTCAATCCCACATTAAAACTTAATGAGAAAATGACCAAGAGTGCTAAAGAAGCACTCTATCGAGCTGGAGCTGATGTTTTCTTAATTTTGCCTGAAGATACTCTTGCACGACTTGTTAAAAAATACAATACCAATGTTGGTAAAGAAAATCTTAGTGCGTTGTATTATCAAATTTACACAGAAGAACATTACAAAGAATTGCTTGATGAACCCATATTCTCCGGCAAAAAGAAAACTTCTGTTATAAAAGTTGGTAAAGAACAAAAAACAATACCAGCAATTCCTATTAAAAAACAATCTGTTACGTCATCTGTCAAAGCTGATGAAGAATACAAGCTTGATAAAAAATATAAGGAAAATGGTTTTCTTGAAGGACTTGAATCATATTTGATGAAAGAACTTGCTTCTGAAAATTATAAAATTGAAGAAATTCGTAATGGTCTTGAAACCATTACAGCGAAAATCATTACGCAATTCGAAGAAGGCGATACGTTAAAAATCAGCGAGAATCCAGAAGTCTTACGCTTTGGTAAAGCTGTCAGACACTATGGAAAAACCATGCTTGGAAGACGGTTCGAAGAACTATACGAAGATGCGGAAAAAACCACAAACGATCCTGACAAATACGAACCTATCATTGATTTGACTCCATACACCGGAGTACTTGACGATCAAAAAGGACATCCTTATTGTATCAACATCCCTGCTGAAGCAGTTATTCCTGTAGTCATTCCCGGAACTCGATCGGAACATCTTGGTTATTTTATTTTAGTGGATAGTTTAGGACATCCTATTCAAGCCAATCAATATGTTATTGGCAATAACGGTTGTTCTATTTCCAACCGAATCACGGCAGCGTATACTGCCATGTTTGGCACTAAGAAAACACAGATGACCGGTATCCGATCTCCTTATGAGTTCAATGCTGCAGGATATGCAAATCCACAAAGTTTCCAAAAGAATGCTATTACCAAGGTATTCAATTATGTTCTTGATGAGATGCTTAGAAGAAAACTTCAGGATGTAGGATTAAGACATGTAAGCGTTGACAAATACGAAACCATCGCTACGTGCATGTTCTACAGATTGCTTGAAAACAAACAGACTTCTCTTGTTTTTGTTCCTGAAAATTTGATTACTTATATTGCATTTGACTATCGTGACAATGGTACTGGTAAAAGTAAACTTGAAGACATCAATTTCGTTTTATCACTTCGTGTAACACTTCTTGTCGCCAACATGATGGCGCTTATGAAAAATGCTGTTGCAAGAAAAGAAATTGAAGTAAGTGTCGATCCCAAAGAAACCAACATCATGGGTCTTATCGATCAAATCAAGCAGGCTGTTTTAACAAAATATTCGCTTAATTTAAGTACGAATGTTCAAGAAACAGCCATGAATATTTTAAATCAAAACATCTCTGTTCGTACACTTCCGCATCCAAATGCTCAGGGAATGGATATCAAATCAAATGATGTTCAATCACAAGTACCTAAAGCTGATACAGAATTAAACGATACTATTTCTACATGGCTTACTTCGCTTCTTGATGTTCCGTATGCTGCTATGAATCAAACAAATGAATACGAATATTCAAGAAGTGTTGCTACTACCAACCTATTCTTTGGTAAAAAGATTCGTAACTTTCAAAAAATACTCTGTCAAAAATATTCCGAACTTGTACAAACTTATTTAAGGTATTCTCCAGAACTTGTTGGTGGTATTCGAAAAATCTTGTCTGGACAAGTTAGTGGTGAAGAAAAAGATCATGCCGTCAATGAAGTGCCTCTTGACAATACAAGTGTAACAAAAGATCATTCGACTCTCACCAAAGAACAAATTCAGGAATATCTTGTTAATGTCATTAAAAATATCACCATCTCTCTTCCTGCTCCAAATATCGCGCCAGATAAGGCACAATTTGAAATATTCCAAGAGTTCATGACAACTTTAACAACTGCTATCGACAATATCTATACGGATGATCTTGCTGGTGATGATAGCGATGCCACAAATGGTCTTCGTATTCTTAAAGCGAACATCAAAAGTAACATCGCTAAAGATTTTGCTAATCAGATGGGTATCGATGCTACGATTACATCTATTGATGACCTTACTAACTATATTCTTACAAATAGAAGTACGCTTGTTTCCAACTTGCAATCCTTGAAAGGTCTTGGTACTCGTGTCAGAACACAAATGTCTGTATTCTCTGAAGATACTCCTACTGAAGATGAAGGCACAACTGTCAGTAATAAAACTGACGAATCCTCCGATTTTGGCGACAGTTTCGGTGAAAACACCGAATCGAATGATTCCGGTGGATCGATGGATGATTTCTTTTAATAGATAAACATACGAGAAGTGTACGTATATACGTACACTTCTCTAGTAAGATATACATCTATATTACTTTTATACAAGGAGTCATTATGTCTACAACTATAGCCGTTCATGATGGAGTCATGCATGCTGATGAGGTATTTGCCGTTGCCACTTTAAAATGTGTTTTTGATGACGTGGAGGTTATTCGTACAAGAAATGAAGACTTACTTGCAAAACAGCAATTTAGAGTTGATGTTGGTAGGAAGTACAATCCGGATACGTATGATTTTGATCATCATCAGGAAGATTTCGATGTACGTCATGAAAACCCTAATGATAAGAAATACGAAAAAGGACCTAAGCGTTCCGGATTCGGTCTTATCTGGCTTAACTACGGAGAAAAAGCTGTTCAAAACATTTTAAATAAAGAACCGTATACAAACAGCAATGAAGAAGTTGTCGCATTCATTTATAAGAATATTGACAACAGTCTGGTTGCTGCGATCGACGCTTTTGACAATGGAGAAAATAAAGAATTTTACCTTGATACTGGTGCATACAAAATGCCTTCAGTCATCAGTCACATTTCAGCTTTAAATCCTTCAGCATTTGAGGAAGATTATGATCCAAATATCAGTGATAAAAATTTTCAGATTGGCGTGGACTTTGCCAAACAATATCTGATTCGTGCTGTTCTTCGGGAATATTTTGTCATTGCTTCTATGGATACCGTTATTGAAAAAGTCAAAGAAGCTGCAGCTGATGGTATCAACTGGATTATCTTTAATAGATTTGTTCCGTGGTATCAAGCATTTAAGAAATGTGTGGACGAATCGAAATGTATTGATTTCGTTATCTTTAAACGTGATGACAATCAATGGATGATGCAACCTACATATTTCAATTATCACACAGATAAAGAACGTTTCACTCCTTCTATGGCGGATGGAAGCAGAAGACGACTTAAGTATCCTGCTCCTAAAAATATTTGTGGCAAAGTCAATGAAGAATTGCAACAAATTACCGGCATAGAAGATGCTATCTTTTGTCACACTGGAGGATTTATTGCAAGTGCAGGATCTTGCAAAGGCGCATTGAAACTGGCCAAATATTTTATGGAACATCAGGATAATTAACAGGTTTGTATTTTTATACACAAATGTTCGTATACTTTGCAAATGACGAATGGTTCTTGGTGTACTACAAGTAGCTTAAATGTTTGCTTTTACCGCAACCAAGGTGTAATAGTTACTCTCCACGGAAACCAAGCTTGGGATGGACGTACCGTTCGCTGTTAACGTAGGAGTCATTTGCACAAATTTATTATTTGTGACGCAGGTTTAGAGTGTACTACAGTTTCAACAAATTGTTGAAATCCACCACGGAAACTCTATGGAAAAGTGGAACCACCACCATCATGCACGAGGTTTGTAGGAGTCACAAACAACACAACAAAAGGTACCTAGTTATGAAATGTGATTACTGTGGTAGAAATGATGACACTGTAATACGTGTATTTACAGATACTGGTTGTCAGGTAGGTATGAACTGTATGTGTTCGGAATGCAGAAAAACAAAGCATCAAGAATATCTCAATCGTACTGGTTTCAAAGAAATTGGTGATGGTGACGATTATGACAACTTTACCGGAAGACCACAGCACGGTGCTTTCCATCTATTTGATTGGATTAAATCATTAGCCAAATAAAATTTTCGTCTGTAATAATTGTCCCTGTATCGGAACAGCCTTCTAAGCTGTAGTACCGTAACTGGATCAATGGGTGTTCGAGTCGCCCCAGGGACGCCAATAAAAAATTCGAATTCGTTCAAACGAATCAGAAATAATTCATTTAAGACTACAGCACTTTTTAAAGTGCTGTAGTCTATTGATTGTATACGTATCTGTTAAAAGGAGTTCTTTTTCATATGAATAATACTGCAATGATACCTGGTATTCTTGATAATGATATTTCAGACAACAAAGAAAATCTCTTTTTCACATGGGCTGAATTATGCATACACTCTGCTCGTAAAGAAGATTACGGATTGTTAAAGACTTTTGAATATATGGCAACAGAAACAACAGATAGTTACATGTATTCGCAAGAAGAACGTAATCTTTTGATTCGTGAACTTCTTCCCATACAAAACAAAGCAACCGATCTTCTTGTAGATATGTCACTTGAATCTCAGTTATACATTCAAAAACTTTCTTGCAATGATGAACTAATCCAAGATGTACTCATTAAAGTTGTTGCCGCTTATACTTGGAGAAATAAAAATGCGTTTATACATCATGAAGATAATCAAGATTTCGTACTTGTTACATTCCCTGACATATCCAAGTTGTTTTCGTATAAGTTCTTTTATAAAGACGATTTGAAGAAACTTATGAATCTTATAAAAATATCAGATACTTCAACCATATTTGACGATATTGATTCCACTTGGATAAAACTGATATCTCCTTGGCATGCGGTTCCTATCGATCGTCAGATTTATCATTCACCAGCTTTTAGCGATCATATCCCCAGTTCACCATGCAATAAACTTTTCAGTACCTATCGAATATTTAAAGATTCGAAAGAATTCTTTCATTATTGTTATGAAAATCCTGAACAACGCATACATCATTGCTGATTGAGTACACATCATGAAGGGAAGCCTTTTAATGGCTTCCCTTCACATATTCAAACTTTTTGTTTCTTTTTTTTTATCGTAAAAGAAATCATGATATAGATATTCAACTATCACCAAAGGGTGTTTCTATGATTAAAATAACATTCAGAAAAGATATTTCCACAGAACGTTATGTAGCCATAACTTGGCAGTATGTTGAAAAAATCGATATCACTGAAAAACCTGATTACGGTAACGATACTATTATTTCAACATTCAGTTCCGACGAAGTTCCTTCGCCTTTTTATCAAAGTCCTACCCAATATTATCTCGATGTAGAAGATCACAAATTAAGACGAAGTTTAGCTGCATTTTCATTCCGATCTGACGAAGAATTAGGTGTTGTTATTGTTGATTGGGAAAACATTACTAACAGACCAGCACAATATCCACCTACAGCACACCATCACAGTTTTCTCGATATCGACGATACCAGTTCTTATATAGTTACACCTGGACAATTTAACGAACACGTTTCTGATAAAGATAATCCTCACGAAGTTACAATCACTCAGATAGGAGCAGCAGCTGCTAATCATACACATACACTTAAAGCACTTGGTGCTGCAGCTACCAACCATAATCACGATACCGTATACTCCAAGCTTACGCATGATCACGATAGTGTTTATTCAAAATTAACGCATGATCATGACGAAGTGTATGCTAAAACAAATCACAATCACAATACAGTTTACTCTAAGATCGATCACACTCATACTCCTGAAGAGGTGGGTGCAGCTGCTGAAGATCACACACACACTGAAGCCAGTTTAAACATTAACAAAGAAAATTTCAACTATGACGAACGTTATGCTCGTTTAGAACACACGCACACTGCAGCAGATTTGAATTTAGATGCAGATTCTTTCAATTTTGACAATAGATATGCTTTAATAAATCATAACCATGATGAAGCATATGCTGCACTTGATCATACCCACACTGCTTCCAGCATAGGTGCAGCTACTGCCACGCACACTCATACGTACAGTGATGTAACTGGTGTTGCTGCAGCTGATCATAATCACGATGCTGTTTACGCACCTAAAAGTCATTCGCATACACTTTCTGAAATTAGCGACTATGAAAAAATTCCTGTATACGTAGGTGCTACTGAAGATGCCGTTGGCATTACAGGTACTGTTCCTGCTGCTGGTATTGGTGATAGAAATAAATTCCTTCGTGGTGATGGTACCTATGGACAAGATGATACGAAAGCCGATCTTTCAGGAGCTACATTCACTGGTGGTGTTTTTGAAATTCCTGTAACCGTATCACCAAGTCAGAATGTTACCATCACTGTGTCGAATGGAAATACACAAGTTATTACAATTAACGAAGCAACGACATTTTCGTTTTCAGGTACACCAGAAAACACAGCTTGCTGTTTTTCTTTAGCTTTAACAAATGGTGACAGCTATACCGTAACATGGCCTGAAAACATCAAATGGCATAACGGCACTTCACCAACTTTAGCACACATTTCCATACTGACATTCATAACTGTTGATGGTGGTACTACCTGGTATGGGGTTTTATCGATAGCAGCATTGTAAAAACACAATTATTGTGTATACAGGATGGGAATTCCCATCCTGTATACGTATTTTTAGTTATGCAACTTTAAGACACGAAGCTTCATGAACATAGTTGACCCAAGGTGCGATATACGTATCAAAATCACGAGCGTCCATAAGAAGTTTCAGATTATCTTTATATTTGATAAATCCGGCAGTATCATTCCAATATAAAGATTCCATATAAGCAGATTTGTTTTGAGAAAGTTCCACAGTCAAATCGTTCACACGAGCATAACCTTTCACAAAAGAAACAAATACATTCATAAACAACTCACACACGATTTTATTTTATATCACTATTGCATTTGAACACATTGTAAAGACGCAGGAAAAGGATTTCCTGTTAAGGCATCGGAAATAGCTTGGAACATAATTTTAGACACTTTATGTGGTACCATACCACCGCAACCTGATCCCATTCCAGGGATGATAATGGAATTCATATTGAATGCGGTTCCCATAAGACAAGCTATTTTTGTAGATAAATATATATCGGATGAATAAGAAATCCATCGCGGAACACGCATTGTCGGTGCATAAATAAGATACGGAATATCTTCATTTAAAGTTTCAACAACAACAGCTTGACCTACAAGAAGTTCTTGTAAGACTTTATCTTTTATCTTATCTTGTACTCGTGTTTGAATATTTTCACCAAAAAATTGTTTATACACCAGATCGATTCCTCCAGTCATAAAACCAAAGGAATTTCCAGGAGACACTACAGCATCAGCTTTCAATGTCGTAACATTGACACAACCAATTTTTATTTTTGATTTGAGCTGAGGATAAGCATTAATGGTATATTGCCAAGCACCTGCCATAGCCGGATTGACATCGCATAAATAGATCGTTTCCATAAACATCCTCACATTATTGATTTATAATGTATTTTAGATGCTTATGAAAATACGTTATTTGTATTCATTCTTTACAAAACAAACGATCAAATATTTAATCATACAAATTAAACCAATATCTCTCTATCCGGAATTGTAATATCAATAGTGATAGCTTGCACTTCTTCAATTGTTGTACATGTGTCAAGACGATCTTTAAGAGCTTGACATTGGCCAATGATAAAACCGGAAGCTTTAATAAAAGCATCAGCTTTAGTTACTACCCGGTTTACAAGATCGGATAAAGAAATACCACGTGCGGTTGCTAACGCAATAAGCAGTGGTGTCGAAGCTGTAGCATCAGCCATATAAGCACGAGCTTCAATTTCTTGTTTATCAAACGTACTGATTTCATATTTTGGATATGTCGAAACCAACGCGTTGATTAAATCATCGCACAGAGTGTTGATCTCCGCTAATTTATTTGCCTTCATTATTTCTAATGTCATCGTTGACACAGGAACCCACACACCAGTGTCATCAGCTATCCACGTTGTTATAACAAAACCGTTAGTATTTTTGATATCTTCTGGGCGTGGTCCAGACATCACGATATAACCATCTGGACATTCACCACCAATTCTCTGGTCTGTAAAACCAGGAACAGCGTACACAGGTGGAAGGCTATCTGTACGATAAAGACGCCCGTCAGGATATCTGACAACTTCACATGAACAAAATATAGAATTAGGAAAAGGTTCATTTGAAGATGCTATAATTTGGCCAGAATCGTCGGTAACAATGTATGTAGACATAGATACTCTCTTTATGCGATGGTATCGCCATTTGTATAAATAAAATAAGCGGCACTAAAAGTAAAAGTGTCCAAATTAAGTCTGACTTGCTGTCCTTTCGATACAGGAATTGTATTATTGAAACTCTGTCCACTCGTTGTAGAAATGGAACTGTTTCCTGTAATGACATCTGTCGACACTGTAAAACTTTTATTGGCTGTTGTTGAAGTACAAACAACTCGAACCCACCCATGAGCCACTGCAGTATATGGAAAACTCGATTGTGCTAAATTAATAAATTTAGCACTCGGTCCTGCAGAATATGCAGCATGATTCCACACATTTTTCCAGTGACCATCGCCATAAAGTACATAGTCAGATTGTCCAGCTTTTGCAGATGGTACAAGACCACTCGTCCCAGCAGCTGATGCTGTTGCACCTTCATATTCAGGCACAGAAAGTTGATCACCAGTTATCTTAAAACCAGAACCAATATTTCCAGTGGTAATAAAAAACTTCCATTCTCCCCAATCCGTTACGTTTGACGTAATCGAACGTGTCCAAATTTGATAATCGTTTTTACCTGCCGTTCCGTGTCGGTACAATACTTGACGAATCACCGGTACTGCTGCTGTTTCTCTTCCTGGAAAATAATAAACAAATAAAAGTCCATTGTATCCGTACGGTGGACAATTTAATGTTTCACCAGTTTGAACCCATTTAACCCAATATATACCGGTAGTTGTAAAATCATTAAAATCAGTAACCATCACTTCTTTAGCAGGATCACCGATTTGTCCTCGCAGACTTGCAAGATCTTCTGCATCTCCGTTAATTGCAATGTCAGAAGGAAGAACAGAAAGAATACCATCATCTAAAACAAAACCATCACCTAATTGTCTAGTACTTACTGCTTGACTCCAATCATACCACACAGTTGCATTATAATTTTGAGTTCTACTAAAGAGTATTGATTTAGAACCATGTACTGTGAAATATTGCGCCAAACGTCTATATGAAGACACATAAGAAGCAGAACCTATTTTAACGATTTCTATGACTCCATCGTTGTATCCTGAGTTATTATACAGTATACCCTCTGGAGCATTTGCAGAATTTTTATCAAACAAAATGTGATATATTCCAGGTTCTGTTAAATCATCAAAATCAGCAACAACCGTTTCACTTAATCCCGGATACCACGGTAATTGAATATCATAGAAAAAGCCACGTGAACTTGCAAGATTAGATTCTGTTCCATCAAGAGAAACATCTTTTACTGTAATCTGTTTTTTTTTGTTATGGTTGTTGTTTCGTTATCTTCTTTTAATAAAGCTGATGGAAACATACAGCACTCCTGTTTTTATTTATAACTATAAAATACAATCACACCCTATTTTGTATCATCAAGTGAACGTGAGACATCTCACGTTCACTTATATTTTTATACCAACGTATTTACAGAAGAATCTGGTGGTGTAGGCCACGGACAAAGTGTGTCGTCATCGTCACCACCTGACCACGGAAAACCTGGTTGTTCAGGCAAATCACGCAATGCCTGACGATAAGTAAGCCATGCGCGATATTGTTCATCTGTGAGTGTTGTTACTTCATTATTTTCAAGTTGATCCCTATGTCTTTCAACAATCCAAGTACATCTAGAAAGAAGACGATCGCGCTTCATACGTACTCTTATAGATCGTGCTGATTCCGAATTATACTCAGCGATTCGCATAGCTTCTTCTTCAAGAGCTTGTTTTTCAACACGAGCTTTTTCAGCTTCCCATAATCGTACAAAAGGTGCAACATCGTATTCGTAATCAGTAACCGTCAACGGATGATTGATATCATCAAGCCATTCCATTTCTCCTGAACCTAAATGCCATTGAATAGCACAAAGTTTTTCAGGAGCAGGAAAATCAAATCGTAATGCAATACCATCTACAATAATAAGACGATCTGCTGGAACAACCGTAACATGCTGTTTCATAAAAATGCTTCCTTAAATTAAAGTTTCATAATGAAACACAATGCATAATAAGGAGGACGATTGTCCAATTCTTCAATTGTAATCGAATGGGTATGCCCAGCATCACTCAATTCATGTTCGTGTCCTGAATCAACCACACTGTGTGTATGTCCACTATCTGTTGCACTATGAGTATGTGCTTGTGAACCGCCTATGTAGGTTGAATTTTTATTCACAGGACTTCTAAAATGAATATTGCCTGAATCACCCCATCCGTTATCACGATATTCAGACGGTTGAATTGTCATATGCGCGTGATTTGGTATCGTATTAACGGTTAACGTTGTGGCATTTAATTGAATACTTCCAAATCCTGAAGTAGCTAAAGAAATACCCGTCGTATTTTTTTTTGTGTAACGTTTGAAAAACTATTGACAGCATTAGCTATTGGTGTAACAAAATCGTTGCCACCAATATCTCCAAAATCGTATTCGTCTCCTGCACCAATGATAAAACTTCCTCGCAAATCAGGTGTTCCCATAGTTCCATCGCATAAATGCCAACCGTCAGGAATTGTCGATACGGAACCTTTCCACATACCGATAAGGTATGTTGGTACACCAGTATCCGATTTTGTTAGAAGGGATGGAAGTGCCATTTGTATATTCCTTTTTTATTACAACCAAATCACATACGTTGTGTAAAAATGCGATGCGTATATACGCATCGCATAGTCTCTTTTTCTATAGATATCGTCACTCAGAAACAATTTCATCTGAAGACGTTTCAACTTTATTTGACAAATCACCCAAAGGAAATTGATAAAACAATAAGGTACGAATCAAATAATCTTCGCCAGCAGGTCTACCATTAGAATAAAGCGGAACAATCATCGCTTCTTTATACAAATCTTCAATATTTTTATCAGTGTATGCCGCTTTACCAACATCCCAACATCTACCATCAACCAGTTGGTAGATAATGTTCCTATCCATTGTTTCGTTGGACAACAATTCGTCATTCATGACGTAACCCTCACTAAAAATTAAGCATAAACGCAATAGGTATTTGCATCAAGCGTTCCTGCAACATTGCCAGGAAAAAATTCCGTACCTTTGTTTGCGACCGTACAAATACTCATATTCACAAGTCTGTATCTTTTTGCAGTAACACTTTTACCTTCGTCAACGACAAATTGTGCCAAATATTTGGCACCGCCAACAAGACTAAAATACGCATTAGATGATTGTAAGAAATTGCTAGCCTCTCCTTCACAATGAACACGAACATAATCCGGATTATTATTAGTAGCTACGCATTGCATGTTACCTTTACGTTCAAGAAAAAGAACATCCAAATTTGTAGCGTTTCCTTTATGAAAAGTCAACTTATTTTGTGTTTTATTTGTAACATCAAATTGTAAATTAGCATGAGATCCATAACAACCGATCATACGAAGATAAGAAGAACCGCTTGTTGGAGCATCGCCAACAAATTCTTGGGTTATATCACAACCATCAAGATGACAATCACCACTCGTGCAGGTAACAGCTCCATAAAAATGAGCTACGCCATCGTTTACAGCTGTTATGGTATTTTCAATAACCAATCCTCTTAAATACCACAAACCACCCGATACTCTAATGGTTGTGTCATTACTACATCTGATAGTAGCAGCATAATCGGTTGTGCGATTTTTGATAGCGATATATCCAGTTGTTCTTAAAAATTCTCCACACGTTAACGATTCCTCATAAACACCGGGTTCCAAATGAATACCAATAGCATACGTGTTAATATTGTAATTTCTTGTAACATAATTAATACAAGCTTGAATAGTTTTAAACGGCTTACTTAAAGATTCTCCTCTTCCATCATCAAGCGTATCCGATCCGGTATCTTGACTTACATAAAAATTCTTGGATGCCGTTAGCTGAATAGGAACTTTCAAACTTTTAAGTGCGTTATTGATATTGCTGGAAGACATTTCACTAAAATCTATACTCAATTGTCCAGATGAATTCAAAACAAGACCACTTGTAGAATCAATTGGAAAAAAAATGTCTCCTACGATTTCGTACTGCGTACCGTTATAAACAAAAGCAAATACTTTATTCGCTGTAAGGTAACTTGCAGTAATGTTACTTCCTTGGTAATAAATAGCTTTAGCTCCGGTTCCACTGACATTAAGCGTAGGATTTGCTGCCGTATTTGTTACCTTAAATTTTACATAGACAATGGCACCAGTAACAAGTGTAAAATTTGTAACCGTAACGGCTTTCGCTGCCGT